TTAAGAAGTATGTCCTCTACTTGCAATTTCATACGAATGACCATCAGTAAAACTAATACTGGCTGTATGTCCTCTGCGTGCTTCTTGGACATCTTTTTGAGTGTTAGTAAAATAAAAGCTGACGAATCCAATTAAAACAATGGCTAAAATAAAGACAGATGCATGCTTAAGTTTCATAAAGACAATCCCCTCTCTGAATTTGTTTACGGGCATAAAGCACTTTCTCATAATAAGCAACAGCCACTTTATGGTCTTCTTTTTCATTGTAATATTTCGCTGCATCTGATGCTAAATCCTCCACGTCTGAAAGCATTGACTTTAATTCTAAATAATTTAGAATCGAATTTAATTTTTCTTTGTCGTTATCTACATATAGGGCATGAATGAATTCAAACATTTTTGTCATAATCTCATCGTTTAAATCTTCGGACAAAGACAGACCATGTGCACACCAAGAAATTCCCTCGGAGTGATTTCTCATTTTAAATGTGGTTTTTGTCAACATAAGTAAGATGTCTAATAAACGATTTGAGTGCTCATACCCATTATCCTGGAATACTCTAATGCCTTCCTTAAAGTACTCAGCTGCCTTTTCATAAGCTTCCTCAGCAAATGAACATAAGCCAAGGTTGTACAGAGATGATCCGATTAATCGTGACATATCGATTTCTCTTGCTTTGTCTAAAGCAGCTTTAAAATGAGGGATCGCTTTTTCAGGATAGTCCATATCCAAATAGTTCAAACCGATAACAAATGAGCATTGAATAACTCTTACAGTGTAGTTTTCATGTGCTTTATAACTATCGATTGCTTGAACAATGTGATGCATCGACATATGTGTTTGCTTCATATGATAATAAATTTCAGCAACTTTGTAGTGGAATTCTGCTCGTTCAATCTCATCTGCAACAAGTGATAATTTTCTCTCGGCTTGCTTATAGAAGCTTATGGCATTAAGGTATTCGTATTGTTCAAATTCATACATTCCACGGAAAAAGTTAAAATAATATTCAAGAATCCCTTTCAAATCAGTTTGGTTACTTTCGATCTTTTCTAATAAGTCAGAAATTTTAGGTCGTTCTTCGTTCATTGTTTTTGGTTCAAGGTAATCCAGCATTAATTGATGGCGAAAACACATGAGAGAATAGTACAGCAATAAATCTTGGTCTTCCTTCATATGCCTTATTTCTTCCTCAATTTCAGCTTTCAATATTTCTGAATCTGGGACACTAAATAATCTTATGTATTTATACCACTCATTTATTTTCACTCCAACTTTAGAAGAAGAGATCATCTGCTCCAACACAAGCCCTCCTATATTAAATATCTAAATATGTAATATTTTATCATATTTAAATGAATAAGGAAGATTAATGTTATCTTAAAAAACGAAAAAAATACCCTCCTCAATTAAGAGAAGGGTAGGGGTTTATCTCGGTGAATCATAATCCATTGCTTGTTCACTATCGGAAATACCTTGAGTTGTTGGGTCAACAATAATACCCATTGCAGTTAAAAAAGTTAGAAGTGCATTAAATTTCTCAGTCAAATCGTCACCAAATACAGTCAAGTCGTACCCAAAAGCAGAGGCAATAGCTTGTACGAATAACAGCGTTGCAGAGAAAATTGCGACAAGAAATGTTTTCTTTTTCAGTCTTACTTTCCAGTTGATTTTAGTCATTTAATCGTCTCCTGTTAATTTTATTTGAGGCCAAAATGTATGAGTAACCATGCACCGATAATAGTGGTAATTACACTTGGCAGCACCTTGTATACGAGGTCTTTCGTAAATTGTGAAGGATCAATTTTGCGAGTAGAATCAGAGCGTTCTAATATTTCAACTCGATTGTCCAGTTTTTCATACGATTTACTTAGATTTTTTAAACTGTTGCTCATTTCGTTAAGAGTACTGAATTGTTCTCTTGATTGTGCTTGAGAATCTTTATTAATTTCGACTTGCTGCTCAACAAGCGTAGCAATACGACCAATAACATTTGTTCTTTCTTCAAGAGAGTCAATCTTGTTATTGGTGTGTTTTGCTTTTTCTTCTAGTGCACTTAATCTTGAAATGGTGCTTTGCTCAAAGTTATCCATTTGTCACCAACCTTTAATGAATAGAAAGGTGACATTACATCACCTCCCAAAATTAAGAGGATAGTTACTGATACATTAGATCAACAAATATCCTCCGAGATTATTGAATATAATTAAATTTTTGAACCGAATTGTCCTGAGATGTATCCACGTTTACCGTTGTAAATAACTTCCCAGTAACCTTTTGAATTGTTTTTACCTTTAACTGAACCAGAAATTGAAACAGTGTTTCCAAGCTTGACTGTGCCAATATTTTTTGAACTATTTCGATCAGGTTTGTCCATTACGATCGCTGCGCTTGAAACACCAGTAATTTTGATTTTTCCTACTGATTTAATAGATGAGGAGCTTGAAGAAGTTGATGTTGTTTTTGGGGCAGAGGAAGAGGTTTTTACTGATCCTGTAACATCAACATATTTGTCAGAAGCAGTGATGTAATATGTAGCGCCTTTTGAGTTCTTAACTTTGTATTGATAGGCAGATCCAACTTTAACTTTCTCTACAACTGTAGGGAATCCAATGCCTTTATTTACTGTGCCGACAACATCTTTATCTTCCCAAGATGGTTTTGAATAGAAGCGAAGACCGTCAACTTTTGATTTTAGTGAACCACTTACTGCTGATGAAGAGGAAGGGGAGGAGGTTGTTGGTTTAGTTGGAGAAGCTTTTGAAACAGATTTTCCTGACATTTTTGCCTTTACTCGATTTTTAAAGTCTACAAATTTTTGGCTGTTAGACACCCATGGTGCAGGGCAATTCTTATGGGTGATGTCATAATGACGAACAATATCATCAATAGGATCTAAACCAAACTTATTACATAATTCAACGAACACATCCTCAGTTCTTTCAACTGTATCTGAATGGAATGAACCGTCTTTTTCAAGGCACATTTCAACTCCAATAGAAAGAAAGTTAGCGTTAGGTTTCAGCGCAGCAACTCCTCGATAAGGATTTCCGGCACTATCTCTTTGCTGAATATCATTTGCATGGTAAGCTACTTCATTTAATGGAATTATACAAATTGCTTCGGTTTTATCAACGAAAATGTGAGCTGATGCATAAACTTGTGCATTGCTAAAATAACTTCGGTGATTGTCTGCCCCGGCACCCGGATTGGCTGTATAGTGGAGGACGCATTTTTTCACCCCCTGTAATTTCAAACCTGGTCTAGTATACTTATTGACTGGAATGTAGCTATTAGTGAAAACTGACATAAAAACATCTCCTTAATTTTTAATTAAAAAAGAGCCTCGAATTCACCATTTTCATAGCGATTTCGAAACTCGTTGAATTGAATCTCATTATTGTTGGATGTTCCATAAATTTCATGGAAAAGATTGTGGATTTTTTTAGTTAGAGGAATTCCGAGTCCATAATTCAAATGAAGTCTTACACATTCATTTTTAATTTGCTCAAGCTCATTGACAGTAAAATCGCCAATTTTAGACTGCGGTTCAAAACTTAAATTGCTCAGTGCTTCTTTAACAATCTCGCTAAAATTCTTTTTATAGTGGTGCACATGAAGGTCTTTTGTAGAGTTTGTTATTGCACATTTAAATGAATATTTCTCTAATGAGGGTTTAGTCCAAACTTCATAAACAGCTTCTCTTAAAGTTTTATTTAAAGGAGAAATACCGCCTTTCCATCTAGAGCTATTTTCGCCTGTGAAAAGAAGTAAATAACACTTTCTGCAGTTTGCTAAACCTCTTACCATGTTATGAAGTGGAGCATATTGAACTCCTAAGTCTATATGTTCCTTGCATAGAAAAGGGAGATTTTCTTTATTGTGATGGTATGTATCGAATAAAGGGATAAACCCACGATCAGAAAAAGCTACTTGTGCACATTCAACAGTGTATTTTTTAGCACCTTTACATTGAAAACACTCTTCACCTTTAAAGAAGTTGCTGGGAAGGTGCTCCCATATATGTCCTTCAGGGCACTTAGCTTTTAGTTTAGAATGACAGTTTTTATAGGTGCTTAAAATCTCATAGCCTTTAAGGGCATATCTACTTTTCACAGTACTTAAGTTAAGCCTTTTTTTAAGGGAGCCTTCAATTATCCTACATTCTGGACAACGAGTACCTTTTTTAAAGTGTTCGTAATTTACTTGCCATGTGTGATTATGTGGACATCTGACTTTCACCTTTGTTTTTGAATTTACCATGTCTCCAGAAATGTGAATGTAGTTATTCTGAGCTAATAAATCAATAAATTTCTTTTGAGTTTCTTCACGTTTTTTTAAATGATAATCTGATATCTTTCTTGCCATCTATCCACCTAATAATTAAATTTGAACACAAAAAAAGAGAGAAGGGGTCAAAACCCAATCTCTCTTTATCTCACGTATGCTCTTGTTATCTCTGTTTTTCAAATGTGTATTTTGAATAAAATCTATATTTTATCTAGAACGTAACCACCACCTTTATTGTTCCTTTATTCTTAATCCAAGTTCAAGCTAGGTATATTACCTACGTTACCCGACACTCGTCTTCTGTCTATATCTGATGGAGTTCTAATGAAAGCTGTTTCTTCAACATCACTATAAACTGAGTTTCCAGTTACAATTAAATCGTTTGTTCCAGTGTCTTCTTGAATAAAGTAAAGGTGATAATCAGAGTGGCATTGCTTGAAAACATTATCAGAGAAAACAGCTTCTCTTACAGATCCCCAAATTGCGCGATCAATATTATTAGTTATAATGTTTCCTGAGCAAATTGCATTTTGAGAGTTTTTGTACCGGACGAAGGTTTTTAAGGATTTTGCGAGGTTATTCTTAGTGAAGATATTTGCAGCATTACCCACCCAAAGGGCAGTACCGCTAAATGTGATCTCAGAGTCAATTAGTTTAATAATTTCTCCTTCAGCAACGTTAATGCACTCGTTGGCTATATTGGAAATATACATTCCTTCAATCGTTATAGACTTGCCGATCCCGTGAATACTCACTCCTCGGTCTGTAGCATTAACCAAGCTGCAGTCTTTCATTTTAAATGATTTTATATTTCCGCCTGCGATCAATCGGCAGCTACTCTTATTTACACTGCTATTACCATCAATTTCAATGCCTTCTATATAATTGTGATCTGTGATTCGCAACAATTCATCAAGTGAGTGATTTGGATTTCGAAGGAGTTTAGTGTAGGATCTTCTTTCACCAACAATTGAGACATTTGAAGGGAGTTCAATTTTTTCACTAGCACTAGTTGTGTTCTGTTTACCGATTAAATATGTACCTTTTGGGAAATGTAGTTTCCCTCCACCTTTTTCAGATAAATCGCTAAGGGCTTTTTTAAACTTAGCTGTATTATCGATTAAGCCATCTGGTGAGAAGCCTAAATCTAATACATTCCAAGTAGGCTTAGATTCGATAAACTCTACACGTCTGTTTAGACTTGTTGCCAAACCTCTTCCTTCTTGAACTTCAAAAAATCTGCTATCTGTATCGTCATCAGGATACGAAATTGTTAAGGTATCAACCACTGCACGTTCAATACCATCACTAATGTTATTAATATATTTTCCTTCGACAGCAGTTTGAGAGCTTCCACCACCATCTAAAAGAAATGCATTAACACAGCCTTCAGATAAAAATAAAGATGGCATATCATAAGCCGTAATACCACTGGATCGAAGTGAACGGCCATCTACAGTAATAATAACTAATGTACCGTCAGATCTTTGCCCAATGGCTTGTCGAGGATGCTTAACATTTAAATCTGCCCATGTAGTCATTTGAGCCGTCCTTGGCTTAGAATCTTTAACTAGCCAAATGCCAAAAGCAAAAGAGTTTCGTGCGCCTTTAGAAATTAGGATGTCAGCATCAACTTCTCTGTTTCCGTAAACCCTCATAGTTCCATCATCAAAAAATACACAAGCCTCAGCGCCTGTGTATCCAGCAGCGTCATAATCTTTGTAGAGAACCCCGTCTTTAATTTGAAGCCCCATGACTTCACCATTTGATCGCCAACCACTAGCATTTATTGCAACAACAGATCTTTTTCGTTTGGCCATACTTAAAACTGTTTCACGATTTGTTGTACCAAAATAAGAAGATGTGGGGTCAATGGATTTTTCAAAGTCATATGCAAACGTTTTTTGAACCATACTTTTTTTAGCTTCGGTTGTTTTAGGAGTAACCTTTGTAACATAGTACTCAATACCGAGAGTGGTATCCTGTTTAAAAGAGCTTGTTACTGTAAAGTACCTGTCATCGGTTAATACCTTGTTTAAAATTTCTGTTGTTTTCGTTTCCACTTCGTTAAACTTCTGAGTAATCTTAGGAGCAGTGTATTCTTCTCCTTCTGAAGCCAGTAGTTCAACAGGCATCGGAACATATTTATCTAAATTTTGATCATATCTATAAAAACCAGCCATAACTTTCCTCCAATAAAAAAGATCCCAAAGGGGATCTTAGTCAGTTTTGTACCATACTTGCCCTGAATCTGGTGCTGTATCTGAAACAACCACTCGTTTTTTCTCAGGTGAAAAAGAGGCATCCTTATACCAGATATAATTTGCATTAAATGGTTCTGTTGCGCTTAGCAGTATATTAAAACCTTCATATACTTCGGAAGTTCCAATATCTACCCACTCAAATCCATCCCACCGATAAACAATTTTTGTTTCTTTAACAGTCACCGTCCAACCAATCTGTGGGGTTGAGTAATAGGTGAAAATATCTGAATAGGTATAGACAGATGGTTTATAAATTTTTCTTGTGTTTTCTACAACTTCTTCATAATTTGATGTAGCCTGTCTACACCAGGCTGTCACTTCTTGGCATCGTTTTGTAACTCGTTCACATTCAGCTATACGTTCATTCATTCGAATTATTGTATCTTCAGCTTCATCGATAAGTCCTTGAAGAGTTTCAATAACCATATTCCCTTGTCGTTTTATCCAAATTCGAGAGGCAGGGAAGAAGGAAGCTCCTTCACCACTATAATTAAAGGTTAGCGATTTCCCTTCATTTGAAGCATTAAAAAAGACAACTCCCATAAGGTAATCAACCTTAAAATAGTTGTCGTCAAGTTCTCCATCTTCAATCTCTCGCCATTCCTTGTTGTCCCCAGTAACTTCAACACGAAATTCTCTGTTCGGAATCTCAGTTAGGAGTGCTCTTCCATTAAATATTGTCAATGTTTCATTGTAAGTTAGATAGGGGTCTTCAACAGAACCTATTCTCTTTTTACTTAATATTGGATCATTAAATAATTCAGCAAAATCAGCCAGTTTAGTTCACCTCCGTTAATTTTGTTGGTAGGCTTCCCAGATATATTTAACGTTTAATTTATTTCCTCTGCAGTTACTATCTGAGCCTGTGACAAATAGATTGTTTCCCAAAGCACCGTATCCTAAATCTCCTCCAATAAGGGAAAGTCCAGTTGAAGTAACTTGATAGGCATAGCCCCCCAATTGGCTTTCAATTACTAGTTGACTGTCTTCAGGTGAAATCGGAGTTATTTTGACTAAATCAGGAGTAAAGGTAAGGGGGATTTGCTTACTGAGAGTGCCGTCTCCTGTATAAATACCTTTTGCAAACTTGGGAGGAATGGTGATGTTTTCAGCTAATGCATAATCAGATGCTGCTCGTCCACCTAGCATCTCTGCATTACCGTCTATTGAACCACTAATGATCCCTGATTCATTACGCACTGGTATAGAGTTTGGAGAAGTCGTTGTTGAAGCTGTAAAACCATTCAAGGAGTCTGCTGAACCTGCAGATGAGACAACCCATTCTTCTCCGTTAAATAGTTCTTGTTTATTGTTCTTTGGATTGATCCAGATTGTCCCTTTTTCCGGATCTTCTGGCTTAGCTTCCGTGGAGATTGTATAGAGGCCATTAACTCTTCCACTAAGACTTCCTTTAACTTCAACCGAATTAGAGGGGAGGTAGGGGTTCTCTGAAGGAAATTGGGGTTGAATAATGTCGGAAAGTATACGTCCGCTGCTATCAATAGACGCTTCAACAGTCCGGTAGGCTTGAATTCCAAACGTATAATACTTATTTGAAACCTGGCCTGTAAGGGTTGCGATTCTCTTATCATAGCTAACCGATAGATACTGTTCAGATGACATCTTTGATCCAAATATATAGGTGTCTGAAGATGTATCTGAGTAACAGTGGACAAGGAATCCGTCAATATTGTACTTATCCTCTTTAGAATTTGGGAACTGCCATTCAATGGAGATATCAACCGATCCATTATCGTTGACAACATGTGTTATTGCAGTTCCGTTATTAAGAATAGTTGGGTTTGCCACAGGAGATGAGATACGATCATTACGTGCATTGTAATTAACAAGAAGTGTATCATAATCAATTTTTTTCTTATTATACTCTGTGGATGCTTTCTTAGTTGTATACAAAGTATTAGCAAATTCCTGTTCCAATGACCTGGCTCTTTTCCCGTTTGAGAGTGTAACCTGTATACTCTGTTGATCAAAATCGAAAGTCATCCCTGAAAGGGTTGCTTTGACATCGGTTCTGAAATTCTTATTAACTACCCTGATTATATCTCCGAGATATATTCTATCCCAAAATGCCTTTTCGCTATTAACATTAAATAGGTTTACGATGTTCGTTCTGATATCAACAGGGGGAGCGTTTCTATTGCTCAGTTCCTCTAACCCTTTTTCGTAAAGCTCTGTCTCATCAAAAATATTATCATTAGTCCAATCATCTTCAAAAATAAAATAAGACAGTTGTTTCTTAAGCTCCTCACCAAGAAACTTGTCCATCGATAAACGGTCTTTTAGTTTTTCTATTTCCTGAGAAATGTTTGTGATTTGCGAGTCTATTCTGGATATTTCAGCTTTTTTGGCGGTAACTTCTAATAGTTTTTCATCTCTTTGGTTAATAATATCTTTTGTGTCGTCACCGGCTTTTTTCGCTACGGTTATCTTATCTAAAATTTGCTGTAGCTCAATGTTTTCAAGAGTGAAGAGTTTATTTTCTTGAGTCGTTTTTTGGGTTTCTAAATCCCTTTTTTGGTTTAAAAGGAGGTGGAAAGAAGAGCCTTCTTTATTGACAAGTTCATTATAATCCAAAATCGCATGACATAAATCATCATCCATGTAATCACTGTGTGTTATTACATTTCTGTTTTTATCACGTTTAAAAGGATATAGAAAATAAGAAAAATCGTCCAAGTAACTCTGTCCAGTAGGGTTTACCGAATTAATCACAATTCCGTCTTTACCTGTGATGTTTAAACGTGTTACGACTTCATCAATATCAATGGTATCTTCCATATCAATCATAAATCGTTCAGGGGAGAATTGGACACCTTTGTACTTGGATACTGTGTCTTTCTTATAAAAAGAGACAGTGTTCTTTACAGTGTCGAAGACTGGGACTGCCTCAAAAGTTTCCCATATCGTTTTTAAAAATTCATATCTTGTTGAAGTGACATCAAATGATCGTCTTTTTTCATTAAATGAAGGATCAATATAACCGATATTGAGTCTTGTGCCTTTAAGACAATCAGTGGCCACTTCCTGTAGATTCTTTGAAACTCCTTGATATGACCTTATTTTGTTTTTATGAAGGATGTACGGTAGTCCTTGACATCTAACTTGTATTGTTTGCTCCTCATTTTCTGATTTTGTTAAACCGGTTATCACAAACCATTCAACTCTGTTTAAGAATTCTGCCTTGATAAGATACCACTCACGCATTAGTTTTGCCACATGGTTTGGCTTCATCAAAAAATTATACCTGGCTTTGAGTGGAATATTAAAAGATAGATCATTTAAATCAGCAAAGCTTAGATTAAGAGATACATTTGAGAAATCCGCAATATTAGCGATTTTCTTTTTATTTGGTTTTGCTAAAGAAAGGAGGATTTCGCCTGGTTTAAACTTATTTAACAAAATACATCCTCCTATAAATATTTGTATCGGTATTTTAATCGAATATAGCACTCACCATTTATTTTAATTCTGTTTTTACCTCTTGTTAAAATCACATACTCTTCATTTACTTGGTCATAACATTCATAACCCGAAATACTTGAAGTGATCAATTTTTTATTGGAATCAACATCGATAACTTCATGATGTTTTATTCCCGTAAACTTCAGAGGTGTTCTATATAAAATTAAGTTCTCAACAGTTATGTCACCGTCGCCTATCTTCTTTAATTCAAGAGATAACGGAATGTCCACATCTCCTATGTTTTCAATTTCAATATTCTTAACACCTGATGTGACATCAAACCAATGAGTTGTTGTTTCTTGTCCATATTTATAGGGGAATACCTTCATTGTGAGCTTCACATATCCATCGTTAGAACAGTTATGAACTAAATCTGTAGCGTTTATTGGCAAGGCAAAATAAATTATGTCTAAATTTCTACTAAAGGATAGAGGTTTATAATCATCTACATTTAACCAACGAGCAACTCTTCGAACATTTTTTTCATCTAGATGATTTTCTATGTAAAAATTCAATGGGATCTCATATGGCTCAAGTTTGACATTGTCTACATATGGTTCTGAAGATAGCCTAGTGTATGTTTCATTTACTGTTCTATTTGCAATAAACGACTCCTCTAAAAGTCCTCCTTCTGTATTTACATTTACGGCTCCTAATTCATAAGAAGGGATATTATTGAACATAAAGTATTGACTTTCTCTAATCATGAGTTTCCACCTCAAGTTAAGTTAAATAAAGAGTCTGCTTTTGCAGACTCTTACATGCTACCATTTAGTTTTACAACTTCGTTTTTAATGCTTTCAAACATCGATCTCGCTCCCGATTCTCCTCCTATTAGCTTATCAATGTGGAAAGTATTCGTTAAATTAATTGTTTTATCTCCAGAAGAAGCAATTGTTTTTGAGGGGATATCAATCTTCTTTAAATTTGGAATTAAACTGTTTGTTAACATTGATTGATTAACGTTAGGAACTAATGAAGGAATAGAAGTAATTCCTTTTTTAATAAGGTCTGCTAATTTTACTCCTTGGCCCCATTTTGGGGAATCGTCCACAGCGGTTTCACGAACAGCTTTTACCGTATCAAGGATGTTGGCTGTGTCAGTTTTATTTAAGATCAGTTCTTTGTCATGTAGGAATGCAAGTTTACCAGCACCTAATCCTGTTCCAGTGTATCCTCCAGAAGCGAAAGAGGATACTTTTTTACCTGTCGTGTTGCCTTTGACAGCAGTATTCAGTGCATTAGATGCTTCTTTGAGTTTATCAATCAGGTTGTTTGAAATACTTTTTCCAATGGACTCCATATTGGTATTAATAAACTTAGAAAACTCATTAAGCTGCTTAGCGATATCGGTGATTTTTCCATTCATAATCTTATCCTCAAGCTTTTTAAAGGCTCGTTCATCATTTACAAGATTATCGTATTTATTGTTGATTGACTCCTCATCTTTTTCGAGCTGATCTTGGAGCGCTTCTTTCCGTTTGTTACTTTCGCGATCCTTTAGAAAATCATCAAGGTCTAACTGTTCTTTTTGAAGCTGTTCAGTTAGTTCTTTGACTTTTGACTTTCCGAATTCAGAATCATCAAGAGAGTATTGATTAATTTGGTCAGTCAACTTTTGAATACTGTCTTGTCTTTCTTTTAATTCTTTTTGAAATTTAGCCTCGTCATCAGTCTTGTCTATCTCATCGATCAAGTCTTGAGTCGCTTTCTGATGCGCTTCTAACTCAATATCACGCATTTTTTCGTACATCTCTTTGTATATGGATACAACTTCATCAGCCAATGATTTATAGATATCCTTGATCGACTTCTTGGTGTTATAAAGCTCAAGGTTAAAATCTTTCTGTTTATCTTTCCAGTTTTCGATTTCTTCAGTGATCTGTTCCTGGATGTCAGGGAAACCTTTTGCAGCTTTTTTTTGCTCTTCAAGCTGTTTGATATATTTTTTGGCTTCCTTTTGTTGTTGCTGAATGAGTTTTATCTGTTTGCTATAGTACTTAACTTTGTCTTCATCTTCTTCAGTCATTGATATTTTATTATCAACATCTTTAATTTTCCCTTGGGTTTTAGAAGATGACTTTTCAATTGACTTGAGTGTCTCATCAACTTTAGATTGAACAAGTTGTTTCTGTAGCTCACGAACCTGGTCTTGAACAGAAATTAAATCCAGCTTGGCTTGTTTAAGCTCTTCTTGAAGCTGTGCACGTTGAGCGGAGTTCAATGCTTTATTTGTTTTAATTTCTTTTTGAATCCAATTAACTTTTTGTTGTTGGATTTTAGCTTGCTCTGCCACAGCTTTTTTCTGATCAGAGGTGTATTTCCGGAACTCCTTGCTGTCAGAAGTGTATCTGTTAGCCATTGACTCATCTTTTGCTATCCGAACATCAAAATCCCCAATTCTTTTATCAAACTCATCGAGTTTAGATTGAACTAGTTCATACTGAAGTTCTTGAATCTGATCATTGACTGAACTGATATCTCCTTGGAGGGAGAGAAGATCAGATTTAGCCTGAGCTATCCCTTGTTGTCGTTCTGCCTCAGCTTGTGACGCATCTGAAATAGAAGTTCCAATACCTTGCATGTACTTTTCAGGATCGATTGTTTTTCCATTTTGTTCGATCTGTAAATGAAGGTGGTTCCCAGTCGAGTTCCCTGTACTACCAACTTTACCAATAGTTTGACCGGCTTTAACTGATTGACCTGCTTTTACAGAAGGAGTGTTAAGCATGTGCATGTACTTGGCAACTGTTCCATCATCCTGTTTAATAACAACCCAGTTACCTGCAGTTTTACTGTAGCCAGCAATTTGGACTTTACCACTTTGAAGAGATTTAATTGCTGTACCTGCTTTTGCAGCAAAATCAGTTCCTTTGTGTGGGGAGGAGCGGAGACCAGATTCCTGTTGTCCATATTTGGAGCTTACCCTAAAAGCGCTATTATTTGTATAATAGCTGGCGATTGAAGAAGTGGCAGATGAGAGCGATTTGCTATAGTTGGCCATGATCTTCTTGACGTAATTCTGTGTTTCTTTAAAAGGAGGGATACCACCATATTTAATTACGTTACCAGGCCCAGCATTATATGCAGCCAATGCTTTTTCAACATTACCGCCAAACTTTTCAAGTTGTTGGGCGAGGTACTTTGTTCCACCCATAACATTTTGATAAGGATCGTAAGCGTTATTTACTCCTAAGCTTTTTGCTGTTGCTGGCATCAGTTGCATTAATCCCATGGCACCTACACCAGATCGTGCTTTAGCATTAAACCCTGATTCTTGCTGAATTACAGCTGCAATAAGGGCAGGGTCAACATTGTATTTACTAGCTGCTGAATTTATATAGCTTGAATACTTGCCTGAATATGATCCACCAGTTGAGGAGGGGGTTCCACCAGAAGAAGTTGTAGAGGTTACAATACCGTATTGAGTAATGTTACCGGATTTAATTTGATCTTTAAGCAGCTTAGCTTGTTCCTGCATAAGCTTTTTCTTTTGCTGAAGTGCTTTAATTTCTTTCTTGATTGCATCTCGATATTTCTGAGAGTATTTAGGATAATCATTGACCTGCTTGTTGTACTTGTCAATCTCAGCATTAACTTTTTCTAATGCTTCCTTGTATTTATCAACAACATACATGGAAGTCTTGGTTTCTTCATTGGCTTTTTCTTGTTGATCTGTCCAATTCTCCAATGATGTTCCAGCTTCAACAAGTGCCTGTTTATTCATTTCTTGTGTACTGGTGGCTTCTTCAGATGCAGAAATATAAGATTCTAAAGCTGATTTAACGCTTTGCATTGCTTCAATTTGACTATTGGAGTATCCACCAGGTTGAAGCATTTTCTCTTCAAGCTTTTTAAGTTCTTTTTTTGCATCTGCAACATTATTAATTGACTTAACTTCTAGGTCTGACAGTTCGGCCTCAGACATATCAAGCTTTCGTTCTTTTCGTAGCTTTTTCAGGCTGTCAATCCGTAAGGTATCAGCGTTTAAAGTTTTGATAGCGTTGTTAACTTCTGTTTTCATCAATTTATTGCTGTAGGTAACCATGTCGTTATAAGCATCAAGTTTAACTTTTCTTTGTTTGATAACTTCATCACGGTTAATTTTCACAACGCCATTTTCGATGCTAATAGCCTGGGCAAGTTCCTTATCTTTTTGAATAAGGGTATTAGCTTCATTTGCAGAAATACTTTTACCTTCAGCCATTTTTTCCAGAAGATCATTGAGAGGAGCTACTTGATCTTTGGTGTTATTAAAAATATCCCCATTTAAGGCATCTTGAACGGAATCGAACTGCATAGCATCTGACATTTCTTTAATAGCTGCCTTAATATCATCAACACTATTTGCATCCAGAGCTTCTTTTAGCTTCTTACCAAAATCTTCTGCCTCGTTACCTGCTTCTGCCAGCGTCTCACCTAAATCACCAACTTCAGATTTGACGGAAGATAAGCTCTTATCTCCATCTTTTATGTTCTTCTGTGCTTTGTCGAAGCTCATTTTAAAAACATCAATAGAAGAATCGGATTTGGAGTATGTTTCCAAGAGACTTTGAAGATCTTTTTTTGCGTTATCGAAAGCTTTTTCATCGCCTGAATCTAAAGCTTTTTGCATTTTTTCTTGAAGCTTTCCTAAAGAAGAGGAGAATTTTTCTAATTCTTCAGGATCTAAATCATCTTTTAAGTTAAGTTTGTTGACAACATCACTAATACTCGTCTTTAAAGTATTACTGATATCAATTGAACTATAAGCATTTGCAATTGAAAGGACGCTATCTTTAACTTTAGCATTTCCACTCTCAATGTCAGATTGAGCTTTGAGCATACTTTGTTTAGCTTTATCAGCTGCAACCTTATAGTCATCGTCATCTGCAATGAGATCCCATTTAGGTCTACCTTTATCGTTGTAGTCAGCTATTTGTTTGTACTGCTTTAATTCATCCTTAGACTTTTTAATTTCCTTAGAAGCGTCTTCGAATGTTTTCTTTGCGCTGTCTCTTGTTTCTTGTTTCTTTAAAGCCAAATACTCTTTAGTATTCTCAATCGCTTTTTCAAGCTCTTTATTTGTCTTAAGAATTGCATTTCCTTGAGAATCATAGCCTTTAACTAATGCAGGGAAAGTTTGTGCTAATTGCTGAGTGACTTGAAGGTATTCTTGCTCTTCATCTGAAGTTAAATATCTTGACTCTTTAACTTTTTGAAGCTCTTTATATTGCTGTATTAGTTTATCAGTGGAGTCTTTATTGGTCGTAATTGCTTCGACATTGGTTTGTTGGCTCTGCTCAAAATCATCTTTAGCTTTTTTAGCTTCTGCAAAAGAAGAAATTAATGATTCTAGCGCCCATCCCAAAGCAGCAAATGCACCGCCAACTAAAGTTGAAACAAGCAACCCTCGAAGAGCAGTTTTTAGAACTCTTGAGGCGACTGCTGCACGAGTCATACCAGCTTCTAGCCCAGCAGTCGCTAAAGTTTCTTGCCCCATTGCACGTGTGCCCAAAATTAGGCTGCTGGCTAATGTGCGGGTATTCTTACTGAGCAAAAGGGTTGCAGTGCTTACTGCAGCTAAAAGGGGAGGTAGGAACCCAACTGATTTGATTACTCCTGTAGAAGCGTTAAGCAAAGAACCTGCGGCTTGAGTAAATTCAATTAATCCGTCGCTAATAAAAGCATCAGAAGCTGCAATAGCAAATTCAGTGAAGTTATTTTGAAGCTTATTTACCCTAGCTTGTAGACTATCTGCATACTTTTGCTGCTCACTCCAAGCACTTCCTGTTGAGTTAGCCGCAGTTTTAGCCGCATTCTGAGCAATAGAGAAGTTGTTCATCATTGCATTAAAACGGGATAATTGATAAATACCAGCTACTCCAATTGAAGTATTTTGTTTCTGAGCATCAGAAAGCGTATCCCACTTACCAGCAACTTCACTAATTAAATCACTTGCTGATTTAGCTTCACCACCAGCTGTTTTAACTGAGATACCAATCTGTTCTAACGCTTTAATTGAGCTTTGATTATTCCCAATCCGCGCGAAAATTGTCTTTAAGGAGTTCCCGACGATATTCCCTGATTCACGTGTTGTACTAGCAATTGCAGTTGTATAACCAATAAGATCATTTAGCTCTACCCCGAATGTAGAAGCAGTTGAACCAGCTTTACGGATAGAATTGGCCAGATCTAGAGTTGTAACAGCATAGTTATTATCAACCTCATTTAATTTATCTGCAATTGATATTGAATCATTTGCTGCAATATTAAAGTTGAGCATTGCTGCCGTTAGAGTGTTAACTGTATCATCGGGAGTTAAATCAGAGACATTTTGAAGAACTTGGGCAGTTTTCGTTAACGTGGAGAGCTCACTTTCATCGAAACCCATTCTCCCAAAATCGCCTGTCATTTGAAGAATATCTGTGATTTTATTTGAAAGTGTATCACCTAAGTCAATAGATTCTTGGAGAAGTTCATTATATTTATAATCCGGCTCATTCATAACACGGCGAATATTTGTCATGAGAGTATCAATTTCTATTGCCTGGGATACCATTTCTTTAAGTCCAGAGATAGCTCCGTAGAATAAAGAACCGGAGATTAAATAGGTGGACATGCTTTTGAAGGTTTGGGTTAGTTCTGCTCCAAAAGAAGAGGCTTGATTAGCAGCTGTTTGAGCGTTGGAGGCTAATTCTCTAAATTGCATATTCAAGCTTTGAATTTGTGATCTGATATTATTGCTTCCAGTGCTTACATTAAGACTATTTACTGCATTCAAATAATCTTGAACAGCTTGTCTATTACTAGAGCCCATAGAACTGCCATACCGTGTATTTAGGTTTTGAACATTTACTTGTGCCTGTCGCTGATATAATTCAATGGTTTTCTTTAATTCATTGTTCTTCGCAACTGCCGCAGATTTATCATCTAACATCCTTATCCTATTTTGCAGTGCTTCAATTTGTTGAGCGGATTGAGCTGTGTTTATTTTTCGGCCAAGAGATGAGATGGTCGTATCAGTAACAATACCTTGCTGTCTAAGCTTCTCTAAATCTTGCTTAAGCTGCTCAATTGCTCTCCTTTGTTGGTCATAATTAGTTGTAGTTTTTGAGGAGGTCGAATTAGTTTTAGGATCAGTTGTATAAACAATATCATCGAACCCGTGGCGGTTTTTCTGCACTACCTTTGTTGGCTGTCCTTGCAGATTTCTCTGCACAGTCTTTTTTTGAACCTGTCCTAGTTTCTCAGTGGCCTGTGTTAGCTTGTTAACCTCTTGAGTTTCTTGCTTTAATGCTGTATTACGATTGTTGATTATTTTTGTTTCACGTTGAAGTATCTCACCATTTTTCTTATACTGCTGTGTGAGCTTTTCAACTGATCCGTCAGCATTCTTAATTACTGTTGAGGTTTCTTTAACTGTTTGATTATAGGATTTTAGGTTTTTCTGATATGTGTCGATAGCAGAGGAGAATTCTTGCAGAGCTTTTAAGGTTGTAGAATCAATGTTTGTATTGAGCTTGAGGGAGTTGAGTTTCTTTTCCAGGGATTTAATTTGCTGATTTAACTGTTCGACAGTTTTGGATGAGGTATCAGCTTGCGGGGTTAGTATAATTTTGAGGTTTTGACTCAAGTAAGAATCACTTCCTTTCAGTAGGGGAGAGGACAAAGAAAAAAGCCACTCAGTTATTGAGCGACTTTGTTTGCTTTCTTAATAATTACATCCATAACACTATGCCAATATTCTGCATTCGTAAGTGCTTGTTGAATGACATTGCTATCTTTTTTATACCCCTGAATATTATACCCTTCAACTTCTTGTGTGGGGAGAAAATCGATATAATGGATAGGCTTACCGAGGTCTTCAACAGTAATCTTTAGCGTGACAGATTTGACCATTTCATTTTGTATTGAAGAGGCAGACAACCCTCCAATTGCAGCTCCAATTCCTCCAGCTAACAGGCCACCAGCTACGATTCCTGATTTTGATACTTTAGAAATTATTTGATTGTCTAAAGCAATTTCGGATTCTATAACATTGGAAAAAGGGATTGTGTATTCTTCAATATGTTCATCTTTATTAAGCTGATATATTTTCACAAGGGAATCAGATTCCTTAAATGCAATTTTAGTTTTGTAAGTATTAAAGAAATTGTCTGGATTAAAACCACCGTCGAAGTGCTTAAGTGTTTCCACATTTTCTTTTAGTTTATCTATATTTTTTTGGGCTTTAATTTTATAGGGCTCAAGTGCTAATAGGGCTAAACCTACAATTATTAAGCAAATTCCCATGCCTCTCCAGCCATCCATTAGCAAAAAGAAAAGACAGAATAAAAAATAGCCACCATAAGCCATAAACTTATATCCCATTCAACCACCGCCGGTATCATTTTCCTACATTATACCATTGTTTCCAGTCATGGAGAACTGTATAAATGGAAAGTGAAATCATTAGTTCTTTTCTGATTTTATCTGAATGAGCAGTTCTTTGAGATAATCTGCAGTTGTAGCATTTTCTTTATCTTTTATAATATTACGAAGTGTCCATAAGCAAATTATGATTGTGATTAATACGTAAATTAATGCATTCAATCGGTTTCCCTCAGTAATTTTTGATATATTCACACCAAATAATACTTGAAATCCTATAAACGATGTTCCCAAAATCAAACTTCCAATCCCCCAAGTTTTAGATGGATCATATTGCGATTTTATTCCTTCCATCCTTGCAATGGCAGATGATAATTCAGACGGGCTTAAAGATTTTATTATTTGGACTTTCCTTGCATGTGTATGATAATCTTGTCCATTAATAGGAAATTCATGCTTGATAAACTTTATTAATTCTTTAGGATTCATTTCAGCCAGATTGTGCTTTAATACTTTTTTATTGAACATTTTCATCACCTCTCCATATTATCGACAAATACGCAAAGGATTTTAATGGAAATTAGGTTTCTAAGAGTACGTTTCTCTAATTTTCAAAATGAATGAATAGTCCTTTTTAAGATTTATACACAGTCATTCTCCAAGGAAAAATGACTCAATTTTTCGATTTTTTATGTAAATCAAAAAAGAATCATGTTAGAGTAGGTGTGCTGAAATAATTCAAAAAATTATTTTGCAATATGATTAAAGTAATATTGCCAGAGAGTTCGGATTGGACAAAATTGTAAGTATTTAATACACTGGGGCTGCAATCAAATATGCACCTGGAATCAATTGCTAAACGGGGGAGTTTAAATGAACAACAAGAAAAATATCTTTGATATTGTAATGTACATTATTTTCGGTGTGTTAAGTCTTTTTCTAGTTGCAAAAACTGATTATGGCACTGGAGTTTTAGTGTTTGTTGCAATTTTATACCTCGCTGTAATTGCTTATAAAATTAAGCAAGTATTTAGTAATTCAGATTCTTAAGGTGTAACACAAGGAGGATTTCAATTGAGAAAGAAAAGAGTTATTACTTGTGTTATGGCTGCATCATTGACTTTAGGCTCACTTTTACCTGCAGGTTACGCTACTGCAAAGGAGGACTCTAAGACAACCCCTTCTTACGAAGAACTAGCTCTACATTACAAAATGAAAAGTGAAAAGATTTCATCGAACGGGAAATTAGTTGAAATTGAGTATGTGAGTGGAAATGAAACTCACAAAGTTCAGATGAACGGAAATGATCATACTGTAAAAGTCGATGGCATAGAACAAAAAGGCTTAAACTTTGAGTATGATGAAAATGCTGCTAACAGAACAAATTATGAAAACAATAATTTGAAATCAAATGAATTCACAACACAGGCTGCAAAACCTAAAAAGGGATACCATTATGTGGGGACTTTATCTGGGCATACAAAAGCAGCTAAAAATGCGTTATCAGTTACAATGTCATTAGTCGGTATTGTCCCTGGCTTGGGATGGGGGAGTAAGGCTGCCACTATTTTATTCTCTTATTGGGCAAAAGAACAAATACCTGATGCGTATTATAAATATGATTTATACGAAAAAGGAGCAATGACTGATAGTTGGTATCAGTATGCTACAGTTCAATTTTTTGAAGATAAAGCCCATAAAAAGAAAATGGGCAAACCGTGGACTAGTACTCCTGCAAAAGTAGATTTACCTAATAGCTAATTTTAAAATCACTTTGTCTTTATCGGGGGACAAAGTGATTCTTTGTTTTATACATAAGCAAAATCCCTCAAACGAGGAATCTTGATTCTGAATAAAAGAGGGATTTTATAATAAATTTAATTTGAAAATTATTACATGAGGACATGTGGGGTTTTGCAAATTTTTTGTTGTTGATCTGGTACAAGTTTCGATATGTGAATTTCCAAATATTATGAAGTGATCAAAAAGAAAGGGGATTTCTTAAATGCTTTATAATAATTACTTGAGTATTCCATATTACGAAACGTATCCTGCAAGGGCTCCACATCATGCTAATACACTTTCTAAACCTTCTTCTTCAGGTTATACTGTTTGTTATCATAACGGTGTAGCTTACAGTCCAGGAGCTACAGCTTGTATAGACGGGATCACTAAGGAGTGCCAATCTAATGGAACCTGGGAAAATGCGGGTCTTGGATCATGTTTATCAGGGCAGCCTAATTTAGTCCCGTTTTTAACATTAGCAAATCCTTGTCAAGGCGTGGGCTTTCAACCAGGCTTTATTCCTGTACGCCCAGGAACCCAAGTGATAACCTCAGACGAAATGAAGAAATGCAAAGACTACTGGACTTATCTATGGACAAAAGATGCTCAAGGTTGGATTTTGATAAGAGACATAAGTGATGAAAATGTCTATGGGTGTGTATGGGTTTGGATAAATGGTCAATGGTCGCTTCAATATGGATATGTCCCAATTAATACAATTGTAAACTATTATTATATAATACAGTGAGAATAGGTGTTATGCTAAAAAATACACTCGTTTATTTTAATACTAAGAACATCATATAAATATCTGGTTCTTTTCTTCTTTAAAATCCCGAAGATCATAGTGCTTAATTGTTGTTGAGATATCTTCATGATGAGCAACATATTTGCTAACTAATTCGATTTTGATTTTCTTGATTTCAAGTAAGTAAGTGATACAAGATGCTTTAAAAAGGTGAGGGTTGATTCTTCGACCAAGAATGTCTGACAAAACATCTGAGCAAAAATAATCAGCCCATGTTTCCGACATCTGTTTAGGCTCTCCGCCATACTGAGTAGTGAAGAGGTAATCATGATCATAACCGCGTTTTTCATGCCACAATCGTAGGTACTCTAATGCTTCTGTGTTAATCATGTACTCAAGAGGCTTTCCTTCACCTTTACCTTTTCCGAATACCTTATGACTCATCACATATGACTGACCTTCGGGGATAGGGTAATCTAAGATTTCTGTTTTTAGCTGTATGAGTTCTGCTCTTCGCCCGCCAACATTAAAAGCTGTGGCAAGCCAGGCCATCCCTAAATAATTTTCGTCCTCTTTTAAGGCGTCCATCATAAGTTTATAATCATCATATGTAACTTTTACTTTTTCATATGTTGTGGTTTTTGGAATAGCTGGGAGTCCACGGGTGAAGTTTCTGAATTTCTCATAATTATGATCATCTTCTGCAACAACATTTTCGATATAATTATTTAACGAGGATACACCAGCTTTTTTTAAAGCAATCCCACTTGAAGACATCCCACGATTCTTTAAGAAACTTTGATACCTAATGAAATCACGCTTTGAGATCTTATAAAGTTTTTTGCCGTTAAGAGAGGTATGTACCCACCAAAAGAATTGGCGGAGGGAGGAGTAATACTGTTTTCGTGTTTTATCTCTAAATGAGTGAGCATCTAAAAACTCTTGAACCAAACTTTTGTGTTCTTCATCTACTTGCCCCCACATTGACTCCGTGATCTCGGGGAGTTTTATTGCTCGAGATCTAAGCATATTCTTTTCAATTGGTTTGGTCATTAATTCACCACCATTAGTCTGTTTTAATACCGTCTGCTTTTAAATCTTTTTTTAGCGCTGCAGTTAATCGTCCATCTCTTAAGGTCTCAGAGGTATTCTTCATAAAAGGACGAGGTTTACCATATCCATATCCATATGAATCAGGGTATGTATACCCCTGCCCGGTTTCAATAACTGTAGCAATGTCTTTTCCATCATCTTCTCTAATATTGTCCAATGACACCCCATTGCTTTCGTTGGTGGTTATAAAGGCATCTTTAACTTGTCCTGTGCGTTCATAAAGTAGGGGATCATATGCACCGTAAACATCTTCATCAATGTGCTCTTGTCCTGTTTTCACCATAATTTGTTTCACATTAGAGGAAGACTTATGAATTGATTGAATTGCAGCTTGTTCAACCATAGCTTTGATATCTTTAATTGTTTTCGCCACTAACTTCACCAGAACCAGTCTCTATTTCTTCTACCTTTTCTAGAATAAGTTTGTTGATTTCCTCGTGGCTCATAGTTAACAAGTCTTCAGTGATTTTTTCTAAAGCTTTTGTTGCATCTTTAAGCTTCTTCATACTTTCTTTTGGAAAACTGTTAATAATCATAGGGAAGAATTCGGAATCTACAAGCTTAAGGTACCATTTAACTTTATTTTTGATGTCATTCGGAATCCCTAAATCTGAAAATTCTTTGACAATTGAAAAGAATACCCATTGAACAGTGTTGATTTTACTAAAATCAACACCTTTATCTTCAGCTTTTTGTTGATCAGAGATCATTTCAGTTAGCATTTTTGTTAACCGAGAAGGAGAAAAGTATGGGTAGATGAATACATGTACATCATCGGTTAATTGGACTTTTTCTTTCTTGTCATACTTATTGACACTTTCCTCAATTAAACTTAAATTCAATTTTTTTGATGCCATTTAATATCCTCCTTAATATCCTCATTTTGAGCAAACAATGATAACGTGTTTATTCTGTAGATAAGGTAACTGAAGTATAGGCTTCCCCAACAATTTCTTGATATTGTTCAGGAGTAATTAAGTTATTGTCTACTCCTTCTTTGAGTTCTTCCTTAGTTACATCATCGTAATAATAAGCTTCTTTAACCTGATCAAGAGTTGCCCAGTTTTTGTTTAGGGCTATAACCCAAAAATTGCTCATGCTGTTGTCCCATCTTTCAAGTTTTTAACTTCATTTTGTAAATTTAAGATTAGGCGATTTTGTTTTAAGATTAAAATTCTGGCTTCAGCTAGTGATTGTCCAAGTAATTCCACATCAGAAGGTTCTTCAGGGAGTGGTGAGAGGCTGTCTATGTATTCTTGAGAGGCTGTTTCTATCCAAACTTGTTTTGATAAATCAAATCGTGGAAGGTAATATGAGGGAGAGTCAGGTAATGGAACAGAAGTGCAATTATCGGGAAAAATATAATCTCCCTTTTCATCCATTTCAGTTACAACTAGGGGTTCAACGAACATAAAATTTTCGTCATATTTATAGACTTGTATCATGACTTACCTCCTAATTCAACGGAACAACTACATCTATGTAGTAACCAGTTATTGCAGCACTGTTGTCAGCTGATACCCCACTTAGCTGAAGGTCACCATTAGAGTTTACAAATAATTTACTTCTGCCGAAAGTTCCACTTACTTCAACAGACTTAACAGCACCTTGTGTTGGAGAAAATTCAGTTGGAATAGAAGCAAATACTACATCTCGGTTTGTTACAACGTGCCCACTAAGCTGTAAAGTTCCAGCTACTTTACGATATAGAAGTGGCCTAGAACCAGTCTTTGCGCCATTTTTATATGTAACGCTTAACCAAGGCACATTATCAATTTCACTGCTACTTATCAATCGTTCCCAGCTTGACCATGCTCCGTTTATCAATGATTTTCTGTAAGTCTTATTATCATTAGTCAGAACAATAGCTTGACCATAAAGTTTATCAGCACTACATGTCCAAAATCCCCGCCCGTTACTTGGAGGTGCTTCTAAGGCAGCCTTATCATATCCGAAATATGTTAAAGTAGGAGAATTCAAAAGTTCAGAATGAAAGTCACTTGTTATAGAAACTAGTGGTTGACCATCATCGCCTGATATTTTAGTTAATTGAGCAGAATTCCATTTACTTCTTTCAGTGCTAGTGATATGACGCTCATTATCTTTTGTGTGAGCATCAAATTCTAATTTTGTCGCTTGTTTATCATTCGTAAGGTTTCCTAACCCGACCTGAATTGCAGTTACTTTATGAGGATTGTTTGTGTTCTGAGAATGTGCGTCAGTATACTTTTTGGAATTACTTTCAGCTGCATTCCAAGTGGTTCTTTCGGCTGCTGTTATATGAATAATTGTATCTTGAGCATGTTGATCAAATTCAGTTTTAGTTGCTTGTTTTTCATTCAGGACATTTGCTAAACCAACTTGGCTTTTAGTTACAGAATGGGGATTGAGAGTATCGTTTAGATGTTCGTCAAATTCCTCTTTAGTTGCTTGGACGTTATTTAAAACATTGCCCAAGCCAACTTGCTCTTTGGTAACTAAATGAGGATTAGATTGATCATCAGTATGTTTCTTAAGCTCATTCTGTTGATACTCCATAAATAAATTCGTTTTTTCTGTTAATGCTTGTTCATGCTCAAGCATATGTTTTTCAGCTCTGTCATTGGATCCTCTTAATGAATTGATCTGAATATTGTTTTGTTTGAGTTGACCGACGTATTTACTGCTGCTCATCTTAACTCACCACAATCCCTTTAACAGTTACATCACCAGTAACAGAAACAACTTCGAACATAACTTTAAACAATCCAGCAATGTCGAAGTCCCAATACTCATTAGTATTTAAAGTACTGCTTCCAAGTTGGAAGTCTGTTTTATTGGTGCCACTAAGTGCAGTTTTTTCGCCATTTTCATCAACTGCATAAAACTTTATTTCTCGTGAAGTTGAGGAACCAGAGATCTTAACAGTAAGTTCCCGAAAATGACCCACTACAAATTCTTCACCTTCTGATGGGGCAGTTGTTGCTTCATGAAATGTAAATGAAGTTTTGTCTGGAATCGTTACTACGACATTTTCAGTCGTTTCTGTCAACAACTCCACCTCCTTAATTTGAATAAAAACTGTCTTTTATCTAGAAAAATAAGAGGGGAGGACTTATTCAAAAAGCCCATCCTCTTGTAGCTTATTCCATATACCTTCCCAAGCTGGGGTAGAAGAAGGGGATGACTGAAGCGAACTTAAAGGTTCGTACTCATTGAAGTCGCCTTCAAAGCGTTGCTTGAAATCATCAACACTGATATAGGATCCATCTGATAGCAATAGGAATTTTTGTTCCAAACCATCAAATTGTTTGAACAGACCACATACTTCATCAAATGTCATTATTCCATCCCCCAAACAACGATTTTCAACCCAGTTAGATCAACTGTACCGGCTGCTTTAACTGTCAGATGTATTTTTGGAGCAGTGAAAGTTAATTGTTTTTGCAAAGGATAGTTCTGAACAAAGGTAATGCTGTTAAAAAGAACAGAATTATCATTACCTGTGGTAGTTGCAGAATAAAATGGGATGTTTTTCGGTACGGAATAAATACTTGCTAAAACTTTGCTGTTTGAACTGTCTGTTTGAGTTGTGTACATAGCAACACCGTACGTTCTGAAAACACCAAGTGAATCGATTAGATCAACTGTATAAGACTTAGTTGCACCTGTAGCTACAGTATCAGCATCAGTAACAACAAATTCAGAATAGGATTTTTGAACTTGGGTTTTAATTGCTGCAGTGTTTTTAACCAAAACAGGGACAGAAGCTGTATTAGTTATATTTACATCAAGTGCAGTGTTGGCCACATTAACATTAAGAGGCTGGTCATTATTGAGACCAACCTCCAAGGGGACAGTGGAACGTTCAATTGATACAGCTGTTATGGGATTACCTGTCCCATCATCTTTTGCAGAGGTGTATTTATCACCGTCCTGGTTTAAAAAAGCAATAATAAACGCCTCCTTAATTATTCAGTTGTTCCGCCAAGATCTGAACTTTGAGATGAGCCAGTTCCTTCATCACTAGTGACAACGCCCTTTGTCCCATCAGCTTTACGTTTCACACGAGCAAAGTTACCGATTTTTCCGTTATTATCAGCAAGGGCTCGATAGCCGATTTCCGGAGTGTATGCATTTCCTGCTTCAAACGACATATCTGCTTCACCAGAGAAGTTTACTTTAGGGAGCTGAATATAAAGGTCACTGTAGATTTTTGAAGTCTTAGGATCGTATTCAATTGTGTGAATTTCAAAGTAGTAATTCTCAGAGAATTTTTCACCGTTAATTTCAACAGTCTCGGCTTCAACTTCAATTTGATAATGAACTGCTAAAGCTTCACCCTTGGTTGCAAAGGTATCGGGCACAGTAACTGTTTTAGATGCAGCGTCAACCTCAATTTGATCTCCATCTTCGTTAGTTAATGAAACTTTAGACAATGGGAGATATGAAAGGGTAACTGTACCAGTATCACTAACATTTAGGCTTTCATCTTCCCACACAGAAATTGTTTCGTTTTCAATTTTTACGCCTTGCTGCATTGCCATGAAATCAAGATCAAAGAAAGCATTTCGGACATTACCCGATACTTCTTTACTTGAATTAATAACATACAGGTCTCGGTTACCCCATCCGCCTTTTAAAAAGTCTTGTTGAACTTGTTGGGAAAACTGAGTCATTTGTGTAACACCTGAAGCAATAACCTTATTATCGCTCAGACGTTTAGCTGTAATTTTTCCAACTTCATGGATTACTGTTTGTTTTGCCAAATTGTTTCCTCCTAAATAAAAATAAAAAGAGACTAAAGTTAATTAGCCTCCAAATAATTGCTCGATATTTTTAGCATCTTTAGTGCTCAGGTGATAAGACTCTTCCTTGTAAAGATTAATGTGACTGCTCCAATCACTTACTTTGACATCAGGAGAGACGGTAGCAAAAAGTGTGGTTGTGTTATAATTCATAACTTCAGCCATCCTGTAGAACGACAAATACAGTTGATACATCGTCATTTCAGATATTTCTTCATACGTGTATCCGTTAAATGCAGCAACACAGCTTACTATATCCTTTAAATCACTTTGAGAATCTTGTTGCTTGAGTGATTTACTTATATCATGGAACTCCTGAAGTTCATCATTGTCAACGACCTTGTCTTCAGTGATACAATGCATGTCTAGTATTAGTTTTCGGAGACGGGGAAAATTATGTTTTCCAATCAACGATAGGGAATCCTTGTTTATCAATACTTTTGAAAAAACTTTGAAATAAGCCTCGTGAAAATCAGGGAGTACCGAATGTACAATTTCGTAAAGATCCCTCTTTTTCATTTCAATGATAAATGGGTCAAGCGAGCCATCCTCATTAAACCTAGAGTATTCTTTAATGAGACTTTTCTTATTCATCCTCAACATGCTTAGTTCTTTGGTGTAGAGAGGATAATCTTTTAAGCGGATGAAATCAATCTCACCTATTTCAGTCTGGATCGGTTTTCCTAAGAAAAAGAAATCCTTTAACTCATTCATTTACTTGCTCCAAAAGTAAAGATCATCTTGTAGCCCAAATATCCGTCAGGGGGATTACTAATAAGCAAACGTTTATAATCTACTGTTACACCAAAACCAGCAATATTTTTATTGAAAAATAATTTTGAAACCCTGTCGATGATTTTCAAACTTCGATACTCAGATATCTCAAATGTATTAATGTGTGTGTATACATCGATCATCAATTCTTGATTTAACAACATAAAGCTTTGGTTTGTCGGCTTAGGTAATGCATTCCCTAAATAAATACACATCCTACATAATGGTGAATCCGATAGATCATCTGTTTTAGGTGCTCGCTTGAATATGGTATTGATTATAGCGGGAGAGTCATTTGTGGAGTCATAATAATTTTCGAGTGATTGAACATCTGGATGAGAAGGGGAGAGAGGATCAGTTTTGTAATACAAGAGCCGATTCAGTTCAACATCATCCATAACTAATCTGAAGACTTTTGTCATCTGTTCAACAGTCATGCTCATGTCTTTTCACCAACTTTCTTTTTGGCAACCAATTTTATTGTTCCGTGGTCTCCATAAACTTTAGAATAGTCTATATCATCGACTTGATAATCTTCGCCAAAGAAGGTGAGGGTAAGTCCGATTTTCAATTTTTCATGAACAAGATAAGGAATTGTAATGTTTGCTTGACCATCCGGAAGATTTACCGCCAATTCAGTGCCATTTATTGAAGTTGTCCTTTCGAATATGCAGGGGACTTCAGTTTTTTCACCAGGTACTTTTTCACAAATTGGCTTACCGGTGATTTCGTTAATTTTGCCAGTATCGATTAGCTTGTCTTCTGAAGTAAGAAAAAATGATGTTCCACATATTTTTATCTCAGCCTTTTTGTAAATCTTATTACTGAGAGGGTGGGAGGTGATAAGCCATGTTTCATCATTAAACTTAACAACTCCGCCACGATAAATGTCAGCAATTTCACCTAATATATATCTTGCAGAACCATCGCCACTAGAGTACTTAGAAGTGATCATTACTGTTTTTTCGATTCCATCAATTGTGACTTTTTCAGATTCAAACCCCTTAAGGCCTTGTTGGAAAATAAGCTTACCATCATGAAGAAGTTTATTATTAATGTTAACCTTGTGGTAATTACTGTAGTCCTTCATTCGAATCACCGTCTGTTACTAAGTTATCCCTAAGTCTGCTTAATTCACCACTTACTGTTAAAATAGTGTCCCTGATTTCTGTGAGTTCAGGATCACTTAGCAGCTTTTTATTAAGGTATTTCTCCAATTTGAAGAGGACTGAATTGTTTCTTTTACACAGTTTATTGCAAACAACATCTAAGTCCTCAAGCTTTATTTGTCCATCTTTATGTGCCGATTTAACTTTAATTGTACTCATAGATAATCCACCGCAGCGTTCAATATCAAGCGCTCAATTTCGTCTTTCTGATCCATTACACTTTGTTTAAGTGAATTGAGTTGCGTACCAAAGTTCTTGATCCCCACATCATTAGTGAAGGGCTGCCACGTATTCTCAAACAAGGTCTTTTTATTTAACAAAAAGATGTATCTCAAGAAGTGTGCAAGAATAAGAAGATCGTCCTCAGATAATTCTCGATTAACAGTTTCAGTTGAATTATCAGCTTTTAAATTGTCTCTAAGCCGGTTATTGAAATGAAGGATTGCATTTCGAATTGATTTATAAATGTCCTCTTCTTGTTGAGGAACATCAAAATCGGACGTCTCGCAGTTGTTTAAAAAGGTTTCCCATATTTGATCATAAGATGTCATAAAAATCCCTCCTCTTAGTCAAAGAGAAGGGAAGGATCAGCGACTCCCATCCAATCAGCCAAAACTTTTAATTTGCCTGCAGCAATGTCATCACTAAATTCTGAAGCAACGTCAATAATAAATTGCTTCTCAGAATCCACTGTGATTTTATCGAGCTTATTTTTTAGTTGAGCAATATTTCCTGATTTAATCATCTTTTCAATTTCTTCTTTGGTATGAATGTTATTTTCATAAGCCTCCGACTCAACAATAGAATCTTTAATCTCTTTGGTTGTCTCGTTATCTTCAACAATAACTAATTCACCTTTATCGAAACAAACGCTGTTCATTGTGAGCCATTCAACAACTTCTTTTGGAACTTCTTTAATATCAGCCTTACCATTTTTACTACCAGCCCAAGTGTATTGTTTATGTCCACCATCGCCGGTATACCCAACAAAATAAGATGTACTTCTGTATCGTGCTAACTTAATTTTTTCAGTCAAATTTATATCCTCCTAAAAAATCCTCATATTTTGATTTAGATAGATACTGCAGCTTGTTCTTCAATAATTCCGATTGCTTCTCCAAAAAGAAGGTTAACAGAAGCATCTTGAACAATTTTCATTTTGATTCTTTCATCTTCGATATCTTGTTCTGTCAATTGACGCAGTCCGCCATACTCAACAACAGAAAATGGTTTCTGTGAAATTCCACCTGCAAACATATAACCTTTGTTGACAGGAAGTTCGACTTTACTATTTGTATCATCTGTAAATGGGTTAGTAAGGTTAACAGCAGTTGTTCTGCCGATTGTAGTTGGATTTAGGGCAGTGAGGAGTTCTCCTTTAACTTCTTCTGTTAAGAAGTTCTTAAACGTAGAGTCTGTTCCTTGTTGGAATGCGAAGTAGTCAATGAGAAGAGTGTCAGCGACGAAGATTGGTTTTCCACCATAACGTTGAAGCACGGAAGCTACTTTGTTGTATTGTTGAAGAGTAAGGTTTGAGCCTGTTTGAACATTTTTTGCAGGGATTTTACCAGCTGTAATTGCGCTTGCAGTTAATTGATGAATTTTATCGAGGTACAAGCGGACTTTAGCATCTGCAATATCATTCACCAATTTATTGAAGTAAACAATTGAATCTGTTACCAGATCTAGGGGTTCATAATAGAAACCTGTTGACATAGTTTTCGGAACAGCAGGAACTGTTTCTTGCCCTTCAACACGAACTAAATCAACACCAGAGCCTGTAGCAGACCAAATGACTTTTGCTTTATTCTTTTTTGGAATTTTAATTTCTTTAATATTGCCTCGTTTTTCTTGTTGGACATTGGCCAGAAGGGAGAGGAGCTGTGTTACTTTTGGTTTCGCAATTTCATCAGCTTGTTCAACGACAAGGTTATTAAATTGATGGAGCATGGAAGGGTCAGGTGTAGTACCGCCATCACCAAACACTTTCTTAATGTAAGTTTGGATATCAGCTTGGTCTGTACCGTCCATTTTGTTATTTAATACACGGCTAAACAAGCCTTTGATTTTCACAGTATCTAATTTCATTTAAAATACTCCTTTTATTGAAATTTATTTGTTATGTATTAGGCCTCGATTACTTCAAGGCGAACAAGCTTTTGTCCCATTGTGTAAACAAGGTCATCTTCATTATTTACAACTAGGAACTTAGCAGAAGAATCAGCATAATCCTCATGAGGTGAAGCAGGATCACTAAGAATATACTTTTGAGTAGTAATATCAAAGTGAGCTACTTGACCTTGTTTAACCTCAGTCACTCCTGTATTAAATGAAAATGCAGAAACATCAAAACGAGTATAAGCTGGCTCAAGGATAACAATCCGAGCATGCTCTCCTACACCGTTATAAAAATCTCTCATTGATTCACCAAGGTAGCGTGCTTCAGGAGATGCAATTAAATATGATTTTTTTGTTTTATCTGATAACTTCGAAACTGTACGGTTTCCCTCAGCATCAAATCCAAGTTCAACAAGCATAAAATTGTCAATATCTGATCCAGTTACTTTTGCACCGTGAGCAACTGTTTTAATTTTTAAAGAATTCAAGTTTCCAGTAGTATGATTACCTACTTCAGTAAGGGCTTTTTGTAATCTTGTAGCCATATTTTATTCCTCCGATTTTAAAATTTATTGTGAAAAGCGGGATTCAAAAGAGTCATCGTTAGGGATTAAATTTTCCCGTTTGCTAGAAAATTCTCTAATGGTTGTATTTGTTTCAGCAGGAACACTAACTAAATCAACTAACATTGTGTTAAGTTGTAATACAGCTTTTTCTCCTTCTTCACCTTGTTTAATGGAAGCATGGATAAGGTTTTGTACTTCTTCTGTACTGAATTTATCCTCAGCATTTAAAGCTTCAAATTTCGCTTTATAGAATTCATTTTTTTCACTTAGTTTTTGCTCTAATAAAGTTTTCTCGTGTTTTTCTTTATAAGGCTTCAATTGTTCCACTTCAGAATTTAATTGCACAAGCTTTTCACTGGCAGTGTTGAATTGCTGCTCAATATCTGCCTTATTCTTATTGACTTGATTTACTTGATTAGTTAAATCTTTAATATGTTCATCTTTTTGGTTAAGTTGTGTTTGAATAGGTTCAGGAACAACTTCCTCCCAGTTACGTGTCACGAATACCTCAGTTTTACTATCAAAATCAATTGAAACAGTATCGCCTGTTCTTGTGTAGTTGAACTTAAAGTATTTGTCATAGCTATTTTCATCTGACCAGCTATACACGTTTACGATGAAATATGTATCATATACATCTGCAATATAAGATGCTGACTCCTTGTCAAGGGTTGGATCTAATTGGTTATAAAGAAGTGTTCGAACGTCAGAATGAGACAATTCAAACACTTTTCTAAACTTATTCATTTTTTCACCTTCCTCATTATTTTGTCTTGTAGCTGCTTGAGCAACTAATCTTTCAAATTGTTGAATTTCATTAAAGCTAAGGAGTTTGGAAGAGTCATAAGCGGGGAGGACAATGTCATGCTCTCCACGTTTCTCTGAATTTAAAATTGCATGACCTTCGAAATAGATAGGGGACTGTAAGTGTTCAATGCCATCTTGCATAGTGTAATTTGAATAAAGGATCTCACAACTTGTATTAATGTTAATACCCCGACCATACCATTCAAGTAAAAGTTCACATGCATCTTTAAATCGGGAGCTCCAAAGTATTGCATCTGCTGTCAATACTTCTTTTTTACCTTCTGGGGTTTCAATTTCAGTTATGTATCCCTCAGATGTAAAGACACCAATTGGGACAGTGTCTCTTTTTACTTCAAGTTCTCCGTGCTTGTCCGTGTCTAGATAAGCTTCATGAGTTCCCAATGCATCTGTGGAAGTATTTAATTCATCAACCTCGTAATATTTTGCAACAATCGGTTTATTAATAATTGTTGAAGCAGCTTCAAGAGCAACGTCCTTAGAAATTACTGCGTTATTGTGAGAGACATCGAAATCAAAAATGACAAAGCTACATGACAACTTTGTTGGGTCATCTGATGTTTTAATCTCATTCAATTGAAGTTGGCATAGTTTTTTCTTTTGCTTCTTTGTCAAATAATTTCACCTCCCTTCAAAAGTGAAGTTTTAAATAGGATTGTCATTACCGTTGGATGTAGCTGACTTCACTGTGTTGTCGTTGTTTTTATTTCCTTCATTTGGGCGACCTGATTTATTCCCAGTGAAGGTATATGAAGTTTGATAAGGTCTAATTTTTTCTTGGAGTTTCAGCTCTTCAGTTTCATATAGAGTTTGTTCAAGGTAACTTTCCCAAGACACTCCTGCCAAATTATCAACTACGTGCTTAATAGACCAACCTTTATCGTTTAATTTAATTAAGATGTCCATTTTTTCTTTAAGAGTGAGCGGCTTGTCTTTATCGTAATTCATATAGTAATTGTCTTTTTGGGCAGCAGGCAAAACAAGGTTGAATAACTTTTGATAAACCTCTTGTTCAATATCCTCCATTAAAACGCCAATACGCTTATAAAATGTATCCAAGTTTAATGACGAAGTTGCGTAGTTACCTCCATCACCATTTAAAAGAGAGCCGGATAATCCGTAAGCAGATTGAATGTCGCTGTTGATATGATCAAATTTTGCTCCATCTAATCCATCTGCTTTAACATCTGGAAAATTGATATCAGCAAAGTCAGGGATTGATACTACAGTTACTCCATCTTTTTGGTTTTTTTCCAAAGCTGTTTTAACGCCACCATGAATTTTTTGTTTAACTGCTTTAGGCAGCTTCATGTTTGTGTATTCGCCATTACCTTTATCTGTTCCAATCGTTAGAACTGCAACAGCGTTAATAATTTTATTTGCAATCGATCTTTCAACATCTTTAAGTTTCTTTTTATGGAGAACGTCATATAGACCTGGGGTAACCCAAGATGTTCCCAATCCTTGATTTCTTTTTAGCGTCCCTGTGCGTAGTGGAAAAGTTCTTTCTTGTGGCAATTCCTTAAATCGATATTTCTCTCGATCTTTCATGAAGTTTTCATAATCGCTTTGTTTTATATAAGGGGAGAGGCTTTTTAACAATTCATTTCTGTGATCATCTTTATACTTAGTGAACAGCTCCATGTCAACTACACATACCCAGTCTCCATTTCTTCTAAAGGAGGGGAATACATATTTAATCTCATCAAAAATAAACGGATAGGGGCTCTTAGCATCCCCAAGCCATATACCAACAAGAGTGCCAGCTGTAGCTACCTGTTTTAACAGATCCCTAGTAAGTCTTTTATGTTTGACCTTATGTAAGGATTTATTCAAAAGAGAAATGTGCTTATCTGAAGACTTAACTTTATTAAAGGAGTCAATTTTATAGTTGAGGGTAGGGAGGGCTTCAATCAATTCAAACAATTGGTGAATCTCTGCAGTCGAAATGTAAAAATACTCAGCAAGATCTTCAATTTCTTTTTGAAATTTATCGGGGTTAGAAAAATAATTCTTTAATTGTTCGGCTTCAATTTCTGTAACAATGCCATTGGAAAACATATTTGAGATAAAGCCGGAAGCAAATGTAGAAGTATAAGTTGAATAGTCATTCAGCATTTGCTTATACTCTTCAGACTCAATGTCAACTTTATTTAAGGTTACCATGTTTCACCTCATTTCTTTTAAAAATAGACTAGTTCATCTTCAACGTCATATTCAGTTTGTTTGTTTAACTGTCTTTCTAATACAGTAGCAATATAGTTGCCATAAGCCACTGAGCTATATCTGTCTTTTCGTTTACTCTTTGGCTCTTTAAGCTTAACTTGTCCGTTATCGCTATATTCAGCTTCCAAGTTGATCATTTCATTTATCAGAAGGGTAATCTGAGCATAGCTTGAAAGGAATTTTCCTTTAATTTCAGGAGATAGCCCTTCATAACCTTTAAATCTTTTCAGATATTCTTTTCCTTCATTTTCGTTGATAGGAATTTTGATTTTCCCTCGTTTGAATCCATCTTTGAGTAATACAGCAATTTCGCTGTTCAATTGTGCATTGCCTTTAATGCTATAAATTACTTTTTCAGCATTTTGATAAGTACAACGCTCAGCCATTCTTTCATCGTTAATACATGAAAATGGCTCATATTCTTTTGCGCGTTCTTTATCATATAGAGGCTGGCATAATGCATCATACACACCTAGTCCGATACTCTGAGTATCCAATACAATATAATCACAATCATAATCTTCGTATATTTGTCGAATTCTTGTTGCTTGAGTTCCTGTGTGACCGCCTACGATGCTCTCCATGTATACAATATGACGATCATATCCATTGGAGTTTGGGATCAGTCTGAATACAGTGTAAACACTGGCGTCATTATCCTTACCCGCCATTCCAGCGATATCGTTGCTTACCAGCCTAATTTCTCCTGGTTTCTTGCCTTCATATTTGAAGTTAGAATCCTTGATCAGACTGTAATAGTCAGGAGGGAAGAGGGGAGAAGCAAGCTTGCGGTTCTTTTCAATGTCTTCAAATTTAAAATAAGCTTTTTCAGATTCACCAAACCAGAGAGCTTCCATTTCCATAGACCAACCAATAGGATCGAAGTCTTCTTCGGCCATTTCATCTCTAACTTGATCTTTATCCAAAAGGCCTTCTTTAATTGCGATCTGATAAGGGAGACCACACACAAAGTATTTTGATCCTTTCATCATGGCATTGTAGTAAGTTATGAATCTGTTAAATGACCAATGAACCTTATACCAGCAGGATGACAAGTAAATTTCTTTGTTTCGTTCTTTTAGATGAGCGTATTCTTCTTTTTCGAGATATTTAGGAGAACGGGGAGCTGTCAGGAATTTTCGAAGTACTTTACTGATGATTTCAAAATCAACCATTCTGAATTCATCTACAATAAGGAGGTTTGCACGTTTGGAGCGGGCGCCATCATTCGAGGCTACGATTTTAATCCAACTACCATTATGAAACTCCACTTTAGCATCATTTGTTGAGGTTTTTAAATCTTCAATTTCTCGCCTTAAATTAGGTGATTCTTTGCGTAAGTCATCAATTTTCTCTATGACTTCACGAGCTTGTCCCTTTGTGCCCGATGCGATAACTATTTTAGTACCTGGGAAGAGTATGGCTTGCACACAGCAGTATACAGAGGTTAACCAAGTTTTACCCTGCCCACGACTGGCCAGGTACATAAAGTAATGATTATGTACCATCATGTAAATTAAAATACACTGGAACAATTTAAGTGTAATACCCAAGTATTCTTTTACAAAACGATGTGGGTTTGCTCTATAGAACGAAGTCCATGCGCCGATACCGTCCATTAATCGTTCGGATTTTGATTTCTTTTTAAAGTTGTTTCCCTTTTTAAAGATATTGATTCCTCGGCTGTGCTTGTTGCGATCTGTTGTAAAATGTTTATGTGAGGTCATTTTCTCGATCCTCTTCTTCTGCAACAGGTTCTTCAACAGTGTGCTTATTCATTTCTTCCCAATATTCCTCTGAATATTGATTTTTCAAACCAAGCATTCGGGACAGATGCCCAAGGAAAAATACCTTAATGTATTTCCCGATTTTATCAGGATCTTTCCACCTAGGCTCTGGCTCAGGAATAGGTCTCTCATTCTCATATTTTTTGATCAGAGTGCCAAAAGACTCTTGTTCAACTCCACTTGCTCCAGTTTCTTGAACTGGTTTTAAATTACTTGATCCAAGTAAATCTTGAAGAGTTTTTTGCTGCTGATCGACTTTTTCACCATTTTCACGCCGTTTGCGGATATCTAGCCGAGTCAAACATATTTCATTTATAAGAAGTTCCATTCCTTTAGAATCACATTCATACCTATTTGTGAAGTCAATGTACTCATTCTGAAGCCAAATGTAATCTTCAACATCAAGACCACGACCCCAGAATTGCATTAATTCATCTATGTCTTCCTTAGATATATCTTCTGTACTTTTAGCTAGTAACAATTGTGTAGTGTATTCTTGTTCTTCTTCAAAGTCAAACTCACTGTCTGCCCAAGTTTTTGACTTGTAATCTTTCATTCCGATATTTTTCATATACGTACCCAACACATTTCCAGCTGATTTTTTCTTGGACTCTGATTCATTAACAGCGGAAACCCACAAGTCGTAAACAAAAGGACGGTCAATCATTCTTAAGATGTTTTGAACATTCTTTAAGTTATCTTTGTCTTTTTGGAATTCATTTTGGAGACAGCTCTTACATACTGACAGCTTGCCGGTTGCAGAATTGAAAGGAGATTCCGATATATAATATTGATTGGCATTTTGTTCTTTGCCGCAGCATGAGCATTTGATTTTCTCTGTAGACATATTTCACCTCCATAAAGTTGATGTAAACACATTTTATGAAACGCCCAGCAATAGAGCGGAAGGGGAGTACCGCAATCATCGCTGGGCGTTCGAAAAAGGTGTTTTATTGTTTAAAAAACATTCCATTTCAAACATCTTTTAGGTATTATTAACCATGGAAATAATAAGAAAAGAGGGATAACCATGAAGATGAGATTTTATTGTTTAGAATGTGAAAGTGTATCTCCAATTGATGTAGAAATAAATGAGAAATCTGATTATGTATTAACTTGCCCAAATGGCCATAGAAGAAATTATTTATTGCAATTAAAGCAGTTTGAACTACTCTATGAATTGGGAGCACATGCATTAATTGATGGTTATACTAGAGAAGCGGTAACTAGTTTTGCAGTTTCTGTTGAGAGGTTGTATGAATATTGTATTAAAATATTCATGATTAAAAGTGGTGTATCAAAAGATGTGCGGGATAGAACATTTAAAATGATATCTAATAGTTCTGAAAGGCAATTGGGTGCATTTTATTTTTTATATCTAAATGAATTTAAGGAGTCGCCAGAGCCCATAAAGAATGAAATGGTTAACTTTAGAAATAAAGTTACACATAAAGGCGAAATTCCATCGTACAAGGATACTTTGGCTTACGCTGAGTATATTTTTAACTATATTATAAAGAATTTAAGACAGTTAAGAACAATCAATAACATTGATCATTATGAATTACAATATTATTCTGATTATCAAGTAAACCCCAATTTTCACACCGATACTTTAAATGGTAATCCACCAATTGGTAATGTTATTAGCACAATGATCGGCACATCAAGTGGCGATATGGATTTTATTGATAGAGATTTTACTGTACAATTTCAAAAACTTAAATCTAGGCAAGAGAGATGGTTGTTTAATTAACATTAAGAACGATACACCCTGTATCGTTCTTAAGTATGTATAATATTAAACTATCTATTGTTACACACATAACATTCTGGACAGTCACAGCCCTCACAGTCGCTATGCGGCATTCCGCATTCATTACAACATTCACACCATGACATACCACACCGGTCGCACATCCATACTGATACGCCATCATCTATCCACATAATTTAACCTCCGATAACTTTTGAGAATTGAGTTTAAAATGGGATGAAAAGTGGTTCTAATGATTAATTATATCCTCAAAAACAAAGTTAATAGGAGTCTTCACCGAGACTCCCGTAGTTGGGTTTCAAAAATGTCCTAATACTCCAATTAGGCTCAGTTGTATGTGCCATTTTTAAAACGAATTATGTAAGTAGCCTCAATACCGTCATCATCAAAGACCATAAACTTTTGAGACGGTTTCGTACCATAGCGACCCTGCATCGCATAATCATCAGCGCCAACAAGCGCTCCGTTTACCACAACTGTTGTGCTGCCATATTCTTTTTCATAGTTGTGATGAATATGACCACCAAATATGTAAGAAGGGATATAGCCAAGTAATTGAGGAAGGCGGGTTACGCATTGATCAACACGATCATAGTGACCGTGGACAAACACGACTTCTTGATTGTTGATTTTAGCGGGGATAAAACCATCTTGTTCCGGTTCAATTGAAATGTTTTTAATATCTCTTAATCTAGCTTCGAGGTACCAATTAATGAGGTATTCAAAGTTTTCTTTTATTCCCACATCATTCTTAGAAGGGGAGAGACGACCGTGATTACCAGCTACATTGTAAAACTTAATTTCTTGAAACTCGCTGGCCAACATAGCTAGCACCTCAGCAAGCGTTTCTGACACATATTTAATTTGCTCTACAGCATCTTCATTAGCCTGAACTCTTGTTGAAACATGTATAAGACCTCCAATTAAATCACCAAGATTTGCAACGTGTAATGTGGAGACATGATTCTTCTTTCCATACTCAATTACTTTGTTTGTGAGATGCTCAACTCGTTCATCGAATATTTCTTTATTGAACTTATTGATGCGGTTATCGATTTCCATTCCGAAGTGCCAGTCACTGAATAAAGCAAGCCCATGCTTTTCAGCAGCAGCAGGGAGGGGGAAAGTGAAACGTAGAGGTCTTTTTGATTCTAAATTAACAATAGCTTGGACTACATCATCCTTGATTTTTTCAAAGCGAGCTTGATTCGCTATACTTTTTCTGTATTCTCTTTTTTGATCACGAGTTCTAATCTTTTCCTTCTCAGATTGAAGTCGCACTTCTTCGTATTTCCTTAGGATTTCTTCATCCAAATTCTTGGACATTATGTAATCATTCCATCGTTCATATTGCTTATAATCCTTGCGCCATTTACTCTCATCATAATTTGTACCTTGATCTTTGTTTAAGAGAGTGGCAATGGTTTTAGTATCAATGTGATAAGTATCTTTATTTTTAAAAAGTCGGATGTGGTAGTCAGTAAAGGATTCTTCCTTTTCACGGTGCAACACAGGGTTTAAAATAGCTGTCATTTAGTCACCATCTACTCAGAGAGTCCTTCAGTTTCTTGAGGTACAACTTCACTGTCGCTTTTTAAAGTGAAATCAATCGGTTCTGTTTTGCTTTCAATTTCTCTTAAGTACTTAGATAATGAGTGAATGTGTATGCCATCATTTTTATACTCAATAATTTGATCTTCATCAACGTTTACAGTGCACTTTTTAAAAGAGTATTCTTTTTTACCTTTAGCCAAATTAAATTCCTCCAATATTTGTTTTTTACGTACAATAAGCTCCTTCGGAAGCCCGATGATCCGAAGCATCGGTAACGTCCGAAAAGGGGATATAAAGGAGATGAAAAGATAAGTCGGATAGGCGTTGGGGAAACGCCCGAAGGAGATTATTGATAACTTGGGTACATATGAATTACAGACCTATTCCAGTTATCAAAAACTGTTCTGCGTGGTAAAATAATCCACAATAGGTATAATGAAGTGTAGATGAATTTGAAAAAGGGGTGTTTTTTTTGATAGACAAAGTTTTGAATGCCTTTATTATAATAGGTGTTTTGTTGGTAGTTGGAGCGGTTACTGTTTTTAAAGATTTTGAATATCACCAATATCTTCGTTTTGGTGGAGCAATAATGATAGCTTTTGGCTTTATGTTTGGTTATGACAAAGTAAAAGCTAAAAAAAAAGAGTGAATGACTTTTAAATTCTATTGTTCTAGTTATTTTCTTACCCATCTCACCTACGTCAGTAGCTCACGTTGGAACGCAAGCCTTCGGATTGACAGGGAAATCTGAAAATAACAAAAGACGTCATAATGACGTCTTCAGGAACTCCTTGTACATCATGATACATGAGCATAAAAGTCTGGTTATCGCTGTGCGAAATCCAGTTGGCTCCTTCTACACCCGGCAGATGAACTAATTCATTTAAGAACTGTGTACTGAATTCAAAGTGAAGCACTTGATTAGTAGCGGCTTTAGAAGGAATCCCAAAGCTGGACGTATCGAGGTATCTTTTATGTCCCCCACGCGGGATTAAACGGCTACTCTCGATCAGGCAATGAAATACTAAGTCTAAACCTCGACACTTTATGGTGGCGAAACACCAATAATGAGAAGGAAAGACCCATTATAAGCCTTCTCAATGGCATTTTCAGTCTCTCTTGTCAGGTTACACGCCTTATTGAGAAACAAAGCGTCTCAAACGCTCGCCATTTATTTTGCACAGTTTTCTCTGACCCGTGTAAGGAGGTATGTGCATGGGAAAGGTAGGTCTCCATTCAGAACATTGAAGGAGAAGTAGCGAATAAATAGTGAATATGTTGCTAAGTGAAAATGAAAAGACAAGACCGAAAATAATCCTTTTCTGTGAAATGAGAGCGGTGATCAAGCGCCCAAAACCATCCCACTTATTTTACGAGGGTATGTAATTACAAAGCCTCGCTAACCCGGAAGAAATTTTGATGACCGCATAATAAGCACCTAAGCTTACAAGGGCATTATTTAAAGGGAAGGGAGACGCATCTGCCTTACCTAAGTGTAAGCCGAAAATAATCAGGGTTATATGCCACCCATAATAAGACCCTGATGGGATTCAGTCGCAATTTATACTAATGCGTTAAGTCTTACCGGCATTTTTAGCCCGCTAATATCCACTTATCCGTAACCTTGGCATTCCAAGCCCTCAAACAAATGAATATTAGCCGAGAACTGATATCCCACATATCAGTAATCAGCTTATTATTGACGACATCCCCTTGTTATCAATAAAAGAACTCTAATTAATAAACCTGGAGATGAAATGCGGGAGAGGATTTGCACCTCTCATGGATGACAATTCACCAACTATTAGTCTTCTCTTGAAGGTTGGCCTCGAGATTCCCGAAGGTCAGTCATACCACCTCGATCTACGCGTTTACCTTTTTCGCCACCGCATTCTAGGGAAAAGGGAGGAAGATACTACATTAAGCTTTCACTGCGTCTTTTAGAGCTTTTGCAGCTTTGAAGGCAGGTGCCTTTGTAGCAGGAATATCAATTTCCTCACCCGATTGTGGATTTCTCCCTTTACGAGCTGCACGTTCACGAACTTCAAATGTTCCAACTCCAGGAACCTTAATTGATTCACCTTTTGTTAGTGTTTCAACGATGACATTAAATACTGCTTCAACTTTAGGAGTAGCTTCTTTCTTAGTAACACCTAATTTTTCTGCAACTGCTCCAACAAATTCTGTTTTGTTCATGTTTTAAATCCTCCTAGTGATTTCGTATGTTTTTGTGTTAAAGTATAATTACGGTAACGTTTGTGGTTTTTTGAAAAAATGGGAGACTTACTCGCCCTTTTATGTGGAAATTAGCTTTCTTTCTCCCTTATGGCGATTATCTCAAAAGGGGCTTTCAGCCCAGTCGTACCAAGGGTTCAAGGTGCTTTTTTGTTGATCTTTTTTTGCCGAGAAATGCTGTATCCCTTGGGGGAGTAAGGCTCAAGGCACTTTCTATTGGTCGTTATCTTTTTTTATTGTAGCGTTTATGTTTATCTAAGATCATTTTTTTTGAGCAATTGTTACAGTATTTAGATTTATTAGAAGAGGGACTGAACATTTTTCCGCAATTCCCACAAGCCTTAAAATTCCTTAAGTTAATCTTTAAATTTTCCAATATATGTTCGCCAAAGCACTCCCACAAAGTCGATTTGAATTTACTCTTCTTTTTATATAGGTACTTAACTAAAACATCTGTAATAAGTTGCTCATCGTTATGTATTTCCATTAATCTTTGTTTGATAATCTTATAGACGTATAGCTTTTCTCCTGGTTTAATTTCTTCATTATTCATGAGCCACTTTTTGTTTCGGTCAAGACGTTTGTACTCATTGATAACCGTTTCATCAAGTTTCACTTTTTTATTTCGAAGTAAGAAACGGTAATCAAATTTTCCTGCAACTGCGTTAAAGTTGATTCGTTCATTAGGAATAATTGAGTCTAACTTATTTACTGTACTTTCATTAATCGATTCTACGCTATGTTCTTCTTTATCCTTTGCATTGATGAAGAAGTGGGGCACTTTATTTTTTATGTAATCTTTGATTTGCTCATCAACATGATCAGGGCGGGTGGGCATGAATAAGGTTTTTGCGAACTTTGATACCCTCGGTTTCCCGATATTTATTAGGGAATAGACCATATCATCATCTGTACTAGACAGATGGTCAGCGCTTCATAATAAGGAATTTCACCTTATTATTACTCCATAAAGGATGGTCGTTGCACCTTCATTTACAAGTACTTCTCAGCATGATGTAAACGCTTGGCACAGGGTTTTCATATAATACATTCTACATTCATTTCACATTTTTATAGGTTCTTCCTTGTTTAATTCCATAAACAACATTGGGTTTTATGTTACACATTTTTGCAACATGGGGTGCTGATAACCCTTTTTTAAGAAGTTCTCTTATACAAAATACTTCTTCTGGAGTAAGAGTGCTTTTCTTCTTGCTTTTGTATTTAAGAATAAAGTCGTCCCACCCAGTAACATGAATATGATTCCATACTTTACACTGTAATATTGATTTAACGATGGGGTAGGAAACACGCATTGATTTTGATACTTCAGACATCTTTTCCCCATTAATCAATCGAACTTTTATCTCGTGTGCTTTCGTTTCATTTATTTTTGAGGATTTATTTTTTGACCCTAAATGAGACTGACGCATCTTTAATCTAGATTCTGGCGAATGCCTTTTATTCATTCTAGATTGTAAAAGCTTTTCCTTATGCTGCGGAGAGAGCTTTCTGCCAATTCTCGCCTTACTCATTTTGGCTTTAGTCTCATCACTAAGCTTTCTTCCGATGTTATTAATCCTATTCTTTTCCCCAATAATCTTTTTGGTGGAGTCAGACATCTTACAATTACTCTTGCCCTCTCCGCCGGTGGTCATGTTAAAGCCATTTAAATAGGCACCTAGTTCATTTATGTAGTGAGTTTCTAATTCGTTCATATCTGAGTTTGGATCAACTGTTTGTAAAACATGGAATTGGAAATCGTTTTCTCCATATTTATTCCAATTATTCTGTAAATGTCGATTACAGTGCGAATTGTTTTTCAGCTTCCAAGTGTGATGCCAGTAACGCTTAATAAATTTCATCTTAGTTTTCCCCACATATATTAAGCCGGTGCTTATCTGCTCAATCTTATATATCCCACTCAAATATTTATGCTCATCCTCATTTATAAACTTCACTTTGTCACCCCCTTGTTTTAAATATCATTGTTCAAAATGTAAAATGTATTAATTAGAATTCCCCTGTTAGCACACTCATTAACGATCATTTCCTATCGCTACTTTTCGCTGAATGCACACCCTAGTTTTCTAGGTTCACTGACTTTTCATCCGCATATCGCTATGCGACGCGACTATAAATTTAATCGATAGTAAAGTTATTCTCCATGCATAACCATTTGATCACGTCCAGGTTTATATTGTCACTGTTCCATATCTTAGTGATGTTGTTACTGTACTCCCCGATATTGATTCCATAAGCAAGAGTTAGTGCTTCATAGATGTTTCTGCTATTAATCTCTTGTTTCTGGGCTACAGACATTTCATAATACAAAGGAACGATGTTCTCCATATTACGCTTGGCAATATTGACGATTAGCTCATCAGAAATAATTAAGGCCTTATCCCCGTCATTGTCAAACTGTAGCAGCTTGGATATCGGATCATGAATGCTGGTATAAACACCTGGGGTAATGAACCACTTTTCATATTCCTCATCTTTCTTGTTCCATCTAACTCCATGTTCTCTGTATAGGTGAGGGGAGCGGAGGATATCAATATGCCCTTCATCATATAAAGAACAATAAACATTGCTGCCGGTGAGAAGTCCTTTTGGATTCTCAATTCCAAGAAACAGTCTTTCACAAAAAGCATATAGATCAGGACATAAATATGTATACCTAGCATCACTGACAAGTAATTTTCCTGATTTGGCATCCTTAATCATACTCTTCTTCTTATTCTTAATGATTTCTTTGGTGTGATCATCATTTAGCAGCTCAGGATATATTAGTAGAGCTTCTTGAAGGCTTGTCTTATGTTTATTTTTCTCGGTAGCCCCCAAAACTTTCATCATTGTTTCTTTATCAGTGCCTAATTGAGTAATCTCACTAACAGTCTTTGAGCTGATTTGTTTTAATTCCTCATCTGTGATATCAGTGAGTGTTTGTAGCATCTGGTAAGTCAGTTTTCCCTCAACAGATGGATCTTCTTCATTTAATTTAGCTCCTAAACATCCATACTTTTTAAATTTAGAGCGATAATCATCCCAAGAATCATAGTACTTCCACATCTTAAACTGGCTTTTCGTAAAAATTATTTGGATATCATCTTTAATAATGTCCCATTCTTTACCGTAGACGTCCTTAACTATAAATGAACTGTGTTTTTCAGCAAACTTTCTAAAATCAAATGGAACTAGTAGACCCTTAACCCAAGGCAATCTGACCATAAAGCTTTTATGGCTCAAACTAGGAAGCATCATTCCGCAACCATCTGTATGTTCTATAGGAATATCCATAACTTTACGTGTGATTTCATATGTATCCCGGTCAATATAATCAACTAGGCTGGAAACATTTGTTTCTAAGTCATTTACGACAATTGCTTTATCAATATCAATTTCCCATGGACTGCTGGCGCTATTCGATAAGGCCATGTAGCTATTCCATTTGTTTATGCTGCTTCCACCTTGAGCATTGATATGCTCCACACTAAGACCACAAGTTAAAGCATTTTGATACTTATCTAAGGTGCTTTGTTTGATAAAACAAGATTTTTTTGTTCTTATTTGACCGGCACTGCTAGTGAAATAAACGTATTTCTCATTGTTATGTATGAATCCTTTATCAATAATGTCCCTTAAAATTTGAAAGTGATAAGTTTGGACAACCATGATCTCTTCAGAGAGAGAGTTTTCTTTGATTCCCAGCGTTCGAGTTAAGACTGAATCAAATAATGAAATCACATTATTATCTTTCAGAGAATCTGTTCTAAGTGTTCTTATTTGATTATGATCGTTAAAGGCGTTATAAAGCTTTTCTTTTAAGGAAATAATCCTTTGCGTTATATACTTCTTATGTTTTTTATCAACATGTTCAAGTTTTCTGAGATGATCTCTGTACCTATATGATTTTAAAATCTTGTTATGTAATTTGTTTTCTTGATCATTATAAAAAGCAGAAGTGTCAATACTGTAAATATGTACTTGTTTATTTAGGCCGTCTTTTTTTCCTTTCAATAAATTCTCCCCTTATTACTTTTATGCATATTTTTTGATTTAATAATCGCTTTTTAGATACTTATGTACAAGATTTTTGTATGTATAGCTCTTTTTATCGATTGTTCCAAATAGTTTATAGTCCTCATAAAGAGTATTTTCTTCTTGTGAAGCAGTTCCTTCAATAATAGCAGTCTCTAAAAATCCAATTAAATTACTAAACATGTACGTTACTTTCTCTGAATCCTTTTGCATTATCTCACCTCCTCACTTATGGATTTATTATATACATATTATTTGTATTTGTCTATTGTTTTTTCGCTAGTGTGTTAATAGCTCCAGGTTATAGAGGTGAATTCTGAAGCATTTAGAGAAGGGGGGATTATCGTAATCTAAAAACATGCTTATCGTAAAAAATATTAAAGAGTTTAAAAAGCCAGTAAACATAAGGAGATTTGCTGTATCGAATGGTGATTAGGGGATAAACGATCGTAAAACATAAGTGAGAGTAGGGGAAAGTGGTTGCTTTATCTAAATATTGAAGAAATCGAGTAAATTTGAAGAGGGGAAAATGTTGATATTTAAGGCTTTTACGATAGCGATTACGATGTGAAAAAGGGTGATTTTGAGGTGGAATTAGGAAAATGAAAATTTGGATAGGGTGTGGAAATGGAAGTGCTATGGGTACATCCGTTCCCTTTATTTTACCATTAGATGTAAATATACCCCCATATATTGGTATTGTAATACGTGTATAAGGAACATTATACGTGCATTTAATGACTTGGGCAGGTCTGCACCAGTGCTATCATAATTCCAGGTCAAACACAAGAATTAATTTTTAAAAAATAAATTGTTTTTCAATTTAAAAATGAATAACCATTCATTAAAAATAATCGTATTTATAACGAATCCGAGGGAATCGAAGACATAATTTATTCTTATCCACTTACATTACTATATCATATCTTCATATATAACCCTTGTATTTACTGACCATCTCAGCCTTGAAAGGTAGTCAGCAACTTGTCTTTAACTAAGGTTCTCTTTTTCAAATCAACATCTCCTTCTGTAAACAGTTTGTTTCTACACTGTTAACAATTAAAGAAACCTTTAGTTTCTTCCGATATATTTTATGAAACTTTTTGCTTCTTTTTGTTTACGAAACTATTTGCTTATATAATAATTGTCAAAGTGAGGAACCTACTATGTTTGGAGAACGTTTAAAAAAATGCCGTACCTCCAAAGGATATAGCCAGCAACGGATGGCGGATTTCTTAGGAATTACGAGACAGGGATATGGGAAATATGAAATTGGTAAGGCTGAACCTGATTTAAAAACCCTTACTAAATTAAGCAATATATTAGGAGTATCTACTGACTTTCTTCTAAAAGGCACACATGCACAATTTGATCTCGATGAGATATTAAATGATCCAGAGACTTTAATTGCTGGATATAATGGAATGATCTCGGAAGAGCAAGCTAAAGAGTTACTGTATTATCTTTTAAAAAAAGAGTTCGAAGAACATTAGTAGCTATTCTTAATTCTTCTGGTAAAACATTTGTTTAATAAAAAGAAAACAAACTGTTTAACATCCATTAAGTTAAACGAAAGAAAAGAAAAAATAACTGGAGTGAAAAGGGGAAATAAAATTGTTTAAAAAATTGGGGATTTTACTATTAATCACTTCACTGATATTGCTCGCAGCTTGCAAAAATAGTGAAGAGTCTTCTTCATCTTCAGAAGACTCAAACAGTGCAACTGATACCAACACATCAGAAAGCCAAGACATCTCTGTTAATGGTCCTGAAAAAGTTGGGGATGTTTATGAAATTGATGGTGGTACAGCTAAAGTAATGGCCATCAGCAATAAAGAAACCACTGTTAAAACTGGCCCGATCCAATTTACTGTAAAAAAAGTAATTGCCGCTGTTGCCAACGAACAACTACCTTTTATTGATGTTCAAATTGAATCAGAAAATACATCTGATGAAGTTGTTCGTTTCAGACCAAGTCTAGCACAATTAGCAACAAGCACTGGGGTACAAATAGATGAGCCATCATTGTTGGAAAGTGACAGGCTTCTCGACGAGTACGTAGGAAAAGTAAATGATAGTGGATCCATCATATATGTTTTTGATAACGAAGAGGATATAAAAGATTTAGAATCAATTCGGCTGAGAATCTCTTCTCCATTTAATGAGGACTTAAAGAATTTAGGGGACAAGCTAGACTTAAAAATTAACTTAGAGCATTAAAAACAAGCCCTATTTTGGGGCTTTTCTTTAGAAAATAAAGTCGAACATAAGTTTTTATTTTGTTGGTAGGAGGCTTTACCTTGTATCATATTTCACTTCTTGAGGAAAGAAGACGAAAAATTTACACCGGATCCCATCATACATTCCACCTAATCACACTCATACATTAACACGCTCTCAGAGCCAATATAACACCTCTCTAAGCATCCTTAATCAATTCCCAATCCATTTGCATTCTTGTTCATTCAAACAGCACACAAAGTATCTCAACACCATCCATCAACACACAAATAACTCACCGCAAATATAAAAAATATGTATATAAAAATCGCGAATTATGTTATAATAGAGTCATAGGAAAGGAGGTGTACATAGTGCTTGAGAAAGTGGGTATCATAGTTGCTTTCCTCATATCTTTAACGGTTCTTACAATCAACAGTCTAACTATAGTTGAGAAGATAAGAAACCTAAAGAATGGGACAAGCAAAAAGAAAAAGCGTATACGCAAGCGGCTCCGACCAAAGAGACAACGCCAACGTATACGCCGATGAGAGCTAAGCTAAAGGGGAATGAACTTCTCCTTTAGTTCCTACCCATATTATAACATGATCAAGCACATTGCAAACATGAAACGATTCTCATTATGGTTTACCCATATCACATTCATTGGCTTATTCTTAATGTTTCAACTCATTAAGGATTACTTCAGCAGCGAAGCACAAACACTAATCAATATAATATTCATAGTCACATGTATCATTGCCATATTGTTATGGATCATCTATTGTGTATTCCTTAAACTAAGAAACAAGTCACACTAATCATATAGGCCTCATGGTATAATTAAATCATTGAGGTGAGATGATTGGAGAAAAAATTCCTGGATGCTATTCAGCAGCTAACAAAGGAATTGGAAATGCTCAAGAAAGATATTGACTCCATCAAAGAAGCAACTGTCAGAATTGATAAAGACCTTTTAGAGTACAGAGAAGAGATAAGCAAAGTAAAACAAGATGATTCAGTATTAATCATGCAGCAACACAAGGATAATTAAATATGCGTTATAAATAAGGGAGCGGTAAGGCAATTATCGTTCCTTATTTTTCGATACAAAATTAAAATATAAGGAGGATATATGGAAATAGTTAAAGTTATCGATTCTATTATGGGATCTGGTAAAACAACTTACATTATTAAGATGATGAATGAGGCACCAAAGAATGAGCATTTTATCTTTATCACACCATATCTTGATGAGGTAACAAGAATAAAGAGGTCATGTACGAATAGAAAGTTTTACGAACCAAAAATACATAGTGAGGAAGGGGAAACGCTCTATAAACTGGATTCATTACATAAACATTTAGCAGATAACAATGACATTGTAACAACTCATGCTTTATTCAGTATGGCTAATGAAACAACTAAAGAATTGATTTATTCAGGCAATTATACTCTTATCCTGGATGAAACTATGGAAGTGGTTAAGAAATTAAATATATCCAAGGATGATCTGGATATGCTGTTCCAAAATGAATGGATTAAGAACAATAATGGCACAATCATTTGGAATGATGAACAAGAAAGAAATCTTAATAGGGAATATAAAGGAGAGTTCCAAACACTTAAACATTTGGCCAAGAGTAAAAACTTAATTTTGCATAATGAGTCTGTATTGTTTTGGCAGTTTCCTGCAGACATCTTTGCCCAATTTAAACAGGTCTATAATCTTACATATTTGTTTGATGCTCAGATTCAGAAATATTATTATGACATTAACGGAATAGAATATGAACTTTATGCAGTAGTCAAAGACAATGACAGTTATAAATTAATGCAGCACAGTAGGCAATTTGATAAAGCAAAGAAGGATGTCCTAAGACATAAAATTAAAATATATGAAGGTGACTTGAATAAAATTGGTGATGATTATTATGCATTATCAAAAAACTGGTTTGAAAAACGTTCAGTGTTACATAAACGGCTTAAGAATAATATTCTGAATTACTACCAGAATATACTTAAATCAAAGTCTAAGGATAATCTTTGGACAACTTTTAAATCACATAAAAGTAAACTAAGTGGGAAAGGTTATACGAAAGGCTTTTTAGCCTGTAACATCAAAGCAACGAACGAATACAGTCACAAAAGATCTTTGGTTTATTCAATAAACAGATTCGTTAATCCTGCAATTGATGATTATTTTAGATCCAAGGGAATAATCATTAACGAGGACAATTTTGCTTTATCTGAGATGATTCAATGGATTTGGAGATCAGCTATAAGAAATGGACAGGATATTAATATATATGTCCCATCATCACGAATGAGAAAGCTGTTAATGGATTGGTTAGAGAACCAGAGATAAGAACAGCGTATGAAAAAAAAAGCAATAAATCGTTTTTGAAACCCTTGGTACATAAGGGTTTTATAGGGGTCTCTCGTAGAAGAAAAGAAGTAAATAAATTAAATAATAAAATAAGAGAATGGGGGTGCTGCTAATTGTTCAAAACGGTTCGTTCCTCACCTGAACAATTTTTGCTCACACCACCCCCAAACCCCCTCATGAGCAATTAATATTAACGCTATATCAAATACAAAAAATATGTATTTGATTATTGATTATTATAGATTATCAAGTTATAATATAAATAACAAATACAAATAATATGTATAAAAACAGGAGGTAGTTAAAATGAATGCGCAACTTTTTAATCTGGAGTCTAGACTTGATGAATTGGAAAATGAAATTAATACACAATACTGTGAGTTAGATACTAATCTTGATGCTCTTAAATCCAATCGTATTGAGCTGGAATCACAGCTTGAAAAATTTGAGTCTAGTCTAACAAATAGATTACAAGGAAGCATTTCAAATAACTGCCGAAATGACCTGCTTAATCTGGGATACACGCATTCACAAGTTGATTGCATGTCTGACGAAAAAGTTTACGCTACACTCGATAAAATTGATGAAGAAATTCATAATACTGATCAAGATTATTCTACGGGATTTGAAGATCTTGAAAAACAAATCATTGAGATGAAGAGGGACTATTTCATTGATCGAAAAGAAAGAGGACTAGGGAATTTCGATGAGGCATGGGAAGGAGAAATCCTTGATTTAGAATATGAGTACACGGTTCTTTGTTTAGAAAAGGGGTTAGAACCACTCAATCATGTTATTACCTGGGAAGGATAGGATTTAGCTTTTACAAGTAATTATACCGTTTTAAATGAGTCACAATAGTTCAAAGCAGCGATTCTTTTCTTGAATAAAGAATGTTGAGCTTCAGATATATATCAAAATAAAAATAATATTACACGATGAATGGAGAGGTTAAAGATGATGTTAATTAAACAAAAAGGAAACAGATACTATAGATATAGCTGGGCTCAAATGAGAAGTTTCCCAATTAAAAAAGTTGAAGCATTAGAACTAATCGAAAATGGTGAAGCTGAGTTAGTTGAAAGCTTTATTACAGATCCTACGCCTCAGCCCATTACAGAAGAAACAAAGCAAGTAGATGAAGTACAAGAAGTAGTTAAATCAACAAATGTAGTAAGCATAAAATCAATGATAGAGGCAAAAAAAGCAAAAGAAAACTTTGCAAAAGCAAAAGATCACTTTGTCAAGAGAGTATTACCAAAACTTAATCTTACTGATATGAAAAAGTTAACGGAACTTTCATTTGAAAAAGACAGTGAAGGGTTCCAAGAAGAGATTATGAGAATCATTCTGAGATTGAATATTGAAGAAGCAACATTTGGATGCTTACAAGGAGGCCAAAATACATGAGTATTGCTCCTCCTTATGATGAGTGCCAGATTAGGTTCAGATACTATATGCTATCTCAAGGAATAAAGCCAGGTGATGAATATAAAATTTATGAATACATGATATGGATCAATAGAATGGTTATAAGGTATAAGAAGTTAAAAAACGAGAAAGTTACCGCACCGATTAAACAAGATGATTTTACTAGCTTTATAGAAGAGCAGGTTGGAGTTGTTTAAATAAAATGCATATTTTAAACAGAATGGAGAAATTAAAATGAAAAAAATAGAATTTCGATTAATTGATAATGAAAGCTTGGAAAGAAACCAAGAAAATCCTTTTCGATGGAGTCATTCAGATAAGGTTGTAGTAAATTCAGCAAGCATAGAACATGCTGTAACAGTAGACTTTCTCAATAAATTCAAAGAAGAATTGAATGATCTGCATGATTATGATATTAACGGAAAAAACGGTGAAGTTACCTATGAAAATTCACACGATGGTTCATACCTGATTTTTAAGGTTAGCATTAAGTAGGTATAGACGTTTGAATGAAACAATAATTTAAACAGAATGGAGAGAATCGAATGAATGAGAGTACAGTGAAACAATACCTTGAAACAGTTTTTAAATTGGATGGGCTAGAATTTATGTTTAATGATGGTGAAAAGATTGTTTTCTCTAGTCCTATAGGTGATGTTGTTGTTTGTATCGAGACAAGAAAAGTTTATGATCATGAGAATAATTTAATAGGTGAAATCAGTTCAATATATAACATGGCAAATTAAATAAAAATTAAGAGGCGATGCATTATATGGCTTGGTTTGGTGGAGACGAAAAGATGAAAGAAAAACTTTTTCAAAGATTATTAAAAGCAAAAAGAAAGTCGTATCTAGTAGAAGATCAGGCAGATGAAATGATCAAATATGCAAAATCTAAAGGGGTCGTATTAAGTAAGACTAAGATTAATTTCCTATACCTTTTAGAAGTTGAATAAAACAACAATTTTATACATAAAGGGAGGGATAAGTTGGAATGACGGAAAAACTTCTTACATTATGGAATGATACATTTAGGATTGAATTAAAGCTCACACAGTATGACAGTTCAGGTTCAGTGTGTAATAAAACTGAGTATTTTACTGGCTCGCTCAAGTCAGCAATTAGAAGTATCATTAATGGTGATCATAAAGGAAACGTTGTGGCAAACTTCTATACCTCAAACGGGTGTTGGCTTAAAGAGATATCTGTATGATACATCGATTTAAAAGGAGGAATGTTACATGGTTAATGAGAGAAGATTTTCAGTGCATGGTGAAGTCTACACATTCGTAGAGTATGGAAGACTTATGCTTGAAAAGAGTTATAAAGAATCAGATGGTGCAACAAAAAATCCATATATCATGTCTAAAGAGGAAATTGAGGACTTTGTAATTGATTTACTCAAAGAGAGAATGTTTGAAGATGAAGAAGTTTTCGAGTGTGTTTAAGTTTCTGAATAAAACAGCAGCTTTAATGAAAGGGGAAATAAATTTGCTTACATTAAATCAAAACAACTTGAACTATTTACTGAATAATGGCTTTGAACTAAAGCGGTATGAGGAGCAGGGGTTATCATTTTATACAAAAGAAATAAAGGACAGCCACTCTTTGAAAAAATTAATTACACATCATTATGAAATTCAGGAAGATGAAGAGATTAATACAAAAGGGACTAGTTTTATCATGGAGATACAAACAAATGGAGAATCCTCACAATGGCTTTTTACCGGTGAATATGAAAAGCTTGGTAATCTTCAAGACCAAAATCAGTTTATTGAATATGTAAAAGAAATCGTTAATCTAATTAACTGAATAAAACATGGATTTTAAAGAAAAGGCACAAAAATAAAATTAGAGTAAAAATAAAATATCTATTGATAACTTAAAATGATCGTGGTATACTGAAATTACAAAACAAGGGATATATTACACAAATAACTATTAAATGGAGGTCTTCTTAATATCATGAATCTCTTCAATCTTACTCATGTCGGCATTATTCATAATAAGGCAATTAATTATATAAACAGCACTTTTCCTGGATTGGTGGATAAAGTTGAGTATACTTTAGAGGATAAAATAGGAACAACTGTATTAGATAAAGCTGAAGATCAAATTAACTCTGAGTTTCAAGTATTAGGTGCTTATTGTCCAGAATCAAGAACAATCTTTCTTTGCAGAAGATCAACTTTAAAAGCAGCCATCCATGAGCTAGGGCATGCCGTACATCACCAATTATTAAATTATAAAACTTATAATCTCTCACAAGAAGGCAAATCAGAGAGGGCTGAATACAACTATAAAGAGGACTTTGCTGAGGCATTTGCTGAGCTTGTATTAAGACAAGCTAATGACAAATTCACTAAGCGGGATTTTGACATTAAATCAATACTACAAGGGGTGTAAAGTTAATGCCTCCTAAAGGTTTTAAGCATTCTAAAGAATCAAAGGAGAAAATAAGTAAAGCTCTAAAGGGCAGAAAACTTTCTGAAGAAACAAAACAAAAAATGAGCTTAATAAAAGTTGGCCATCCCTTTTATGGAAAAAGGGATTATAAAATGTCTAACAAAGCGAAATCAAATATTAGGAAGGGAATTATTGAAAAGAGACATACTGCTGAATATATTGAGAAAATAGCTGAGAAAAAAAGGGGAGAGTTAAATCCAAGTTCAAAACTCAGCCAAGAACAAGTTAAATCAATAAGAAGTGAGTATGAACTACTAATTAATAATATGAAAAAGACAGAGGCTCAAAATTATCTTGCAAAAAGATACGGTGTAAAGAGGCCAACAATATCAGATATTGTACTCTACAAAACCTGGAAGCATATTTAGAACTGAGGTGACAACAATGATTAAATCAAATTTAAAGCCCATAATAGACGAAAGAAAGATCAGTATCCGGAAGCTATCTAGAGATATTGATCATGAGTATCCAACTGTCAGAAAGCTTTATAATGACGAAATGGAGCGGTATCCAAGAGATCTGTTAGATAAAGTCTGTACATACCTAAACATCGAGCTGCAGGAATTGCTGATATTCGAAAAAAGCCATAACCATATCGATCACTCAGGATGAAAATGGTATACTAAAGTTACAAGCATAGGAAGGAATTACAAGTTTTCTAGGTCTACATAAAATCGTACTTTTAACCAGATATAAGACAATCTAGAGACTATTGTAGGTACCAAGAACTCAATATAGTTTGTTATAGAAAGGGTATGATGAATGAATGACGATGGTGATAACAGTAATTTCAGGTAATAGCATAATTATGACTGCTGATAAAAGAGTAACCAAATCTAACGGTTTTGGTCAAGGAGTTGAGGTAGTTTCTGATGACTACAAGAAGATTAAGATTATAAAGGATAAGTACATTGTTTCTTTTGCTGGAAGAGCTGATATAGCAAAAAAAGCATTTGAATACATTGAAGCGAAAATAGATGGGATAAACAATTATATTGATCCTCTAATATTTTTTAAGGAAGCATTTAAGAATGGAAAAACATCTTTTGAAACAAGTTATCCTGGCATACCGCCAATTTCGGTGTTTTTCCTCGGATATATAAATCAAAATCAGCCGAAATTATACTCTTTTTCTTCAGATGATGACTACATTGGAGTCGAAAGAGAGGCGGCCATAAAGATGCACTCCAACAATACGGAGCAAGAGGACTTGCTTACAGATGAAACAGTAAATTTTATAGGAAGTGAAATAGCCAAACAACCACTATATTATCAATTCCCTCAAAACCTTTCTAAACTTTATTCTAAAGCAATAAAAAGAGTTGATAATATAATGATTGGTAATACAACTTACTCTGTTGTCTTATCTTCTGCGGGGGTTGAAGAATATAATCATTAAACGTTATAGTCTTTCAATCCATATAAAACTAAGATTTTTGGGAGAGCTATAAGTAAAATGAATTATAACCTAATTAGACTAGTTAAAGATTTAATCAGATTAAAGAGAGAAGGTGACTTTTGGGACTTCAAAGAAAAGTGGCATTCTTTTAATGAACTTTTAATTCATGATATTCTATGTTTCTCTAATACTGTTCATGATCGAGACTGTTTTATTATAGTCGGTGTTAATGATGATGGTGAAGTAGTTGGTCTTGGTGAGCACGAAAGAAAAAAACAAGCTGATTTGATCAATATGGTTAACAGCTTTCCTTTCTCCGGGGAAACTCCAAACATTAAACTTGAACATATTGAGATAGAAGGAAAAGCATTAGATATATTAATTATATTAAATTCTTATTCAGTTCCATTTATTCTCTCCAAAAGGGGAAAAAGTTATAAAAAAATTAAACAAGGCATTGTTTACAGCAGATTTGGTGATACAAATACACCAATTGATCAAGGGGCAAGTTTCTCTACTATAGAGTCTTTATGGAAAAAGAGGTTTGGCTTGAACAAGACAGTAGTTGAAAGAGTATCATTTCTGCTAAATAACTCGAATGATTGGGTTGAAAATGAAGTAGGTTTTTATCACCTCTATAATCCCGAATATTCATTGGAATATGGCGACTATGAAAGTGGAGATCCTGCATTTTATTCATACTGCATGGATAATGAGCACACAAGTTATCAAAAGATTAAATTAAAATTTAATGGAACTATATTAGAGGAATACAATACAGCAATTTTGGATGCTGGTCGTTATAGAGTAGTCACTCCTAAATGGGATTTTATTGTTTTTGATATAAATAAAAAGTTTAGTTTTAGATATTATATTCATAATGAAAACGATTATAAATTGAATGACCTTTTACTTAATGAGGAAAATGATGAGGGAATAATAGCACGAAGGAATTTCTTTGAAGTAATCTTAGTATTCAATTCTGAAGCAGAAAAAGAAGATTTTGTGGATTATGTTCAAGTTTATCAAGATCAATTCCTGTCTAAATTCAAAGATAAGGAAGATGCCTACTACTCAACAGACAACGAGGTTAAAAAGAGCCAAATTATAACAGGGAAAGTCCTTAGGGAAATGTTATATGGCTTTAGAGAGGGAAAAAAATAAAAATTTAATAAAAGAAGTGTTTTATAGAAAGGCGGCGAAATTCAATGATAAAGGCTTATACAATATGAAAAAGATTATTGTTTTTGTATTAACGATATTTATATTATTCTCAGGATTCGCAACACAAAGTTATGCGTTGTCTGATTCGAAATCTGCGGCAATACAAGCGTTGCTAGATGATGCCTCTCGTATATCAGGTGTGCCGGGAATGTCAATCTCAATACTTGCTGATGATGAAGTGTTCTACTATTCTTCAGGGTATGCTGACCGTGAAAAGGGGTTGTCTGCAAGTGAAAATACACTCTATGAGTTAGCCTCGGTCAGTAAAGCTTTTACCGGTATGGGTATTATGCTGTTGGAAGAGCAAGGGCTGCTCTCAATGACTGACCCTGTCCAAAAATATTTACCTTGGTTTACGTTAAAGTATCAAGGGAAACCTGTTGATATGCAAAGCCTTACACTAAATAACTTTCTTCACCATACCAGTGGTCTAACAAATATTAGGCATACTCAAAGTATTCCACAAGGCAATACACCGGATATGTTGCAAAAGACTGTGGAAATGCTCGTAGATGCTGAATTGGCGTTCCCTCCCGGTGAACAGTATAACTATGGAACCGTTAATTATGACGTATTGGGCTTGGTTATTGAGATTGTGTCGCGACAAAGCTATGAAGACTTTATGAGGGAACAGGTATTTCAGCGGTTAGGTCTTCACCAGACGTATGTTTATAAAGAAGATGCTCAAGCCACTGGACAGTTGGCACAGGGCTACCGTTCTTCCTTTTTTATGACAACTCCATTTAAAGCTCCGGATTATGCTGGGAATAAGCCCGCAGGCTATATCATTTCTAATACAAAAGATATGGCGCGTTGGATGGGCATACAGATGGGTATTGTGCAGGACATACCCGAAATATTTCACACGGTTATCGAAAAATCACATAGGGGTGATAGGTCTGTTTCGGCTGTCAACGATATGTATTATGCGGCAGGCTGGTCGGTAAACGCCGACCAAACGATTATAGAACACACTGGGGGCAATCCAAATTTCAGAACCGAAGTAGTCATACTGCTAAATGAACAAACAGCCATCTGCTTGCTGAGCAACGGCGCAAATACCAATATAAACCTGGTACTAAAAGTTAAAGATATATTAGACGGTAATCTAACTCAGTCATATGAAATAAGCGGCACACAGCTTTTGGATATCATTTTGTCGTCTATCACTATTATTCTTTGCCTATTGGCCGTTCTCCTATTTCTCTTAGGATTACACAGAAGGAAAACGAATGAGCGGCAGCCAATGACAAAAAAGAGAATAATCGTAACAGTTATTTTCCTGATCGCTACGATTGCCCTAGGTATACTGTGCTGTGCTTTCGATTGGTCAACGATACTTATTTGGCAAACATATAGTGTTCTTACAGCTTTGATTTCGTCAGCATTATTAACAGCAAGCATTACATGGTTTGTATACACTCACCGATAAAATACCTCGCTCCTATGATAAGCATAATGTTAAGTAATTAAATTTCAATTTATCGGTATGCTTAATTTGAAAAACATAAGTCACTACGGTGTCTTTTTTAATATCATCGACAATTTTCCCAGTCAAACCTAATTACTATTGCTTCCACTAACCTGCTCCGTTCGTGGAATAAGGATTTTTAAACAACTAATATTATTTTTCAAATGACTTTATTGTAAATTAAACAACAATATTATTTTTGCACAAGCGTCGTTAGATAACATTTCTTAACCCGTTTGTTTCGTATTTCTCTTCCACAAGATCACCTACATAATTTATTCAACATACTCGAGAATAGCAAATTTCGTTCGATATAGGGAGGGAACAAATGATTGGTTTAGCTTATTTTTTAATTATCTGGCTAGGAGCTGGATTGTTGACTGGCATTAAGTTTATTTTTGTTGACCAGGTCTATGATGATGAGTTTAAAGAACTCATGGATAAAGAAACAGCAGCGGGCATGGAAAGGAATTTGGCCAGCCTGTTTTTCAAAAATAAGGTAAACGTTATTGCTTTTTTCATGCTAATTGGTTTGCTGCCATTAGCAATGAGGATTACAAAATTATTTAAAAGAGGTTGATTTATGCCTTTGCTTGATTATTTTTATGTACTGCAGTTCGAAAACAAGGAATACTTCAAATCATTTAAGTTAGATGAGGACGGTTATTTGACATCTAGCGACCTCCACGGCGCCTCTAAATTGCAAACAATGTATGAAGTCATTGAGGTAGCAAGTGAGCTCAAAACAAAGTGTAATGTGCAATGTGAGGTAAGGGAAATTCAGGTTGTAAAGCGTTAGGAGTGTTCAGGTGTATTGGATAGAGTGGATTGAGAATGGAGAAAAGAAAAGCATTGTTGCTGAAGGGTGGATTGAATGGGCTGCTATACTTGAAGACCTGTATCAAAAGCGGTTTGAGTATGTTGAATGGAAGCGGCTTTGAAAAGGGGTGAAATGACATTAAAAAACTAGTTTTATTGTCCAGTTTTTTAGGGATTATGCTATCAATTATAGGGCAATTATTTGGAGTCCTAACAGATTTCTTGATTCCGGGTATTGCACGGCTTATGGGGGTTTTAGCTGGCCTCCTAGTATTACTTTGCTTAAAATCAAGAAACACAGAAATGCAGACATTTATAGTGAGCTTAAGTGCTGCATTAGGAATAATAGGTGCAGGAGTTTTATATCTTCCAGCAGCTATTGTCAATATCTTAATTGGGTTCAAACTAAATAAAAAGTTAAAAGAAGAAAACAATAAAAAGCAGATCTGAATAGACTGCTTTTTGTTTAGTGTATCTATGGAAAATTGTAGTATAATAGTAATAAAATAATCATTTTAATCATAGTGAGGTCTATATGGATTTAAAATTTTACAGACTTCTAAGAACAAGTGAAGTCGAGTTTTTTCAGGTCATACAAAAAGAAACTTCAAACATTTACGGCTATATCTTAATCGTTGATTCAAAAAGAAAAGGAGAGCTGTCTGATAATCCAGTGTTAATTGGTATAGAGGACGAAAATGAATATGAGGGTTCCTCAAATTATATTCAAGTAATTGCATTCACTGAAGAAAGATATCTTGAAACCTTTACAGCTGACACCTTTTCTTTTATAGATGGTCTGTTAAACATGAAACCAGATTGCCAATTTTTTATTAAAGAACAGGTATATAATTCAGATTCTGAGTTCCTAGACTTTGATTTTCCTTTTGATATGACACCTATTGTGGATATCATTGCCCCGTATGCCCAAAAGATAAATAAAGACATAAATCTTAACAACATTAGAAACGGTGATTTTAATTACCTTTCACAAAAATATTTGAAAAATTAAAAGTGATAGGTGACTAAATGAGTACTTGATTGATTATTCTAATTCAGGATTGCTTGGCTTTACTTGGTTTGAAAGGGGTCGAGTAAGGTGGATAAAAGAAGAATAAATTATAAAGAAATATAGGGAACAAATGAGAGAGGAAAGAACGATGGCAGTTCACATACTTTTAAAATTGTTATTGTGCTAGTCATTAATATATTGTTGTTTTTCTTAAATTCTATATTAAAAACTTTTTAAAAAGAGATTCTTTAATTTGTTGAGAGATCGGGAGGTTTAAAAAAGCAATGGATTTTTTCACTTCATCAATAAGAAACATATTAATTGAAAATGTAAAGCCACTAAAACAAACCATTGAAGAAATAGGTGAGACTTTTAGAAAAGAAATGAAACCTATATATGAGAGCCTTTTGCTATTACGGGAAGAATTTGATACAAGAGATAGTGTCAATGCAATGATTATTGAAAGTGGATATCCTCCTATATGGGATATCGACATAATTTTAGAAATTCAAAAGAAGATGGAAGAAGCGAAAGACTTCGAGAATTTTGATGTGAGTGGTAGTATTATTAACTATTTTAAAAGTGAGGAAATAGGAAATTTCTTAGATGACTGGTCAAGATTTCCCTTTTTAAAAGGAAGGATGCCTATTATAGAATCAGTAATTAAATGCCATAAATCAGGATTATATTACTCATCCATTTCAACACTTTTACCTCAATTTGAAGGGGTTATATTTGAATTTTTCAATCATAGTTATAAATATAAAGAAAACTATTTGAGAATATATCTAGAGCAATTATTATTAACTTCATATAAAGCTGAGGGGGATTCATTTAATGATAAAGTTATGCAATACTACAAAAATTATATCCTCGTTGGTTTTTACGGAAAAGAAGTAGCTTCGGAGATTAGCCGGCATGCATTCGCTCACGGTTATTTAAAAGATTTTGGAACTGAACAAAATTCTTTAAAATTGCTTCTTCTATTTAACCAGATTGTTACGTTTTTATTTGAGTTGGATGATGAAGAAATTGAAAAAGCAAAAACTCTTGTAAGATTAGAGTCTGAAGAAGAAAGAGATAAGAAAAAGGCTGAATTGATTGCAAACAACAACTTAAAGCAACAATTAAAAGAAAAAGAGAAGGACAATGAAAAATTCAAAGCCCTTTTCCTTGAATTTGTTGGTTATGAAGATGAGTGGTTGCCCACTGTACCAGGTCTAAATAAAAAAACAAAAAAAGAATTAACTACTTACATTATTGAGCAACGTTTACTTATGAGGGAACAGTATAAAATGTTAGATGCCCCGTTACAAGAAGAATTAAAGGAAAAAGTTGAACAATATATATGGCCGGTCATGCACAGAGAGGTTTAAATCCTCACTGTGTGTTTCAATAAAATAGGAATTTTAAAGAGAATACAAATACAAAAAATATGTATAAAATAATTGACTCGTAATGTGATCTATAGTATTATTAAGTTAACCAATAAAGACAACAAAAAGAAATGAGGGGAAATAATGGAGTTAATAAGGATAGCTATGAAGAAAGACTTGGAAAATGACAACTCTTTAATGAATAAATGGGCAACAGTAGCTGGCCTTAAAAACCCCAATCCTCTTTATGACTTCTTAAACCATGATGGGAAAACATTTAATGAATTTTCTTCAATAGTCAACATTGTTAAGAGTCAGTATCCAGACCGTGAATATGAATTAATGAAAGATTACTGTTTAAACCTAGATGTTAAGACAAAGGCAGCAAGAAGTGCATTGGAGTATGCTGATGCAAATATGTTTTTTGAAATAGAAGATGTTTTAATAGATTCAATGATTTCTTGCAGCAATATGAAAAGTAAAGAATATGGAAAAGTGTATAAAATACATAGAGAGCTGTCTAACAGTGTTATTACTGAATTTGAGGCAGTGAAAAGACTCGGCAAATTAAATATAAAAACACCTGAAATGAATTCTTTCTCAAGACTCTTGCTGCTTTATCATTATTTAAGCACTGGTAACTTTTCTCCGATGGCCCAACTTATAAAACAAATTGACCTAAGTGAGATTTCTGAGAACATGTACATTAGAAACACATATCAAACAAGAGTTCATGTTCTAATGTCGAATATAAAGCTAAATGAAAATTCATTAGAGGAGTGCAGAGAGTACTCTAAAAAGGCATTGGAAAGTACAAATATCCTCAGATTTCAGGTTTTCAGCTACTTAACTATTGGCAACTCTCTATTATTTTCGAATTATGAATTGGCTCAAGAAAACTTTTTAAAAGGGCTAAGCGTTTCTGTTCAAAATGAAAATTACAACATGATTTTCCAGCAGGCTTTGTGCTTCTTAAATAATGTATGGCGCAAAGAAAATAAGTGGATTAATTTTGAATCTGAGTCAATTATGGATTTGCAGGAGCAAGCCCATTGTTTTATCAACTTTAATGAAAATTCCAAAGCAAAAAAAGTTTTGGATAAACTAGATCTTTTACGTCATAACGATAATGAGCTTGCAATGCATCATTATTTGAAAGGGAGACTCGAACAAAATAAAGCATGTTTCTATTCTTCAATCGAGTATTTTAAAAAGTCTAATGACAAATTCCTTATTAGGCTGCCGTTGTTAGAACTGCAAAAGATGGGTGAAAATCAAAAACTTTTAGAATTACTTTTACTTTAAAGGAGGTGAGACAATGAAAAAACTTATTATGGCTTTAGTTATCTTGGGCGCACTAGGCACTTCTTACATAAGTGCAGATTCTTCAATCCAACAAGCTTCAGGTGATTATGAGGTTGCTGGAATGCCACGTGGAGCATAAAATCCATTGACACATAAAGTTATTAGTATTATTATTTATTTAATTAAATTAAACAGAGAAAAGGAAGACGTTTGGCTCTTTTGAGCTAAGCGTCTTTTGTAGTTTTAAGGCCATCACTTAAATATTAGGTTTTAATAACATCTAGTGATCAACTTCAAATACATACACCCTAATTAAATGAAATGCATTACAAAGCAGCACATTCGCAAAAAAAAATTGCGTAGAATGTGCTATTTGTCGTTAAAAAAATCTTTACTTCCCTTTTGTAATGCATTACAATTGCTATAGATGCAAAAGATAAAAAATATGTATATAGGAGTTTGGTGGTATGTCCGCAATTAGTTACTTAAAAAACAGTATGACAATACATAAAACCATTTACCAAAAGAAAGTTGAAAGCTTAGTTAAAAATGATTTGTTTTTTCATGAAAAAAGCATTGAAAAGTCAAAAATAATGAAGAATGAAAATGTTCGAAAACAACTAACTAAAGGATACATGAAATTGCTAAGCGAATACAAGGAGGATTAATGATGCATGTTGTAGAACTTAGGTCTACAAATCATAAAGATATTGATGCCGATTTTGTTTTAAATGCTAAACAAACTTACATAGAGAGTGTACTAAACATTAGGAAAATGATTGTTAATGCAAAAACTGAAGATGATCTACATGGTGCAAAAATAGAGATAGCAGCATTATTAAAAGATCTAAATAGAGTATTATTAGGTGGAGATGGATTAAAAAGAAGCATTGAAAATAATCTGCATTTTAGATCCCTAATACATTTTGTGAAGAATTTAAAACGACACATTGCAATTGAATTTGAAGAGTTTATTTATCAACCATAACATATACGCACTGCAGTCTATAGTATACATAAAAAGTAGGAGGTTGACATGTCAGAGCGAATAAAACAGCTATTGGTCAAACGTGGCATCACAATAGAGGAATTGTCGAGGGAGACAATGATTGATATTCAGAAATTAAACAAAATCATTGAAATGCCAGATGAATCAGATGTTACAACCATAAAGCTTATCGCTCTGGTATTGAATGTCTCTATTGATGAGTTATTGGATGAGAAAGGAGGAGAAGATAATGCAAAATAAAGTTAAACAATTAAAAAATTATGCGGTTTACGATGATATCGAGGGCTTTTTAATCAATAAAGATATAAGAAGTAGCTCAGGGAATTCTAACTATATGATGCCTTCATCAACTATAAGGGTGTCGAACACCAGAAAGAATTATGAAGGGGATATTAAGCAGTTCTTTAGTGTGATTAAAGGTAAAGATGTCAAAAGTTTAGTTCCCGATGATTTAGTTGTAAGTAAAAGCGAATTAAGCAACTATGTGAAGTATCTTCAGGAAAAGGGATTAGTTAATAATAGTATTAACAGAAAAATGACCTCCCTGAAGATGCTCTATACATATTTGGAGCATGATTATAAGGACTATATTGACTTGTCGGTGTTTAATACTGTCGAAAGGCTTAAAACAGTAACTAAAAACTGGGATAAAACAACCCAGACAGAAGCCGAAAGAATCGCTCAGGATATGTATATAAATGAAAGACAGAAACCTTTAATGAAAAAGCTGTTTGTTAAATTCGCCATCAGAACTTCTTTTCGTGTAAGTGCGATTTTGCGAGTAAGATGGAAAGACATACAGCTTGATGAAAGTACAGGCCATTATATAGTAACAGTTATTGATAAAGGATCTCAGGTTGTGTCTACAGGCATTAACCAGGTATTTTATGAGGAATTGTTGCAGCTGAAGGAAGAGGATGACAGCGAAACTGAATTGGTTTTTCAGGGGCTTTCGGAACAATCTTTACGACACTCCTTAAAAAGGTCGAAAAAAAGGTTAGGAATACCTCCTGAAAGAGAATTAGTCTTACACTCATTTAAGGGTGTAGGAATTGACTATGTCTATGAGAATTCTGGTCACGATTTACTTGCAGCAAAAGAACAAGGAAATCATAAAAACACATTAACAACAGAGAGATATATGAGCAGAAAGATTAACATAGCGAACTCTGCTGGTGTAACAATGGATGAAAAAATCGATTTAAATCCACTATATGAAGCAACCCAAGAGGATTTTATTAGTTTTTTTGAAAACACTGATCTTGTTACATTAAAAAAGTTTATAAAGCATGTAAATGAGCGATAATCATTTTTTCGGTATATTACTCAGTTCAAATGATAATTCTTCTTGATTAACCAGATTGCCTTTGGTAACTTTAAATTTAGCAACATGACATGAGGTGAAAGGCTATATGACAGTGATCTTTGATCAGTCTGCAAATGAGAAACTGCTTTCAGAAATGAAAGATGCTATCTCGAAAAATAAACACATAAGATCTTTTATTAACGATATTCAATTAGAGATGGCTAAAAATAAAATTACTCCAGGGACAACACAAAAATTAATTTACGATATAGAAAATCCAGAAGTCGAAATTTCTAAAGAATATATGTACTTTTTAGCCAAGTCACTATACTCAGTTCTTGAAAGTGAAAGGTTTAATCCACGAAATTACTTCACAGAAACGGATATGAGAGAAATTGAAACGTTATGGGAAGGATCTGTGGAGGAAGATATAAAATTTCCGTATACATTCAAACAAGTTGTAAAGTATTCGGATGATAATTATTTATTCCCAATCACTGCTAAAGAGTTGTTTATGCTATTTGAAAATAAGTTATTGCACTATAATCCTAATGCTCAAAGAACGAACAAAACGAAAAAACTAGAGGGCTCAGATATTGAGATACCTGTACCGCAGCTCAATAAACAATCGGTTGAAGAAATAAAGGAACTGTTCTTAGATGGGAAATTAATTAAATCAGTTTTTACGTTTAATGCACGTGTTGGAAGCGCAAGTTGTGGCGAAGAATTAAAATATGATGACGACACTATGTCTCTTACAGTGACTGAAGACACCATTTTAGACGTTTTAGACGGGTATCACCGGCTAATAGGCATTACTATGGCTATAAGACAACATCCTGAGTTAGATCATTTGTTTGAAGAAACCTTTAAAGTGGACATCTATAACTACACTCAAAAAAGGGCGAGAGAGCATTTTGGGCAACAAAACACAATAAACCCAGTTAAAAAATCTAAAGTGGCTGAGATGAGTCAAAATGTTTATTCAAATAAAATTGTTAAGTTTATTCAGGATAATAGCATAATTGGTGATTATATAAAGACAAATGGAGACTGGATAAATCAGAATCAAAACTTACTTATAACTTTTTCTGACTTCAAAAAGGCAATTGAAAGAAGTTATTCTAAAAAAGATTTTTCTACTCAGGCAGACATCTTAAAAACTGCAAGATACCTTACATCTTTCTTTGATGCTTTAGCTACACAATATGTAGATGAGTTCTTAGGTGATATAGCAAAAGAACGGAAGAGAAGTTTTGTAAACAACTATTTGTTCTTTAATGGTTATGTGGGATTAGCTAAGAAATTGCAATTAGATGGGGTAAGCCTGGACGAGTTGGAAAGTAAGATTACTGATGTTTTAGGCTCTATAGATTTTAGTAAGAAAAATAAGTTGTGGGATGAATTAGGTGTAGTAGACAAGAATGGAAATGCTAAATCACCACAAAAGATATGGAATTTCTTTAACAATTTAAAAATAGACGAGTAATTACTTAGGAGTTGTTTGTTGCAATGTTCAATAGTGAGATTAAGGAAAAATATTTAGATACCTTATCTGAGGGTATGGTTATGCAGATGAGGCCTATTTTTGCAAAAGCAGAGATTACTGAGACTTTATATAATAAAGACATTTATGATTTCACATCAATGCAAATTTTAGAACTTATACGATCATTCGATCAAACCACTATTGGTAGTGTTCGAAGAACCTTAGCATTATTGTCATTGTATATTGATTGGGCAATTTCATATAAGTTAAGTAAAGGATTAACCAATTTGGCAAGAACTATTTCTGAAGAAGAGCTTTATGAATGTCTCGGAGACAAAAAATTATATATTACTTATAGTGAATTAGAGGAAATGGAAAATCAATTAGTTAACTATCAATCAAAGGCTGTATTAAGGCTGTTGTTTGAAGGGGTTTCAGGTTTAGCTCATTCTGAATTGCTAAGTTTAACGAAAAAGCAAGTTGAGGATGCGATGCTAAATGGTAACGTTTTAACCCTCTATGATTCAAAGCACGGTGAACGAAAACTAAAAGTTAGTAGTGAATGTCTTGTTATTGCCTTAAATGCAGCTCAGGAAACTAAATATAAATTAAAGAATGGGAAGGCAAAAGGCCAAACAAAAGAAGTCTTTTTAGTTGAAAATGATTATGTAGTTAAAACAAAAAGAACGTCCAACAAAGGAGACGGCCAAGCAAGTAAATTTGTCATAACTAATCTAATTACTGATATATCTGAGTTCTTTAAAATTAACTTTTTAACACCAAATACTATTGTTAGATCTGGTCATTTGTATAGAGCATATCAGCTTTATAAAGAAAAAGGGGTTATTGATAACTCTGTAAGGTATCAGATTATAGATGACTTTAATTTAAGAGTGAAATCCAAATATCGAGCAGTTTATTCAATGCAAGATTATATTAATGAGGAAGAAGTTAATAAATATTACGCAGAAGAACTAGGTCTAAAAGAGACGACCATTTAAATATGAAATCCATTTGACTATTTTGGTTAAATGGATTTTTCTTTTATCTCAAAAAATTGTGAAAAAATTCGCATTTCGACAAAAATAGACAAAATAATCACTTTAAATACATGTTTAAATGTAGTAAGATGGTCATGTAAACCATATGGTTTACTAAGGAGGAGACCAAGACCAAAGTCTTAGTCGTTTCAATGCCTTTCAACCTTGAATTCATAGAGGTCTTCGACATTACAATCTAAAGCAGCAGCAATTCTTTTTGCAGTTCGAATAGACATATCTACTTTAACTAATCGATTATAGTCGCTCAGCTGCTGTTTCTTAATCCCAGTTATCTCTGAAAGTTCATTGATTGTAATGTCTTTCTTTCTACATAATTCAGGTATCAAGCATTGCCCGATCTCAACTTTAATCATAATCGGACATCCTCCTGCGTTCTGTTATGGAAAGACATAATACATATCATACCATACGAAGCCGATAAATAACCACTAGCATAACACCTACTTTCTATGTATAATGATTATACAAAACAGAACGCACGTTCCCTTAACACCTTAAGGGTTTATCACAGAAAATTGATCATAGGAGAATGAGGATGGCAGGTTATTTAAACAATATTGCACTGAATCTGGAGATTGTACTCAAAAACAAAGCAGATAGTCCAGAAGTCTCTGAAACATTGGTAACCAGGATTTGTGAAAATTTACTTTTATCTAAAGAAGTCTCGTTTTTAAAAGCTGACGGATCAGTTGAAAATTTTAAATTAAGTGATATGGAATATGAAATAACAAATACAGAAGAATTGCCTGAGTAAAAATAAAAAAAAGAAAGACTCCATTAAACATAATGTAATCAGCAGCAAGAGGAGAATGAAGGTATTGTTTTGAATATATTTGTTGATCAAGATAATTACAAAGAGGTTAGTCTGAAACTTACAAAAAAATTGCTGACTTCAGAACATTATCAATTCCTACTTGGTTTCAAGGGAGAGAAATTAGATATTACAATTTCAGTTACACCACAAAGCCTCGTTAAGCTTAGGGATGACATCAATGAATTGATCTTTATGTTCTCAGATTAAAATTAGATTCGGTCACATAAATTGGCCGAATCTAATTGACAGATATTAAATGATGGGTTATAGTTTATTCAAATACAAATAATATGTATATAGGAGATGGTAAAGAGAGCTATGTTGCTTGATGAAAAGCTCGATAAATTAATGAAAACGATTCTGCGATTAAAAGCATACAAAGAAGAGGAAAATTTACGAAGAGTCATCGGAGAATTTCATTCAATAATTGATTATGCTTACGAGGGGATGTATATAGCTGAAGATATGTTAAGAGAAGAAGAAAGTAAGGGCAAAGAAGTAAGTACATATTGAATTGTGTAATTTTCACTAAGGTAACAAAATTAAAATTAGTGGATAAAATGTAAGTTTTATCGAGATTCAAATTGGAGAGGGATATCACTTGGAATTATCATTAGATGAATTGAAGCTCTATCTTAAACCATTAGTGTTTTTCGGTGAGTTAAAACTTGAAATCAGTGATTATGAAGAAGGTAAGAAAATTGAAGTGCTAGATCATGATGTAGGGTCTTTAATTAATTTAGAAGGCCAAACGATTAACGAAAATTATGTGTGTACTACATGTAATTGTACTTTATATACCGATGAAAATAATGAAGTATGTTTCATAGAGCATCCGTATGGTGCAATCACAGCTGTAAATAAAGATCAAGTGATTCATTTAACTAAGCTAATTGGAGCAATCATAAATACGGATGAGGAGGATCCAGTTGAATGAACACAGCATACAGAGTTTGGGACGGCGAGAAGATGCATTATTGGGATGATGGTGAGCTGAGTCTTATTATCTCAGGTGGAGAATGGGGGCTGTATCGCAATATCGTTGGAGCTCTTTATCCCATCCGTATTGCGTCTAGCAAACAAAAAAATTCGACTCTCATGTGGGGAACAGGGTTGAAGGATAAGACAGGCAAAGATATTTATGAAAAAGATATTGACATGACAGAAGATGAACCGATGATAGTCATTAAGGAAAATGGTCATTATGGACTTAAATTCCCTGATGATAGTGCCTACTTCGATTATTCATTGGATTGGGGAGAGTGCTACATTGGCGGTAATGTTTATGAAAATCGTGTGTTATTGGAGGGCGCGGAGTGATTGATACTGAAGTAAAGCGTATTGAATATAAGCTTTGGTATGAAGTTGAGTTCGGTTGGAAGCATTTCAGTTTCGTTGCCAATGATGATAAAACTGCATTGGAATACGCAGAGGAATACGTGAAAAATAATAATCTCATAAATTATAAAGTGGAAAAAATAACGAATGAGAGATTGTTTTGGCTGAGGAGGACGTGAAGTGAATCCTGAAGATAAGAACGAATTGAAGTTCCGAATGATTACGCCAGAGGGAAAGGTATTTCCGGTTAACCCTTCACCCATTGAAAATTGGGATAATGATATTTGGAAAGCATTTGATGAACAGAAACAGGTTTTCGACGCAGAGATTAAAAAAGCATTTGAACACTGTAACGTACCGTTGGAGGAAACAATTGAACGGGCTGAATTAGTCATAGATAAGGACGACAACACTGTTCTGACCATAGACAAACTACCGGTTTTAATCTTATATAAACCTGAATTTTTATATTCGAAAGGAAAAGCAGTTCAAAGATACAAACGACTTTATGAGGAGGACGTGGAATGAAGGAATTTCATTTGCACAAATATCCCGTGACATCAGTTGAAGGGAATGAGTATGCCGTTAGCATTTATAACGATAGACACTCAAAAGGTTTTGTCAAAGTATCTTTATATAAAAAGTTGCGCGGTTTTTTCAGGAAAGAAAAATTCAAGTGTCTTACAAGAGAAGGAGACTTCGCTCCGAGTTATTTCGAAGAAAAGTGGGATTACGATTACATACAGATGGCAATCAATGAAGTTATTAACTATGAAAACTCCATAAAGGAGCAAATTAATCATGAAAATAAACAAAAGGCTGCAATAGAAAAATTTGAAGCGTGGAGTGGCCAGGAGGTGTAACTGTTATTGGAGGTTAATGTGAAAACAAACCAAAGAGAAAAATTCATCCGAAATGGTATCCCATATGATGAACTTGATACACAAATGATTCATTTAATTGATATTTTAAATTTCAAAATTGGATTAAAAACACGCCACTGTTGTTTTGGGCATAAACCATACGAAGAAATTCAAGTGATGTTTGAAGACGAAGTGAACATAAAAGAAGATCAGATTCTAGAATTAGCAGAACTAGCGGGTAGGGAATGGAAAGGCCTACAGTTAAGCTTTAGCAAATGGGCAAGATTTTCCCCATTGATGTTTAATTGGTCATTGGTGTTATCGAAGAGATTCAGAAACCCAGAAGATCCAAATAAATACCGTTATCTAAGATCAGTTGAAGAATTCTTTGAGAGCTATGCTGCAAAGAAGTGATAAAAGATGCATTTTAAAGTGAATTAGATGAAGTAAAGGAGATGAACCGATGGAAGCGTTACAACCAAATCAATATTTTGAAATGATTAAATCAAAGAAAAATAAGGTTGCAGACAAAGAACTTCAAAGATATTACGACAATTGCTTGGTGTTACTCAATAAGTATAAGCAAACTAATCAAATTAAAGCTGCAAAGAAACTGATATTCCATTTAGAATCAATTGAAAAAGAACGGGAGATTGTAAAGCTTGGTATTGATACGTTTGTTTATCGGGATGACATTGAAGAATACATAGATAACATTGCAAAAGATACAGTCAAAATTATTGAGCTTGAAAATTACGAACGTGAAATCCCTGATGAGGTAATCATTAAATACAACAAAGTGAAAGACAAATTGGATCGGTTTTATGTGGTGTTTACAGATTATACGGGGAAGGTTGAAAGGCAGATCGAAAAAGAGCGGAGAGATAAGGATCCAATTTTATTCGGCACTTTTCAAGATGAGTCGACCGGTACTTTGATTGAACGTTTTTATTTCATAGGCGACTGGGAAGATGAGTATTGTGATCTCACTTTAGATAAGATGATTTCCGAAGTACAGGAAGTAAAAGAATCAAATATTGCAATGACCATCAATACACCTCAAGATATTGAGCAATTGAAGAAGCAGTTAAATAGCATGGACAAGATAGCAAATGGGTTTAGGATGAATAATCCCGGATTTGCAGTGGTTAACAAAAAGAAAAATTGGTTTGAAAAACTGTTTAATAGGACGAAGTGATGAAAAGAACAGTTGATCTTACTGAAAATAGAGAGTTCATGAAGATTGGAAATAGCCGAAGCAAGTCATTATTGCAAAGGTACTTAAAGAAGCGAATATACCCATGGAGCATAGAAGCAGAAGTAAGACAGAGCGACCTTTATAGTAACGGCTTATTGTTAACTGGCAACGGCTCTGAAAGAGAAAAACAAAAGGAGACAGCAGCCTTTGAAAAGACGTGTCATTGTTGTGGTAAGTGGGACTCATTCCATATGACGATAACTAAATCAACTCTGTGTAAAAGTTGCGAAAAAATGCTTGATCACAGTGTTGTGGGCAACGTCCCTTGGAGGAAGCAGTTTGGATAAAAGTAAAATTTTATTGAGAAAAGGAGAGAGGAAATGAAGGAAACAAGGTGGATCTATCTGGTGTTGAAAAAGGCAGCTCATTTCAATGTAGAGGGATTAAGAAAATTAAATCTTAAAAATGGATGGTTTGGAGAAGGCAGCGAAGCTTATATATACAAAAATGTGATATTTGTATTAGACGAAGCTTTGCTAGGGAAATGCTCTAATATATATTTAACTGAAAATCAATATAACAATGATGAGGATTATAAACTCAACTCATTCGAAGTGTTTGGTCTTGTTAGAGACTATAAATGGACTGGAAAAGAGTATGACTGGTTGTATAAAGACGTCAAGTGGATTCGACCTATTATAAATTACATAGGAACGCTGCAGCTAAATGCAGATTTAATTGAAAGTAAAGTTAATTCTGCAGCAAAAATAGAAAAGCTGAAACAGGAAAAAGATCAGTTAGACAAATTCAATAAAATGTTTAGTTAAAATTGAAGTTTAAAATAAATACAGGAGGAGATCAGTGATTGCTGAAAAAACTAATGCCTCAGTAAAGATGTATTTAGAGGATGATATAGCAAGGTTGAATCAAGATCATTTTCGATTGATAACAGGGCAAGACCTAAAAAGTAATTTGATAGAGAATAAATCATCTGTAATAAGTGCAAAAGAGATTGAGAAGTGCATACAGCTGCTGCATAAGGATTATCATAACTTAGGGATTAGAATATTTGTGTTTCAAAATAAAATTCAAGCATTATTTAATTTTCTGAACCCACTTGGAGCACCTTTTTGTTTAAAAACCATCAGAAGAATCTTTAAGAAAAAACTGGTTGGTTTAAATGGGTATGAGATTATTCACATTTATCCATTTAATTATCCAAAAGATTTGACCTGCTACAGTCAGACTATAAAGCTCTTTATTCTCGAAACACTGTATCATGAACTTAGACACGCTTACCAAGATGAGTTTATGACTTTTAAAGATTCGAAATATATAGATGGAGGTCAACCTGGCTATTTTGCACAGAAAAGCGAGCGAGATGCAAGGCACTTTGCGACTAGAATGATGAATAAGTTTCATGATGACATTAATGATATTCTAGGAATAGAGTTTAAATGGGAATCTTGCTGGGGAAGATTAGAGATTTATGAATAAAATTAAAATAAAAAGACTGTTTTAAAGAGAAAGGAGCTGAACCATGGCAATTGATTTTGCAAAACTAAGTGATCCAGAATGGAAAAAGCAGTGGGCTGATGAAAGAAAAGAACGTGAGCGGCAATTAGAAGAACAAGAAACACTGAGAAAGAAGACAGTTTGCTTTACCGGTCATAGACCAAATAAATTGGGTGGCTATGATATGAGAAATCCCACAATGCTCAAACTCAAAGATAAGCTGCTTGAAGTGATTGAGGAGTTAATCATAAAAGAAGAGAAGTCCAGGTTTATAACTGGAGGAGCATTAGGAACTGACCAGGCTGCTTGCTGGTGTGTACATATTCTAAAGAAGAAATACCCTCATATCAAAAACATAATTGCCACACCTTTCAAAGAACAAGATAAAGTTTGGTCTGCAGACCAAAAAATGTGGTACAAACGTATGCTTGATGTTGCAGATGAGATTATTAATGTTGAAGAATTAGATAAATATAAAGTTAGTGGAGATAAACCAGGAGAGTTTTCGCCGGCTAAGATGCAAAAGCGAAATGAATACATGATTGATCACAGTGAAGCAATAGTAGCTGTTTATGACGGAAGTAAAAGTGGGACAAGAAACTGTCTGAATTACGCTAGGAAATCTTACTTAGGACATCAACTATGGAGGCTTCATCCTGATTTTAATTTTGAATTAGATATTACGAATTTTGTTGGATGATAAGGAGAGGTGAACTTTTCTGAAACTAATAGAAGAAAGAACATATGAAGAACGATTGTACATATATTCTGATGATATTGAAGCCAGAAAGCATTTCGTAAGTGAATTAAAACCAAAAGGGTGGATGGTGGACAATTGCTGGGTTGGGATTGATCTAAATCAAATAAAACAGTTTTATCGATTCAAGAGGGAATTAACTAATGATTATGTTTTTAACAGATAGACTAAAGAGCAGGGGGCAATTAATATAGGTGAAAAATTAATTGATAGTAAAAAGCATAAAATAATAAACGGATATTATCACAAGAATTGTATAAGTTGTAAAAGCTGGTTACCGGCAACTGAAGAGAATTTTTACTCTGTGAAGAAAAATAAGGATGGACTTCATTCATACTGTAAAGCTTGTGTATTAAAAAAGGCTAAAGAAAGCATGTTGAAGAATTATGACAAACAGCTTGAACGAATGAGGGAAAGAAATCTTCTTCCAGGGATGAAAAAGGCCAAAAAGAAATACAACTCAAGTTTGAAAAAGAAAAAAACACAACAAATCTGGCAAGAAAAGAACAAGCTAAAATTAAAAAACTACCGTTTACAAAGAGATGCTCACAAGAAACATAACATTACAGATGTACAGTGGCAAAAGTGCAAAGACTATTTTAACAACAAGTGTGCCTATTGCGGGCTGAAAATTGAAGACCACAAGATATTATTCAAAGGAACCTATATACAAAGTGATTTTCATAAAGAGCATGTAGATCACAATGGGGCTAATGATATAAGCAACTGCATACCTGCTTGTAAATCTTGCAATAGCTCAAAGCACGACTTTGCATTTGAAGAGTGGTACAACTCATCAAACAAAAACTTCTCATCCGAAAGATTACTAAAGATTAAAGAATGGCTAAATCGTTTTAAAGCGGAACGACAAGATTCAGAATGGAGGACAAAGGGATAGGGTACATTAAATACATAATTGAAACCGTCTGGTTTAACTTAGTTTGGTTTAAATGGCATCTTGGAGCGGACATAAGCATATTTGACAGCTGCGGATGGAATACATATCAACGAATTAAGGATAAAAATAAAATTAGTGGAGGTTATGTTAGTGATAAAAAGGAATCTGCTTAGCAACCACGTTGATGAGATTATCGGAGAATATTACGCTGCTAAAGGATATTCAGTTCAGAGTATTGATCGCCAAGAAAATGGCCAACTAATTGTTGTTACAAAGCGAGTAACAGAGGAAAGGGAACCGGAGAAAGTTGATTTAGCATTTGATTTCATACATAAAAGACCTCATAGAAAGAAATATCTTGCTTATAACAAGTAAAAAAGGAGCTAAAATAAGCTCCCTATAAGTTTAAACAACTTTTGTATAAATAGCCATATAAAACTGAATTGAGTAATCGAAATAATAACGTGTAAGAGTATAAGTATATCCATTGTATTCAAGAGAAGGCTTGAAGTTTGGTACGGGGCTAATCTGATATATGGTGTCATAATCATATTCATCACTTTTTACTACTTCAGACGAAGCATTTGTTGCCAAGACAGGGGCAGCAGATACCAGCATGCCTAATGATAAAGCAGAACTCAATAAAATTTTTCGAAGGTTCAAATATATCAACTCCATTTACATTTTATATATTAATTATGAGTTAAATGGAAGTTCCTTGGAAGTGAGTAATGGATCATAAATAGTTAAAATCCTGATTTTAAAGCTAGGAGGAAACGAATGAACAAAGATATTAAATTTTTAAAAGAGCTTCAAAATGAATTGAAAACACAGGATCGTGATTCTCAAGCTGCACCACGTTTTTGGACAGTCGGTGATTATGAATGGGTCGAAGCTCGAGAGGAAAATGCAGAACGATATTCTGTATACTTGCCATATATTGCAGAAGCATATGTTTTAGATGATTATTTAGAAGATGTAAAAGAAGATAGTGAGCTTTCTAAGGAAGCCTTAACAGAGTTGCAAGAAATTGAGGACGACTACGACGATGCTATTGAGTGGATTCAAAAATACATTGATAAAGAAGCAGAATTAATTCCAGAAAGAAAGGTTCACATTATACAACCAAATACAATGTTTTTGACAAAAGCAGAAGCAAAGAGCCACATCAAATTGAACAAGCACCATTACACTTCAGAAGCTCATACGTACGCTATGACAGCTTGGAGAGCACCAAAAGTTGAACGATTGCTTAAAATTCTTGAAACGTTTGATTGGGATTCAATTAAAGGCTTTCATACACTCTTTAAGGAGGAAGTAAAATGAACACTTATGTAGTCGATGACAGCAAGTATAAATGTATTTATGCGGGAACTGAGAAAGCACCTGCTTTTAATAATGAATTTGAAAACGGTACAAGAGTAAGAGTTTGGTTCGAAGGCCATCACATAAAAACGTTTGAGAAAGAACAAAGAGAAGTATGTGGAGTAGGAGAATGGATTCTGAAGTATGATGCTGCTACTGAATTGCAAAAGGAAGTAAATCGTTTGGAAAAGACATATAACAATAAGAAAGAATTGTTAGACACTATTAGACAAGCTGATGGAGTCGGAAGGGAAATCAATGAATAAAAGAAATCAATACTCAATTACAGTGGATGTTAATGGAGGAGAATATAATCAGGAGTTTGTTATTTTAGCATATTCACTAAGTAAAGTTGGGCGAGATAAGATAATTGCTGATGGTGTAACAATTCAATTTAATGACCAAATTCTTGAATTGAATAGTAATAAAGAAGATTCGAATGATTATTATAAGGGTCAAACATTAACTGTTAAAGAAGATTGCCTAAATAACTTCTGGAAAGGCGGAACCGTTACTGTTGAAGATGTAGATGTACATAGAGGCATATTAATAGACGGTGTCGTTTACTTAGAAAAACAAGTGGTAGATAAGTATTTTTCAAGAGAAGAGGAATGACATGCACAGGAAGATTTTCGATACGGTTAACGTTATTGATGGGCAATCAAAAGTAACTGATTGGTTACATAAATTAATGCTTGAAGATGAAAATTCACTATACAAAATCGATATTAAAGTTTCTAAAAGGAGGGTTTCTGAACAAGGAGAGGTGTATAGAGAGGAAGGAGAATACATAGAGAACGCAGATCTTCGAACTTTACCAATTGGGACGAAATTCTTTGTGCAAAACGGTTGTTGGAAGGGTGAAATTGTTTCGGTGAATGATAAGAAACATTTATATATGCCACAGATTGGAGAGATGAGGGAAATTAAAGTCGGAGCAACTGGGTTGAATATAGAGATTGAATAAAAGATAGTTATTATTCAAATACTCAAGGCAGAGCCTACCGCACCTACAATGCCAGCAAAATCAACTAGTGTTGTTACGTTGCTCATAAAGTCTAAAGCATTATTTATTAAAAACATAAAATCAGCCCCTGTGAAAAAATTTAATACTAAGATAAAAAATAATAAGAAGAAGTATTTTATCGCTGGCTTGTTTTTGGTGTAGGAGCAGCCTTGAATATTCGAATGTATTACTAGTATAGCATAATTTTTACAAATAATCCAATTCTGTCTTACGATCGGAGAGTTAAAATAAAATAGTTTTTCTATAGAAGGGAAGGGTGTAGATGGCATCAGCAGAGCAATTGAAAAGAATGAACGACATAAACGATTTAATAAAGCTTATTGCAAGCATAGATAGACGTACTTTCTATTGTAAGTCAAAGGATCGCATAGCGTCTTTCAGGTTTAAGAAAAAACTGTTCTTCGTTGATGATTACACGGGGGCTGACGTTTACCCGTATGAAATGGGATACGGTAGTCCAAACGGCTTTTCGCATGGAGGCAACATGTGGCAACTGGTCAACAGCTTTAGAAAGTTCATCATAACAGGGAAATGCGGCGAATTAAGAGATTATAAAGAAATTTGGGCATACAGCTATGAGGGATGTATGAAAATCCGACAGAAGGCAAAGGAGATTGGATTTATAGAGACTGTTGATTATCCCTATAGCTTCGATGAATGGATGAAAACTAATTGATCCATGTACTAAATTTTCATTTAGTTTTAAAAGGCAAGGCTCTAAGAGGTTATGTAACGGAGAGATCATACTCTCCAGGATTCGAAGGAAGGTATTCGGAGTTTACCGTGCTTAGTCTTAAATCTGTGCTTAACCTTACATAATATAGGCTCAATAAATACATACTCATCAGATTCAGACTTTACTTGTTTCATAGAGTGGAACTTACTTCGTTCCGCGTTCGGCATGAATTCCATAAATCCAGCTGCAGTTCCATCAGGATAAGACAGAAGAAATTTAATATCGTTCTTCGTGTAGCCGGTTATGAGAACTTCAGTGTAATCATAATTAATCACTTTAAGCCAATTATGCGAACGTTTATTGATCTCATAAGGGGAGTTAGCTTTCTTGATTACGATTCCCTCTAAATTCTTTTCTTTGGCCAGGTTGAAGTAAGCAAGACCGTTACCTTGAATTCCTTCGATAACAAAGACATTAGGATGATCCAGTTCAAGTGAGTTCAGAACTGTCTTACGCTCAGTGAGTGGCTTAGCTGCTATTGACTGACCGTCTTTGTAGATAACATCAAAGACACAGTAAACAATCTTATGGGCTGATTTTTTTGACATGAAACGTTCCATTACAGCTTCAAAGTCAGGAGCACCACCTGGGGCAGCTACAATAACTTCACCATCGAGTACTGTTCCATCTGGAATATCTAAGTCCAAGAGTTCTGGAAACTTGCTTGTTACTTCGTTGTTGTGGCGAGTGTATAGCTTAATCTGATTATCAAATTTAGAAAAGATGAGTCTGATTCCATCAAATTTGAGCTCAGTGATATAGTTCTCGTCGTCAAATGGCCCTTTTATTGAGTGCAATAGCATTGGCGATACAAACAAAATATCACCTCCTACTTAGAACATATTAGCTAAGAGAAGGTGATATATAAAGTGATATGGCAGTGGTACTTAATGGGATTCAATGAGCTCAGGTGAATTGTTTTTAGGTGAATTCACTAAAGATGAAACCTGGTATGCTTCCATGTCATCAGCATCATAAGGCTGCAGTAAGCTTTGTAGATAATCAGGGTCAGTATTTTTAGGGTTTAGCCATTCCTTTTCGTTCTCATCAGTAAGGATAACTGGCATCCGATCATGAATATCTTCCATAAGCTCATTAGGCTTTGTTGTGATGATTGTGCAAGTGTACAACGGATTGCCTTCTGGCGTGTTCCACTTTTCATATAAGCCGGCAAAAGCGAAGAGATTAGATGATTTAAGCTTAATCCGCATAGGAATCTTAGTCTTTGGATCAAGGCGTTTCCATTCATAAAAACTGTCAGCCGGTATAATACAACGTTTGCTTACGAGCGGTTTTCGAAAGCTGGGTTTCTCTGCCAATGTTTCAGCACGGGCATTAATCATTTTATAGCCGATCTTTTCGTCTTTAGCCCAAGGAGGAATAAGACCCCATCTAAGTTTGCCCAGACGATTATTGGATCCATCGTTTATGATTGTCAGGATGTTTTGTGAAGGAGCGACATTATAGCTTGGGTGATATTCACCTTCGGGTAAGAATTGATCTATGTTGAATTGCTCGATGATGTCATCAAACTCAGAAAATAAAGTGAACCTGCCACACATGTTCATCATCCTTTAGGGTTTTTGAATATTGTACAGGCTTGATACACGAAAATCAAAAAGGAGGAATGTGATGCAGCAAACAGTAGAGGTTAAAGAAGTTGAAGTGTTGATCAGGGGAATCTGGACAAAGAAAAAGTTCACTGATATTCAAAAAGGGCAAACCTTTAAGATTGAGGAGAACGGAAGAACAAAGAAATACATAGCGAGAACAGATCCTTATTGGGATGACATGTATGAGACTTACATTATTGATTTGTTCGATAAAAATAAAATTAGAAGAAGCAAGTAAGCAGAAATTTAGATAAAAACGATATTTTAACCAGAATCCAGGAGGTAATGAAATGAACTTATATGAAATTATGCTAGAGCACTTTGCACCCAAGGGAAGTGTGCGGGGTATCTTTACATACGTGCTTGCTCAATCTGATGAAGAGGTATATGAATGGTTGAAAACTGATCCAAGCCTATCTGACGGCAGGGTAGTCTATACCCCATATCAAGACAACGAAGCAGACGGTAAAACATATGCAATTTATAATCAGAGCTTTGATATTGTTGGTCATGAAAAATATAAAGATCGAATGATTCGATTAAAAGGTGAGTTGAATGATGAAGTTGAACTAACCGATCTTTATTACGGAATGACCTTAGTCGGGTGGCGTATGGTGAAATCGGATATTCCAACGGAACAAATTGAATTGTTAAAAGATACTGGCATCAGTATGGAGTTTGCATAAAAGTAATTTTTTATTCGGATAAGGGGGTGGTACTAATGTGACTGCTTCTAAGATGAAATTAGGGAATAAATATAAAATTATATAAGGAGAGTTGTTAATTGTTGAAGTTCAAAAACAGAATAGAGGAAAAAGAGATTAAGGGGGCAGAGAAGGCTAGCTTTGGCGGGCCTGACCTTCTCTACCGCACACTTCGCAAGGTTACGAAGCTATATAAGTATATCACAGCCAAGAAGTCTTTTCCAATCCTAGTTACCTCACTGTTTGCATTGTTTAATCAAAGTTCAGTTCTAGCTGCAGATAAGTATAGTAATTTTAAAGAGTTGAAAGCAAATGAGTCACCTTTGAGCTATAACATTCTAACTACCGATGTTGATAGGCGTGTGCTTATTTTGGCTCCTCATGGTGGAGGTATTGAAGGAGGGACTAGCGAGCTTGCAAAAGAACTAAGTAAGTCTTATTCTACCTATCTATTTGAAGGTTTAAGGATACCAGGAGCTTCTGAGTTGCATATTACAAGTACCAATTTTGATGAACCTCAAGCTTTAGATTTATTAAGTAAGCATGATTTTACAATCTCTATTCATGGGTATGCATCAAGTAAAAAACATACTTTAGTCGGTGGGACAGACAGAGTAAAAGCAGCAAAGATTACCTCATTACTTAACGATGCAGGCTTTACTGCAGAATTACTGCCTGAAGGCTCCCGATTAGCCGGTACAGATATACAGAACATTGCTAATAAAAATAGCACTGGTATGAGTATTCAACTTGAAATAAGCACTGAACAACGAAGAGAAATGTTTAATACTTTTACACTGGCTGGAAGGAATGGAACGCAGAATCAAGTTTTTTATGACTATATTGCTGTTCTCACTAAATTCATTAATGAAAATGTGTATTGTATGGCCGGTGTAGCACCATGACATTGTTGAATAATACCTTACGATACTATGTTGACTTTGATCAGTGGGGAATAAATGCCTTTAACTCGAATCCAAATGAAACAACTAAAGGGTTTAATGAGGCTCTTTTATACGCATCAAAAAATAAATTCCCTATTGTGGAAATTCCAAAAGGCAATTTTATTATTGATTCAGTAAATACATTAAATCAACGCAATCCTGAAGTAGGTGGGGGAATTAAAATCCCATCAAATATGGAGCTCCTTTTGGATCCAGAAGCAGTGTTTCAAGTTAACCCCAATGGGTATCAGGGCTATTCTTGTTTTTATATTGGGCTTGCAGAGAACGTAATAATTAGAGGAGGTCGTATTATAGGTGACCGGTATCAACATGATTATTCTCTAATTGATACCGATAGAAAAACACATGAATGGGGATTTGGAATACATGTTCATGGAAGCAAAAATGTTTTGATTGAAAATGTACAAATCTCAGATTGTATTGGAGACAACATTTGGATTGCAGCTCACGGAATGATGAATTACCCAGGGATGGTTTATACGCCTTCCAAAAGTGTGACCGTAAGAAAATGCGAACTAAAAAGAGGGAGACGGAACAATTTAGCTACTAACGGTTGTGAAGGATTATTGGTTGAAGACTGTGATATAGAGGAAGCTGGAGGAGATACAATTGGCCCTCAACTAGGTATTGATTTAGAGGGCTACGGGGAAAACGGAAGAAAGTATGATCATCCTTATGAGTTAACGATATCGGATTGCAGGTTTAGAAAAAATGGCCGTGGTTCGGTTACTGCTCATACAAGCGGTAAAGTTTCCATCAAAGATAACTACTGTGACAATGTTATTTCATATGGCTACAGTACAGATGTGAGTATTAAGGGTAACAAGATAATAAATGAAGGGGGGTCTAAAGAGTACGGAATAGACTCTGTAGGTGTTTCGAGCACTGAGACTGGCAACAGAATTCAAATAACTGATAACAATATTCAAGGGTTTAAAATAGGCATGATGATTAGAGGGAAAGGGGTATCGATTGATAATAATACCGTAAAGAACGCTTCAAATTGTGCAATAGCAACTCATATGGCCGAAGATGTTTCCATTTCAAACAACAGAATACAGGACAGCGATTGTATTCAGATCCAGGTGAGAAATTCATCAGATATTAAAGTAAGCAATAATAAAGGGAAAGGTACAACTTCAGCATATGCAATTAAAGTGATGGATTCGAATGACGTTAAATTCTTAAATAATACGTTCTCCAATCTTTACGGAGGTCTATATTGTGAGAGATCTCAAGCAGTCAGAATTAAGCTAAACGATTTCTTATTGAGTGGAAAAGGTTACGGTATATATTGGGATAAAGATTCAGAAGTCTTCCTAACAAGGAATGAGATATTTGAACCAAGAAATCTGAGCATATGGTTAGAGGAAATGAAATCATGTTTAACAGAGATTCAGATCAAGGCTATGGAATATATTTAAACGGGACAAAAAAGGTTCGTTTAATAAGGAATGATGTTCAAGGTATTGGCACAAGAGTGCTTTCACATCCATATGCAACGTTTAATGCTTCCAGTACAACTTTAATCCATAATACATACGACAGCGGCACACCTAGATTAGCATTAGATGATACAGTAATCGATTATAAATAAAAAATCTCAACGAGAACACTTGTTCCCTTTATGGGTTTTGGTATATAATTTAGTAGTACCAAAAATTTCAAAACAGGGGATGAGAGTATGAGTGAGCAGAAGCTTAGAATCGGAGAAATACGGTATGAGGTTTTCGATGATTATGATCCATTAACAGAGGAGTATTTAGGAAAGAACCTAGCAAATGCTTATTTTATTGCGGAAATTAAAAAGGAAAATGTAGTTCAAGTAGGGAATAGGAAAATTAATTACTCAAGCGATGTTAAAATTGGTTTTGATGCATTCGGGGAAGAAACAAAAGAGAAAATCAAAGAGCATCTTCTGGCTGCCTATAGTCTAATAGCAGAAGGGGCTAAAGACGATGGTCTAGTAGAATATTAATAAGGCAATGCTGGGCTAGTCTCTAAGATTAGCCTAGTTATCATACGAATAAAGGGGTTAACTGAATGTCAAACATCATTTCTAAAGAGCAAGATGAAGCAATTAAATACTTTAGAAACAAATTAAATTTATCAGACAAAGACTTATACATACCGTTGATTAATTTTGAACTACTTAGAGACAAGAACGAACAATATGCGAACATTCTTTATGAGCTGTATAAAAATGATCCCTATTTGTTTATTAGAGCTTTAAAGGAAGGTTATGTGGTTAATCAGCCAATTGCATTTGATGAGGCCATTGTGCGATTCTTTAATGGAGAAGAACTGGCTATTGTACATAAAACAACCGGCAGAAGATACAATGTAAATGTGAAAATGAAGCAGCTACCCGACGGATTTACATTGCAAACAATGGATGTATGGTTATGGAGTGAAATTGTTTAATTATTATAAATCCATGATATAATTCTCTTTAATCCTAAGGGAGAGAATTAAAATGGTAATGGTTTTGGGGGTTAAAAAGTGATTAATATTATTGGAGGATGAGCTAATATGGAAGTAAGAGTCGGAGGTTGATCAACTCTAGGAGCTGCCATTGTGTGACTCTTTGACACTTATACTAAATAAAATGATAATTTTATTTAAATTAAAAAGAGCGCAAATGAAATGCAAAAATAAAAAATATAAAAGTTTATAAAACATGTAGACAAAGATAAAAAATATGTATATAATAAACTCAAGTTGAAGGGAAGGAGGCGAATTACTTGGAGGTACTTGGGATAACAGAGAAAGCATTAAACTATTACAGAGAAAACGTTAAAGACAACAAGACCATTACTCCTGATCAGGCACTGTTAAAGATGATAAGGAATGTCTTACTTGTCAAAGAAACTCATCCTGAGCGAGTGAAAAAACGTTTATTTTGCACAGAGTACGCTTACGGAAATATGATAATCAAAGTTAACAGAAAAAAGCAGGTATTTGAAATTGTAAATAAATCAGGATGCTTTTCTGACCAAAATGATTGGAAGTTCCCAAAAAGAAGGTACATAGAACTTAGTAAAGAACTTGGAATCAAAGACTGCAAGTTTAGCAAAATTACATATTCAAAGAAAAATCACAATAGACAAAAATAAAAATAGAGGATGATTAAAAATATGACAGAAAACAAAACGGTATTACGTGAAGCATCAAACGTTGTAACACTTGAAGGAACTCTGGCAGAAGTAAGACACACTGAGTGGAAAAATGGAAATGGACTAAATATTGAATTAGATATTGAGGTTGCACCTAACGAAGTGCATACAGTTAAAGGCTTTTCAAAATATAAGAAAGCTGATGGTACAGATAATGCTATTGCCAAAGGGTATCAAACTATCATAAGTGATTATAAGTCCATCGCAGAACATGGAAGAGATCAAGCTGATAAAGTGAGAATCACCCAAGGTAAGATTGGATTAAATGAATATTACTCTCAAGGAGTATTAAAGGCGTACCCACAGCTAACCACCAACTTTGTAAACAGACTGGATGCTAATGAAGAATTTAATCCTAAAGCTGAATTTGATGTTGAACTGTTTGTTAAAAATGTAACTGAAGAAAAAGTAAAAGGAGAAGAAACAGGAAGAGTTAATTTAAATGGTTATATCCCTTTGTATGGCGGGAAAGTCATTCCTTTTACATTTGTAGTGACTAAGGAAGGTTCTCAATATGTTGAAAACAATTATGAAAAAGGATCTACGGTTAATGTCTTCGGAAAGATTATTAATTATAAAGAACAAAAAGTAACAACCAAAACTGCTGCATTTGGAGAAGACAAAAAAGAAATCACCTCCATTACAAAAAGAGAGTATCTAGTTACAGGTGGGAACGATCCTTATGATGAAGATAGTAAAAATGCTTTTAATCCAGAAGTAATTAAAAAAGCATTGACTGAAAGAGAGACTTATCTAGAAGGACTTAAGAACGAAAGCAGCAATGAAAACAATAAAAAGTCTGGCTTTGGTGGAAGTGCTCCTAATAACAAGCCTTCAAAGCCGGTTGAAATTTCAGATGATGATCTCCCTTTCTAAAATAAAATAGATCATTAATCTAATACATAACTGGGGTGAGCTCCGACTCACCCAACAAATTCAAAATAAAAGGAGAACTATAATGGCAATTGATATTTTCAACCCACAAGTTTCTGTAGTAGCAAAAGGATTAGAAGGAAAAGTTATCACAATCTACGGTTCTAACAACTTAGGTAAAACTAAGCAAAGCACTCGGATGAAGAAACCGTTATATCTGCCATTCGAAAAAGGATTAAATGCCATTGCCGGTGTCCAATTCATGCCTATCAATAGTTGGGCTGATTTTAAAAAGGTAAACAAACAGTTAACTAAAAATGCTGAAAAAGCCAAAGAAATGTATCAGACAATCATTGTTGATGAAGTAGACGCTTTTGCTAAATATGCGACTAGATATGTATGCGAGCAATATGATGTTGAACGGATTAAAGATGGTAATGATGGGTTTGGCCTTTGGAAAGAGTATGAAACTGAAGTATGGGAAGAAATCAATAAATTAATTGGCGTAGGATTTACGGTTATCTTTATTGCTCATGCTGCTGAAGACAAAAAAGGCAAAGTATATCCGAAGGGGGATAAACGAGTTTTAGCTCCAGTAATTGATAACAGCGATATTGTTCTCTATCTAAGTTCTAATGGTGTTGATGAAGATAGAAAAGTAATCAAATCAAGTGCTTGGTTAGCTGAAACTGAAGAGCATTTTGCTCGTAGCCGATTTGATTACATTGACACGTACCTTCCTGAATTTACTGCAGAAAACTTAGAAAAAGCAATTATTGAGGCAGTCGAAAGACAGGAGCAAGCAGAAGGAATTGTTGCTGTTACATACGAAGAGCAAAAACAAAACAACGCTTCAGAAGAACTTGATTTCAACTCATTAATGGATCAAATTAAAGAAATTGGCATGAAGCTTAATGAAGAAGGCCGTTTAGAAGAAGTTAATGAGATTACAGAGAAACATTTAGGTAAGGGTGTAAAAGTTACTGAGTGCAGCCGTAAGCAAGTAGGTGTCATGTCTGTAATTCTAGATGATCTAAAAGACCTTCTAGCAGAATAAAAGAGGAGGGATAATTCTCTCCTCCTTATTAGGAGTGATTATTTGGGGAGACAAGTTAAATGTCCTTATTGCGAGACCAAGTTAGACAAAGACTCAGCCATTCCTTATAAAAAAAGATATTACCATGAAAAGTGTTTTAATACCTGGAAGCAAGAATCAGATCACAGAAAAGAGTTAATTCAATACATATGCAATTTATATGGTCTTACATCTCCAACTGGCATGATGTTAAAACAAATTAAAGAGTATCAAGAGGAATACGGATATAAGCTTAAAGGCATTGAGCTAGCACTTAAATACTTTTATGAAACTCTGGATAATCAACCCAGAGAAGGAGATGGCATTGGAATCGTTCCATTTGTTTATGATGAAGCAAAGCGGCATTACATTAGACAAAAGGCCATCCGAAAATCAGCTGAAGACCCAAAGAATCATAAAAGAGAAGAAATTACGTTAGTCGTAAAAAAAGGAATGAGAAAGAAAAGAGGGCTAGTTGATATCTCAACGCTATAGGAAGGAGAGTCCATTTGCTACAAGACAAACAGGCAATAATTCAAGTTTTAGGGAGCATTCTAAAAGATCCCACAATCTTGTCAGAGAGCAATAAATATAAGATAACTTCGGATGATTTTCCTTCAAGGTTTCATTCAATATTGTTTTTTGCCATGAGCAACCTATTTCATCAAGGAACTGAAGTATTGAATGAGGTTGAAATAGATGGATATCTAAAGGATTACGATATTCAATATAAAATTTTCCATGATAATAACGGTCTTGAATATATAGAAAGAATTCAAGAGTTGGCTGTTGTCGAAAACTTTGATTACCACTATAAAAGGTTAAAAAAGTTTAGTCTGCTTAGAGAAATGGATGGCTTGGGATTTGATATTAAGGAAATATATGATGAAGCTCTGATTGACCCAAAAGAACAGGAAAAGATGCAAGAACAGTTTGACAAGAAATCGATTGATGAAATTTTAACAGCTTATGAAATGAAAATTGTAGACATAAAAGAAAAATTCAGAACTTCATCTGAAAGTGTAGGAATCCAGGGTGGAGAAGGTATTAATGAATTATTGGATTCATTCGAAGAGTCGCCGGATATTGGAGTTCCATTAAATAGCGAAATGCTTACCTCAATTTTTCGGGGATCACGGAAGAAAAAGTTCTATCTGCGCTCAAGTATTACAGGTGGCGGTAAAACAAGAAACATGGTCGCTGACGCTTGTCGCTTAAGTGCAACTGAACTTTATGATCCTAAAAAGAAGGAATGGGTATCAAACCCATGGAGTGAAAGTTCTACAGTTATTTCAACAGAAATGATGGCCGAAGAATTGCAAAGCTTAGCACTTGCCTACATTAGTGGTGTAGAAGAGAAAAAAATCCTTAGAAACACAATCAATGAACAAGAAAAACAACTTGTGCGTAAGGCTGCTAAGGTTCTCCAAGAGTCTAACATATGGTTCGAACATCTGCCTGATTTTAATATTCAGGAGATTGAAAGAACAATTGAAAAGAACGTCATTAAAAACAATGTAGAGTACGTTTATTTCGATTATATTCACTCATCAGTAACCATTTTTTCAGAGATGAGCAAAAAAAGCGGTGTCAACTTGAGGGAAGACCAAATTCTTTTACTTATGTCAGATAAGTTAAAAGGCTTATGTAACAAATACGATGTCTATATGATGAGTGCAACTCAGCTAAATGGTGATTGGAAAGAAGCATGGTTAAAAGGACAAGTAATAGATGCTTCTTACTTGAGGGGAAGTAAGGCCATCGCAGATAAAACAGATGCTGCAATGATAATTCTTCCTTTAAGTAAAAAAGAGAAGGATGCAATTGATCCAATCTTAAAAGAAGGATTTTATCCAGAGCCAAATTTTGTTACACATGTATTTAAAAACAGGGGAAATGAGTATGACAAAGTTAAAGTCTTTTCCCATATCAATATGGGCAACATGCGAATTAAGGACTGTTTCACAACAAATCTTGACAATGAACTAATCACAGTTGAGAAATTGAATATAAAAGCAGGATGAGGGGTGTAGCGCCCTTTGAAGTATGATAAAGACAGAGTAAAAGAAAGTCTGACTATTGAGGATATACATAAGATTTTAAAAGATTTAGGTAGTGAGAACAATCTGTGGGATCAACAAGGAAATCCAATTTACAGAACCGTTTGCCACAATGTTTCTGGTGGAAGCTATAAACTGTATTACTATCATGAAGCAAAACAGTTTCACTGTTATACAGAGTGTGGGGATAATTTTGATGTATTTGAACTTGTTATAAGAGCAAAAAGTCAAAAAGGAATTAATATCTCTTTTAATCAGGCTATCGAATATGTTGCAAAAATAGCGGGAAGAACATTTGGATTTGGGAATAGAAAGACATACATAAACAATGATTTGATTGATGACTGGGAATGGATGGGGAAGTTCAAAAAGAAGAAAAAAATACATATTGAACTCCCCAGCTATAATGAAACGGTTTTAGATGTATTTGTGCCTTATCCTCACCAATTGTGGCTAGGTGAGGGAATAAGTCACAAGACATTAAAAGAGTTTGAGATTGGGTATTATTTTAGGCCACATACAGAAGGGATTACCATACCTCATCGGGATTTAAATAATAGATTGATTGGTATACGTAGGCGCTCATTGATTAAAGAAGAAGTTGATGCAGGCTATAAATATATGCCTTTAAAAGTTGGAAATACCTTATATAACCATCAAACGATGATGAATCTATATGGATTACATAAAACAAAAAATTCGATTGAAAGGTTTAAAAAAGCACTAATTTTTGAATCAGAAAAGTCAGTATTAAAATGCCAGGACTTTTATGGAGAAGCAAATTTCACGTGTGCAGTCTGTTCAAGCAATATTTCTAATTTTCACCGGGATATTTTATTGTCTCTTGGTGTTGAAGAAGTTTTTATTGCTCTAGATAAATACCGACCACCAAAAGAACATGAAACAGAGGAGAAATATCAAGAAAAACTGGTTGAATATCAGAAGAAAATTCTAAAGCTCGCAGCAAAATTTACTCCTTATGTTCGTGTGTATGTTTTGTGGGATTATGAAGATTTACTGGATTATAAGGACAGCCCAGCTGATAAGGGAAAGGAAACTCTAGAAGAGCTAATGAGAAGGAAAATTGAGATTGGCACAAATGAAGGGGGAATTTAATGGAGTATAGACTAATTGGGGACAACGATTATAATTTCGATCCTTTGGCTACTATCTTAAAAAATAGAGGTATAGAAGATCCAAAGTTGTTTGTTAATGTTGATCAAAGTTCAGTTATTCATTATTCAAAACTAAATAATATCGATAAAGCTGCAGATTGTCTGATTAAGCATCTAAAGAATAAAAATAAATTGTTTGTTCAGGTAGACAGTGATGTTGATGGATATACATCCAGCTCAATCATTATAAATTACATAAAGAAGATTTGTCCGAAAGCTAATATACATTACAGAATTCAAGATGGGAAAGAACATGGAATTTTTATTGATACAATTCCTGATGATGTTGACTTAGTCATAATCCCAGATGCAGGTTCAAGTCAATTTGAGGAACATGAAACTCTTAATAAGAGAGGTGCAGATATAATCGTTATTGATCACCATGAATGTGAACGAGTGTCTGAACATGCGATCGTTGTAAATAATCAACTTTCACCTGATTATTCTAATAAAACCCTGACAGGGGCAGGGATGGCCTATAAATTTTGCCAAGCAGTAGATGAAAAGCTAAATAAAAATGAAGCTGAACAATTCTTAGACCTTGTATCTATTGGTAACATTGCAGATTCGGCTGATTCAAGAAACCTTGAAACCAGATATTTTATGAATGAAGGCTTGAAGAAAATTAAGCATCCATTATTAAAGAAGCTATTTAAGAAGCAAGAGTTTTCAACCAAGGGTGACAAGAATATACAGAATACACAATTCTTTATTAACCCCTTAATTAACGCTGCCATTAGGGTTGGAAGCAGTGAAGAAAAAGATCAAATGATGAGAGCATTCTTACTTTCTAAAGAAAAGGTTCCCTACAAAAAACGTGGACAAAATGATACTGAGCTTGTGTCAATTCATGATGACACGGTTAGGGTTCTAGGAAATCTAAAGGCAAAGCAGAAACGAATTGTTGATGCAGCTGGAGCTGAAATTAAAAATAGAATAGAGGAGAAAAATTTAACAGCGAATAAAGTACTCATTGTTTACATTGAAGGGATTCTAGATAAAAGCCTAACTGGACTGGTGGCCAATCAGCTTGCAGAAGAATATAAAAAGCCGGTCTTGTTAGCTAGGAACGATCCAGAGAAAGGTAAAGAGATCTTGAGTGGCTCTATACGTGGATATGACAAAGGGTTTATAAAGGATTTTAAGAAAGTGCTTATAGATACTGGATTATTTGAGTTTGTTGAAGGTCATCCAAATGCAGCTGGTTTTGCAATTAGACGAGAGAACTTAATCCTGGTAAACGAAGTTCTGAATGAAAAATTTAAAGATATAGATATCGAAGAAGATAATCAGGATGTTGATTTTGAGATACCAGCAAAACAATTGAGAAAAGAATTTATACTTCAACTTGATGGTTACAAAGACTATTGGGGTTACAAACTAGAAGAACCATTAATAGCAATAACGGATCTAGAAATTGATGTCGAACAAATTGAACATTTAGGAAAAAAGAATAAGACAACAGTTAAATTCAAGCATGGTGATATTGAATACATAAGGTTTAAAAGTGATGAGAACTACTTTAATCAGCTTACTGAATCAAATGGAACGTTAGTCATTAATGTAATTGGTAAAGCAAAGGCAAATGAATACAAAGGCAAGAAAACACCTCAAATCGAGATTTATGAATTGGAGGTGGTTCGCACAAAACAAAAAGAACTTGTGTTTTAAGGGGAGATAAAAATTGATTGGATGTCACTGTCACACTGATAAAAGTAACATAAGACTACTCGATTCAACAAACTCAGTTAAAGAACTGCTCAAAACTGCAGTGAAGATGGAATATAAGGGACTGGCCATAACAGACCATGAAGTCCTCTCAGCACATTTAGATGCTATTCGAACAGTTAGAGAAATGAAAAAGAAGGGGGATATGCCAGAAGATTTTAAACTGATATTGGGCAATGAAGCGTACCTAGTCGATTCTTTAGAGGAAGTTCGAGATAACTATAAATCGGGAGTGACAAAATTTCCGCATTTCTTGATGTTGGCAATTGATCCAAAAGGACATGAGCAGTTAAGAATACTGTCTTCTCAAGCCTGGGAAAACTCATTTTATACAGGAACAATGGAAAGAGTGCCGACAGTAAAAAAGGATGTAGAGGAGCTATTAAGTAAAGATCCAGGCCACATCATTGCTACCACAGCTTGCCTGGGATCTGAGGTAAACATTCACCTGTTAAAGATAAAGGCTTTTGAAGAAACTGGTGATTCGAAGTCAATTAAGCAGCACAAACTAAAGATTCATGAGTTTATAACTTGGTGTATAGAGGTTTTTGGGAAGGATAAGTTTTTTATAGAGCTTCAACCTGCACTGAGTGAAGAGCAGATTTACTGTAACAAGAAGCTGATAGATATAGCCAACGGGTATGACTTGCAAATGATTGTTACAACAGATGCTCACTATCTAAGACCAGAAGATAGAGCAATTCACCAAGCCTTTTTAAACGCTAAGGATGGAGAAAGAGAAGTTGATTCCTTTTATGAAGCCTGTTTCGTTCAAAACGTTGATGAAATTCATGAGAGAATGGATTACATTGATAAAGAAGTCATCGATCAGGCCATAAAAAATACAATACTCATTGGTGAGATGATTGAAGACTATACTATAGAGCATGAACCAATTATCCCTAAGATGGAGCTTCCTAACTTTCAATTAAGACATTTATTTAAACCAGCATATGATCAATACGAATATATAAAAAAGATGTCTGAATCAGCAGATGAACAAGATAGATATCTCCTTAAGTTAATTGAGGACGGATTTGAAGAGAAATTAAAGACAAGCGAACTAACTAGAGAAGCTTTTCATAAAATATTGAACAGGATTAACGTTGAGCTGGGGGAACTATGGGAAATCAGCCAAAAGCTGAACCAATCTATGCCTTCTTATTACATAACAGTTAGAGAAATCATTAATATTATTTGGGATGATGAGTGTGGGGGAGATAGTTTAGTTGGGGCAGCTAGGGGAAGTGCTGCAGGTTACTTAGTTAATTATCTTCTCGATAACACTCAAATTAATCCAATGCAATATGATTTACCACATTGGAGACATATACATAAATCGAGACCTGACCTTCCAGATATCGATATTGATACTGAAGGATCAAAAAGACAAAAAATTCTTAAGGCACTTAGAGAAAGGTTTGGAGACAAACGTGTTCTTCAAATTGCTACTTTTGGAACTGAGGGTTCAAAATCAGCGCTTCAGACAGCATGTAGAGGCTTAGGAATCGATAATGATATATCCCAATATTTAAGTGGAATGATTCCATTTGAAAGAGGATCTAATTGGCCTTTAACACATTGCTTTTATGGTGACAAAGAAACTGGCAGGAAGCCGATTAAAGAGTTTATTAAGGAGGTTGAACAATACCCTAATCTTAAAGAAACAGCTCTAAAAATTGAAGGATTAACTAATAAGCGGTCTTCTCATGCAGCCGGAGTAATTATCTTTAACGATGAATATACAAAGTCGAATGCAATGATGAAAACTCCTAAAGGAGCTTATATTACACAGTTTAATATGGGTGACAGTGAAGCCATGGGCTCAGTAAAGTTTGATCTTCTTACGATTGAGGCTTTAGATAAAATTCGAGTAACTTTAGACCAATTAATCGAGAATGAAGAAATTGAATGGCAAGGAAGCTTGAAGGAAACATACAACAAATACATCCATCCAGACGTAATTGAGTATGAAGATGATAAGCTATGGGAAATGGCTGGTAATGGGGAGATCATGGATTTATTCCAGTTCTCAACTGAAGTCGGTCATCAATCAGTTGTCAAAGTAAAACCTAAGAACTTACTTGAAGCAGCAGTAACCAATTCTTTAATGAGGCTTATGTCAGACGGTGAAGAACAGCCTGTAGATACATATGTTAAATACAAATATAACCTTAATAAATGGTATGAAGAAATGACGCGGTACGGTCTAAGCGAAAAGGAAATCAGAGTAATGGAGAGGCACCTTAAGGACATTTATGGTGTTGCTGATACTCAAGAAGTGGTTATGCAGATGGTTATGGATAAAGATATAGCTAACTTTGACATTAAAGAATCAAATTATCTTAGGAAATCCATAGCAAAAAAGAAAGAAGATGTACTAAAAGAAGTGGAAGAATTGTTTTTTAAAAAAGGAAAGGAGATTGGCACTTCCGATAACCTGTTGAATTATGTCTGGAATGTTCAATTTAAAAGACAGTTTGGCTACAGTTTCAGTTTACTACATACTTTAGCGTATTCAATTATTGCGTTACAGGAATTGAACTTAAACTATCGATATAACCCTTTATACTGGAATACTGCCTGTTTAACGGTAAACAGTGGGGGAGTTGAAACCGAAGAAGATATAGGACATGAAGATGAAAACAAGAAGACTCAGAAAACAGATTATGGGAAAGTTGCCTCAGCTATAGGAAGCATACGCCATCGAGATATTAAGGTTGATTTACCGGATGTTAATAAAGCTGGCTTTGGTTTTAAGGCAGATATTCAAAACAATTCAATTATCTTTGGAATGAAAGGTATGAATGGAATTGGTGATGAAATAGTTCATCGAATAATTTCAAATAGACCATACGAGTCCTTTGAAGAATTCCTTGATAAATTATTCTATACAGGAAAAATAAAAAAAGGCCAAGTAATACAATTGATTAAAGGGGGTTGCTTTGATACCTTTGATGATCGAAAAGAAATCATGAAAAAGTACATTACAATAATTACCGAACCTAAAAAGAAATTAACCATGGCAAATATAAGTATGATGCTAGAAAACGATTTGATTCCTGAACAATTTGCCTTAGAAATTAGGTGCTTTAAATTTAAAGAATATATTTCAAAGAAAGTCTTTAAAACAATCGAATCACCTAATGATAAACTTTATTTGTTAGATGATGCAGCGTCTGAGTTCTTTAATCAAAACTTTGATGAAAATTGTGTTGTTGATTTTCACAATGAACATCTCTTAATCTCAGAGAATGTATTTAAAAAAGAATATGACAAAAAGATGATTGCATTAAAAAAATGGCTGGGAACTGATGAGGCTCTAAATCTTTTAAATCGAAGACTACTCAATAATGAGTGGATTAAATATGCTAGTGGTACATATGGTAAGTGGGAAATGGATTCATTGAGTTATTATTATAACGATCATGAGCTTTCTGGTGTCAACTTTGCTAAGTATGACATTGCTGATTTTTATGAGCTGCCAGAAGATCCCGTTAAAGGTAAGCCTTATCAATGGAGAGGGAAAACTCTATATGAATACGAGACCGCACGGATTATAGGCACTGTTTTAGATAGGGATAAAAACAAACATACAATTACTCTTCTTACACCTACAGGGGTGGTAACGGTTAAACAGTGGTCAGGCAGCTTTAGTCATTACAATAAACAGATTTCTAGATCAATTGGTGGCGGAAAGAAAGAGGTAGTCGAGAAATCTTGGTATACCAGAGGGACATTGCTCATGTTTACTGGTTTCAGAAGAGGTAACAATTTTATTCCGAAAGTCTACAAAGATAGTATATACAACCATACTGTCTGCAGAATAGATTTTGTTGATAATGAAGGAAATATGAGTTTGACAACTAAAAGGGCAGAAATATAAATCTTAACTGATGATAGGAGAGATGAAAATTTTCAAAAAACTTATAGACAAACACAAAAAATATGTATATCATAGAATTAATGAACTGACACTTTTTGCTACAATTGGTTTGTTAGGAGTAGGGCTCGTATATAGCGCTAAAAACTTGTATACACATCAAGACAGTCAAGTCGAAGTCTCAATAAAAGAGTCATTTTATCTAAATAAAAAAGAGGTGAAGCAAAAACTTATTCACGAAATTGACGATCCAAGAATCCTTCCCAGGCTAAAGAGTGAGGAAGAAAAGCAGGCTGAAAGTCGAAAAAAGTATCTTAATGTGACGATTACATATATAACAGAAGAAAATAAAAAAGCAGCAAAACATACAAACATAAAAAAAGTGCAAAAAATCAATAAAAAGAGAAGTGAAGATACACCAGCTTTAAAAAGTAATAATGCAAAGGCAGTGAAGAGTCATGAAGTTATTGCTACAGCTTACACAGCGTTTTGTTCTACAGGATGCACAGGGAAAACAAAAACCGGCTATGATGTATCAAACACATCCTATTACAATGGAAAAAGAATAATCGCTGTCGATCCAGAAGTAATTCCTTTGTATTCATTAGTTCAAGTTTCATATGAAGGGAATAGCTTTCAAGCATATGCAATAGATACAGGAGGAGACATTAAAAAAAATCGTATAGATATTCTGATGGACAGTGAGCAAGAAGCAAATGCATTTGGTCGTAAAAATGTAAGAGTAAGCTGGTAAATCGATCCAAATGACAGAAAGGTATAAACATTTCAACAATTCGTTCGATGCAATACATAACATGAAATATATCCCAAGGAAAACTATTACATAGAGAGAGTGAAGAGGATGTTCATTTTGGATAAAGAGGCTAAGGTAAAATCAACTGGAGAGCGTGGGATTATTGAAGCGATCTATCCTGAAACAGAAACAGTAGAACTTTGTTATCATGATGGAACTTATGATGAAAGACGTTTTGATGATGTTGTTATGGCAACAAGCAGTTAAAATGCATGACAAAAATAAAAAATAGGGTGAGATAATTGAAGTGTATTCAAATTGAAATGTCATTCACAGACGAATATGGACAGGTGACCAGATTAAATAAGACTTATAAACCGTCGATTATTGAAGAACATAAAGGGGAAATCCCTGGATTGTTGTTAGATGATTTTAAGAGGTTCTTGTCGTCCCTTGGGTTTAATGAAAAACAGGTTTCCAGAATAGTAACAGAAGATTAAGAGGTTTTTTATTGAGGGGAGGTGGTATTAAATTGCCTAAATACTGGAGTTATCCTGTTGGACTAGCTGTAGAAATTAACAATAATGCACGATATGGATGCCCACATCATGTGGGGAGAAAAGGAAAGATTATCGAGCATTTACATTCAGCTACATATGACTATGCAGTTAGCGATGAAACAGGTGACATTACTTACTTTAAAGAACATGAATTAACGCCACTAAAGGGAGGATTAACTTATGTTTAAAAAAGGTCAAAAGGTAATTGTTGATTTCACAGATGAGATTGGAGCTGTTGCGAAAGTTGATTATCAATACAACCAGGTGGAAGTAAAGTATCCTGATGGTACTTATCAAGTTGTTGGATTGCGTAAAATTAGAAAGGTGGAGGATTAATGACATTAATTATCTTGGAGGGGCCTGATTGTTGCTTTAAATCAACAGTTGCAGCACAGCTAAGCAAAGAACTGAAGTATCCAATTATCAAAGGTTCAAGCTTTGAGTTGGCCACAAGTGGAAATGAGAAGTTATTTGAACACTTCAACAAATTAGCTGACGAAGACAATGTGATTATTGATAGGTTTGTTTATTCTAACATGGTATATGCAAAGAAATTCAAGGATTACTCGATCCTTACAGAACAGCAACTTAGGATTATTGAGGATAAAATTAAATTGAAAGCAAAGGTTGTATACTTACATGCTGATCCATCCATTATTAAGGAACGGTTAAGCGTGCGGGGGGATGAGTACATAGAAGGAAAAGATATAGATTCAATTTTAGAGTTGTACAGAGAAGTTATGAGCAAAGCGGGATTACATACATATTCATGGGATACTGGACAATGGTCAAGTGACGAAATTGCTAAAGACATAATCTTTTTAGTGGAATAGGGGGATTTATGAAAAAAGTAATTGCGATTGACATGGATCAGGTCTTAGCTGATTTACTAAGTGATTGGGTAGCTTACATTAACACACACGATGATCCTTTTCTCAAAGAGGAAGACATCTTATGTTGGGATATAAAAAAATATACAAATACCAACAATAATGTTTATAGACATTTAGATTACGATTTATTCCGAAATCTTGATGTTATAGAAGGCAGCCAAAGAGTAGTAAAAGAGCTGATGAAGAAATATGAAGTGTATGTTGTGACTACTGCAACAAACCATCCAGAGTCCCTTAAAGCAAAGCTTGAATGGCTCACTGAGCATTTTTCATTTATACCACATAGTAATGTAGTGCTTTGTGGCAATAAAAGCATAATTAAAGCAGACATCATGATTGATGACGGAATACATAACTTAGAATCATTTGAAGGAATGAAGATTCTATTTGATGCTCCCCATAACAGGAATGACCACAGATTTATTCGTGTTATGAACTGGGAAGAGATTGAACGAAAATTACTTTAAAATATCTCTGTTATTGAGTTGGATTAAATCTGATGAATAACAAGCACGTACCCATATTCTAAAAGCTCATTTAAGTTTTCACTTACTTTGCTTGGATACGGATGAACTTTAAGTAAATCAGAATACTCGATGTAAGAGTTGGAGTCACAAAAGTCCGCAATGAATAACAAAAGGCTTAAAGCGCTTGTACTAAGGTTTGTTTTGAGCCTATCAACATCCTGACAAAAAGTCGCTTCATCATTGTATTCCTTATTGAAAATGGAAGATGGTTTAAGTTTCATCGTCTCACCCTACCTTAATTCAATGATACTGAAAAGCGGAACAAGAACATAGGGAATTTAAATAAAAGATCAATTTTATTTAATCTTTTTAATTTACGTTCATCTAAATCTAAAATATCACCTAGTTGAACTGTGGAAGGATAGTTCCTTTGTGTAACAGTGATGCTCGATTTTTCGATTTCACTGGCATAATATTCATAATCAGTAATGCCAATTTTATTTAGCGCAATTTGTCCGCAGCTCATTCCGTCAAATAAGCTTAGTACTCTCATTCAATCACTCCATATATTTTATTTTTATACTGAATAAAATTGATCTTTTGTTAGGCGGGAGCCCATGTCAGAACCTCTCTATAACAGTAGCGGATCGTGAAGAGCATTTTACAGGATTGGCAGGGAATAAATCAAAATTGTTCTTTGAGTATGTGAGGGTATTAAAAACAGTTAAACCCAAGTATTTTCTATATGAAAATGTTGAGAGTATGAAAGAGAAGGACAAAGAAACGATTACTAAAAACTTAGGCGTTGAACCTATAATGATTGACAGTGGACTACTTTCTGCACAAGAAAGAAGAAGATATTACTGGACTAACATTCCAAACATTAAACAACCTAATGAGAGGCACCTAGTCTTAGCAGATATTCTTGAGGAACATGTTGATGAAAAATATTATTACAAACTTAATTATGATTTTTATGGGCTACATAAGCGAATAGCTGCAAGGCTTGATTTATACAACTACGATATTTTACAAAGGGTATACAGTCCTTATTTTAAAGCTCCGACCTTAACAGCATGTAGAGGAGGTCATAAACAAAAGAAAGTTATACATAATGATAGAGTTAGAAAACTTACTCCTCTGGAATACGAGAGACTGCAAACTGTACCTGAAGGTTATACAAGAGGTGTTGCAGACGGTCATAGATACAATATGCTTGGAGATGGATGGACAGTTGATGTTATAGCTCATATATTAAGCTACGCTGATTTTTTAGAGTCAAAGAGTGTGCATACAGAAGTAGCAATTTAAATAAAATTTGTCTTTTATACAAATTTAAAATTAGAGGAGTAGATCGATTGAATAGTTACCCAGAGTCCCTAAAAAAAGAGACAGAGGAGATTAAAGAGCGTGTTAGGAATGGAAATATCAAAGAAGACAGGATTAAAGAAATTGCAGAAACGACAGTTGAGTTTTTGAAATCAGAGGAGAAAAGACATAAATACTTTTCTGAAGTTGCTGCAGCTATGGCTGATAACTTAAGTGAGTTTTTCAAATCGTATCTAAAAGGAGAGTGAATATGCTAACTGATCAAGAAAAAATTGACTTGGTAAACGCTCTTGATTTTGTAGTTATTGAACCACATACACAAAGCATTTACGTACATAACGATGAAAAGACCAATGGAGTATTAGCTAAGGTTTTGCACACTATTTCAGTAGATGAGTATATTGAGAGCTTTAAGAAAGGGAGTCTAATTGATATCTTTCCAGCAGCAATGCAAGAAGCCGGTGCGGAAGGATTTAAAGATGGCCAGTTTGTGATTATGCCAAAGAAATTTTATGTTGATCAATGTTATACGTTGAGTAAGGAAATCGAGCGGTTAACTAACCTAATCGATCTTCACAATATTAAACCAAATACATATCGAGGCTGGATTCATTAAATTGTTTCAAGAAAAAACGAAAGGATAAAGGGATGTTTATTGAAAAAGTATTATGTAAGGTGTAAAGACAGCAAAGGTGAAAATGCGTCTCTAGTTATTGAGGCGCTATCACCTGAGCATGCAAAAGAACAAGCATACGAAGTAAATGAGGTAAGGGATATTTATAATGTAAGTCTGGGAGAAGGAACATCAAGGAATTATCTTGAACGAAAATATTCTCCATATATAAAAAATGACAACGGTAAGCCTATAACTATCTTTTCATAAGGGAGGACGGCTCCATGCGAATATCAGATCCAATAAAAGAAACTCTGGTGCAAAATGTGGATCAACTTAGCAGTAAAATCGATGAGTTGTTCATATACCTTGAAAATGAGTTGCCTTCAACAACTGAAAGGCAATGGAAAACGATAGACAAAAAATTCGGTGAGGTTTTTACTAAATCTAACGAATTACAAAATTACATAAGTTGTTTATAAAGGTGAGCAATATCCCTTTGAGTTAATGACATCTGTGATACTTATTATTCAAAATCGCCTTTGTTTCTTAACAATTATTTATATGATTGGTAGCATTTATTAAAGAAAGAAGGTGATTTATGAGATTGTCTGTTTGATAAGTATTGGTGCCAGACGAGAATTATATTTTTACAAAGGGGTTATTTTAATGAACAAGTCTTTTTATCGAACGATCTTAGCATTAGTTGCCGTATTTGTGTTGGCCTTTGCAACATTTCCTCAGAATAGTGATGCAAAGAGTACAATCTCAACAGATAATATTGACAAGGGTAAGGTAAAATCAGAAGCAGAATTTATTGCAGATCACACTATTGATGTGAGCAAAAAGACTAAGGAAAAACTTCTTTCAAAGGCAAATAAGGCAATTGAAGACGGAGACATTAAGTATCATAAATCAAACGAAAAAGTATTTGATAATGCATCAGTTAGGGCTATCAAGTATGATGATGGTACAGTAACTTATTCAGTTTCTTATTTATACGTGGACACTGAAAAAGTAGATAGAGTTAGTTCATTCAATGTTTCATTTGATAGCGATATGAATATTGAAGAATACTATGAAGTTGATATGAAGAAAATCAGCAGCACTCAAAACGAAATGAGTTATTGGATTAATGGCGTCAAGGATGAAGACAAGTCTGGTGTCTTTGAGACAGAAAAATCTTTAGAAGATCAAACAAGCTCATCTAACATGATGAGTACTCAGAGTTGGACTGGATGTGTATCAGATTGCTTAGGTGATAAGAATATTAGCCAATGGGCAATTACTGGTTTAGCTATTTTATGTGGAGCTGCATGCACAGCTGGTGTTCCAGCAACAGCAGGAACTGCTTGCTATGCTTGTGTAAATACTGCTGGTATTATTGGTGTAAATGCATTCTTTGATTGTATGGAGAAGTGTAAATGATCAATATCTTAAGTAAAATACTATTTATTTTGTCTGGTTGTGCATTGTTGATCTTTGGGATAATTTTAAAGAATGGATCAATTGCTTTTGGATTGTTTGCCTTATTCTTCATAGCGGCAATAATTGTTCGTGTATTTCATAAACGAACTGAAGACCATTAGCAGCAGCCGTATTGTACTGTAGGGGAGGAAACTCTCCTACTCTTGAAAAATAGATAAAAAAACAATAGACAAATACAAATAATATGTATATAATTAAAATAACTTAGAGCGAAGGGAAAGGGTTAATGAATCATATATGTGACATCTGTAAAGAGTACATAAACGGAAAAACAATTTGTCTTAGAATCAGCGATGATAAAACTTATGTAGACTTCAATTGTTGTGAAGGTTGTGCAAAGGGTTATTCCGAGAAAGTGAAGAAGGAATGCAGCAATTTAAGCGTTAAAAAGACATTAGAATATTTAAGGATAAACAACAAAAACAAAATAAGTGGATAAAATATTCCTTTTATCGAGATTTTTCTTTCAAAAGTAAAAACGCCATAAAAACTTCTTATGGCGTCTGTCGGACAGGGAGGTGCTTATACCAAACTAGATTGGAACACCCTCTGGATAGCCTCCAAAGAAAGATGCTCCAACAATGATTAACAAAATAAATAGCACCACAATCAAAGCAAAGGAGCTACTATATCCATTTGAATAACCGTTATTTCCATTAGAGTATCCACCGAAGAATCCCATATTTCCACCTCCTTTAGGGGAGATAGAACATGATATGGCAAGGGTTAAAAATTCGACATGGATTTCAGTCTATAAAAGAAAAAATGAAGTTTTTGTCTAAATTTAAGAGTTGAGTAAGGAGAGTTGATGAATGAACATGTTTGTAATTGCTGCAAAAAGTGAAGGGAAATATCTTTACGGATATCACCCACATATTTACTCAAACCGTAAACAAGCAGATAACGCATTGAAGACAATGAGAAAAAACGGGAAGTCAACTGAAAGAGATAAGGTGTATGGGCTAGACGGACTGTTTTTGGTGGATCTATAAAAGGGAAATAAACCTGAAAGAAATATTCATAATTTCCCGGGCAAGCGCAGTATACGACAAATTGGAACAAACAGAGATAAGTATAGGGTTTAAGAAAGGGAGGAGTAAATGGCCAACACACAATCTTTAAAAGAGGAAAAAGAAGAGTTAGAGAAAGAAAAAAGGGCTTTGGAAGAGAGGCTGAAAAATGTTGAGTCTAAAATTACTAAAATAAATAATATGCAAAAACCTTATGTAGCAAATGTCTCAGCATATAGTGGGCATTACTCAATGCAATTTGAAAAAGAGGAAAAAGCGAAGAAAAAGCTATATGAATATGCAAGTAAAAGATATTTCAAAAATGGGTTAAATCATGGTGTTTATCTTTATAAGTGGAATGAAGACGGGAGCAAAACACTCATGGAATCAATTCCACTAGGACATGAAAATTTTAAGCCTAAGTTGTAAGTGACTATTAAAGCAATCAATTATAAATAAAATTCAATTTTTAAAGAGACTAATAAGGAGGTGAATAAGTGGGGAGACATCAAGCTAAGTTTGAAGGCCAGATAATCAATAAATCTTATGGATTGGATGTACTCGGTCGTTTTTCTGAAAAGGAAAAAATAGAGTTTAACTGTTTCTTCGAAGGGATTATTGATTTAGAACCAATTGAAATTGGAGGCAAAGTATATATCCCTGGATTTAATGAATACGTAGTTGTTACTGATAGGCAGCGGAACACCAATAATGAATGGACGTATCAGACTGATAAGATCATTAAAACAATTGAAGACAAAGAAAGCTTTGAAAGAGCCATTCAAGAGCAAACGAAACTTGAAGAAGAATGGCAGCATCATGTCAGACAAGAGAATCACTGTGTTAAAGAACAAAAGGACAATCGCAAAACTTCCTGGTGGAAGAGACTAATTACTAAAAATTAAAGGAGAGATTTTTATTGAATAAGGATACAAAAGATATTTGGAGCGGTTTCTTTATTGGGTCAGGTTCGTTAATTGTAGTTGGATTACTTATTTTTGTTGAAGCGTTGGCTATGTCACTAATTGTTTATTACGGATTGAATCACGTGTTAAATCCTTTGCTTATTGATACATATAACATTCAAAATGTCCATGTCACTTTACCTCATGCATTTGTTATTGGTGTTTTACTCAACGTATTTGTCAAAGGTGTAAAACGGTCAGATCAGGAAAAAGATGAGAACATTTTCAAGAAAGCCGGAAAGTCTTTACTTCATTCAACTTTCGCATTGATTGTTCTGTATGTTAGCACATTGTTTATCTAAGGAGGCACTCAAGATGGGTAATGATAATGCTGCAAAGATTATTTTCAAAAAGAAATCAACTGGTGAAATAGTCGGCGAAATGAAAGTTACAACTTTACCTGCTGAAACCATATTGCAAAACGACAATAAGTCTAAATAAAAGTTTTATTTTAAATAAATTAGAAAACGGGGGCTAATAATATGAGTGAAAAAGTGAAGTTTAAAGAGGGACAACAAGTCATTATGCATGTAAATGGAGCTGGAGTGGTATCAGAAGAGCGTCATAGAGTACTAGAAGTAGATGAAAAAGGTATTGTTAGTCTTGAAGACAGTGATAAAGAATTTGATCTAGACGGAAAATGGTTAGGCGTCGACAATTTTTTTGGATTTAATTTCTGGATTGAACCTGTAACTGAATAAAAGGATGATTTTAAAGAGTTAAGAGATGGCTAAGCCATCCCCTAGAATCCGAGATTTCTTACTACATACTCCTTGGTGGCTTGTTCAAGCATCTCTTTCCAGTTAAAGAACTTGCTGTTAGCACGTACAAAGTCGTCCCATTCAACATCCGGAATAGCAGCAAAATCATCGTTGTTATTGATTTCATAAGGAGATGTATCCAGCATTTCATCTAGCGTGGAGAATTTTGTATTACTTCGCATGAAGGTATCAGTTAGCAACTCTTCAAGCGGTATACTTTTTGAACCATTTAATTCCTTAGCATTTCTTTGAATTTTATTAAGTTTCTTGCTCAATTTTTTAAAACCGTTAGTCATAAAATCACTCCTATTTTTTCTTTGATTTTGCCTGTGAAAGAACTGATGCTGCTAGACTTTTAGCAGTTTTGCTTGAAGATTTAGACTTAAGGACTTTGGATGCCTTTGAAGCCATCTTTGGAGAAGAAACTCTCCGGCTGCTTGTTCTTGCCAAGGAAATCACCACCTGTCGAGGGAAAATATGTTCGATATATACTATATATAGTACACTATTACTTTCGCGAAACACAAGATATAGATTCATTTTTATGAAAAATTCATATTTTGATCAAATCAGGCAAATGGGCAGCCTCATAAGGGCCCAAAAAAGAGAACAGAACCAAAAATTATACACATTTTTAAGGAGGTGATTCTAACTTAGATTAAGTCAAAGGAAAGCAAAACAAAAATCTTGATAAAATCACAGCTTTATTCAAAATAAAAACAAATAATAAGGAGATGTAAAATGGGGGCGGCTAGACAGCTATACGTAAAGCGTAATGATCTGGTGACTATGGAAGAAGCAAAAGAAAATAAGAAGATACATATGCAAAATGGTGAGTCATTTACAGTATTTAAGGGAGAACTTATTGCAACTGACTTAGAAGGACACCAAATGGTTATTCCTCAAAGCCAAAAGAATAACTATATCCCTGTTGAATTAGAGGAGTTGTCTCCATATGAGGCTCAAATGGCCAAAGGTTATGCTGAGATGGGAGCTATTAATAGTGAAATAGCTGAAGCATATTACCATGTTGAAAATGAAGCTGAATCTGCAACTACAAGATTAATTACAGGAGCATATAACGATTAGTGATCATTACATATGAGAGTAAAACTGGCAATGTAAGAAGGTTTGTAAAAGCGTTGCAACAAGAGTTAGACATTGAGGCAATTGAAATAACTGATGATACGATCATCACTCAAGAGTTCATACATATTACATATACGATAGGCTTTGGGGAAGTACCTGAAAGGACTTACAATTTTATCAAAAAGAATAAAAATAAAATTAGAGGAGTTGTTGTTAGTGGTAACAAGGTTTGGGGTGATAACTATGGTTTAGCTGGAGACAAGCTCTCAGCTAAGTTCCACACACCATTGTTATTAAAGTTTGAACTTAGTGGAACGAAACAAGAATTACAGAAGCTCATTCAGGAGGTACAACTTATTGACAAACACAATACCAAAGTGGATCAAGCTCAATAATGAGATCATGATTCAGAAAGATGGGAAGTTTCAATTCGAAAGGGATAAGGAGGCCGTACATAGTTACTTTGTTGATTACATTAATCAAAACACAGTCTTTTTCCATGATCTAAAAGAGAAACTTGATTATTTGATTAAAAATGATTATTACGAAGAAGAATTCTTAAGCAAATATACATTTGAACAGATTAAATCAATTTATAAGATTGCTTACAGTTACAAATTCAGATTCCCATCTTTTATGAGTGCGTTTAAGTTCTACAATGACTACGCATTGAAGACAAACGATAAAACAAAGATCCTGGAAAGGTATGAGGATCGTGTCTCAATTGTAGCTCTATATTGTGCTGATGGTGATTACGAGAAAGCAGTTGAGGAAGTACATACTATGATGAAACAAGAGTATCAGCCGGCAACACCTACTTTCCTTAATGCTGGCCGTAAGCGAAGAGGTGAAATGGTAAGCTGCTTCCTACTTGAAGTGGGAGACAGTTTGAATGATATTTCACGCGCAATTGATATCTCAATGCAACTGTCTAAATTAGGCGGAGGTGTTGCTTTAAACCTAAACAAATTAAGAGCCAAAGGTGAAGCGATTAAAGACGTAGAGAATGCAACTAAAGGTGTCGTAGGTGTTATGAAACTTCTTGATAATGCTTTTAGATATGCAGATCAGATGGGACAAAGGCAAGGCTCAGGAGCGGCTTATCTAAGTGTATTCCATCCAGACATTACAGAGTTCCTGGATACAAAAAAAATAAGTGCTGATGAAGATGTCCGAGTTAAAACACTGTCTATTGGTGTAGTTGTTCCTGATAAGTTTATTGAACTTGCAAGGGAAGACAAGGATTATTACATGTTCTATCCGCATTCAGTATACAAGGAATATGGACAGTATCTTGATGAGTTAGACATTAATGAAATGTATGATGAGCTTGTCGAAAACCCTAGGATTAGAAAATCAAAGGGAAATGCTCGAAAGCTGTTAGAGCAATTGGCCATTCTAAGAAGCGAATCTGGTTATCCATATGTCATGTTTGCTGACAATGTAAATAAAGTGCATCCAAATGAACATATTTCAAAAGTGAAGTTTTCAAATTTGTGTTAACTGCAGCACCTTCGGTCAGCAATGATCGTAGCAAACCCGTCTAAACGGTGAAACTCTATTCAATAGACAATACCGTGCTAAACCGCATCTTGCGGAAATGCCGAACGACTATCGAAACCACGCATAAGCGTAAGGGAGTAGAGTACATCGCAAGCATATGGCGATGGAAACGGCGGGCGGCCTTAAAGGTCGATGATATAGTCTATTCTTACGAGTGATCGTAAGCAGTTCATAAGAGAACGGACGAGAGTGTTGCGCCTTTCGTTGAATATTAAAGTCAGAGGTTCTTCAAGCATCACAAGTGTCAGTTTATACGGATTACGATAAAGAGGATGAAATAGGCTTAGATATCTCTTGCAATCTTGGCTCAATGAACATTGTAAATGTAATGAGTAATCAATCAATTGCTTCAACAGTCAGAATAGCCATTGACTCACTGACAACAGTCATAAGGAAAACAAACATTGTAAATGCTCCAGCTGTTGCGAGAGCAAATACACTAATGAGATCAATTGGTCTAGGGCAGATGAACCTCCATGGATTTCTAGCTCAAAATAATATTGCTTATGAAAGTGAAGAAGCTAAGGATTTTGCAAATACATACTTTATGATGGTTAACTTCTACTCCCTGCAGCGTTCTATGGAAATTGCACGAGAAACAGGGGAGACATACTACAAGTTTGATGGTTCAACTTATAAATCAGGTGAGTATTTCGAAAAGTACGTAACAAATGATTATAGCCCTCAGTTTGAAAAGGTTAAAAAGCTATTTGGAGATCAACATATTCCTAACATTGAAGATTGGACGAAACTTAAAGAAGATGTAATGAAATATGGCTTATACCATTCGTATAGACAGGCTATTGCACCTACGGGAAGCATCTCATATGTTCAATCATCTACAGCAGGTGTAATGCCAATTATGGAGCGAATTGAAGAACGTACCTACGGTAACAGTAAGACTTATTATCCGATGCCAGGTTTATCGGCTCAGAACTGGTTCTTTTATAAAGAAGCTTATGACATGGACATGTTCAAGGTAGTTGATCTTATTGCTACGATTCAGCAGCATGTTGACCAGGGAATTTCATTTACCTTGTTCTTGAAAGATACGATGACAACGAGAGACCTGAATAGAATAGATCTCTACGCTCACCATCGAGGAATTAAAACTCTCTACTATGCTAGAACAAAAGATACAGGCCAGGAAGGTTGCTTGTCATGTGTAGTGTGATCATAGCCTGCGCCTTCTATTATTAGCAAAGTGATCAATATACTGAGATTTGCTAGGCTTACGGAGTTTTGCAAAAGTTCTCTTTATTAACTTCCATACTAGTTTAAAAATCAAATCAATACTCATTTTTAACAGATACCCTAGAAGGAAGTCCAGTACATTTTCAAAAACAATTTCTATTAATCTCATATAACTCACCTCTTTGTTTTGGTGAGTTATATAAGTTCTTCCCCATCAAAATCATTAACAGAAGAATTACGATTTACCTATTGAAGGAGGCAAATAATTGACAATACCAAACACAATCTACACAGCAGCAAACTGGTCAAAGCATGAAGACGATTTTACCCAAATGTTCTATAACCAAAACGTGAAACAGTTCTGGCTTCCGGAAGAGATTGCTTTAAACGGCGATCTCCTYACATGGAAGTACCTCGGAAAAAATGAGCAGGACACTTATATGAAGGTACTGGCCGGACTTACGCTTCTTGATACAGAGCAGGGGAACACGGGCATGCCGATCGTGGCTGAACATGTAGACGGCAACCAGCGGAAAGCGGTGCTGAACTTCATGGCGATGATGGAGAACGCTGTCCATGCGAAGTCGTACAGCAACATCTTTCTTACATTAGCTCCAACCGAGCAGATCAATGAAGTCTTCGAATGGGTGAAAAACAATAAATTTTTGCAAAAGAAAGCGGGAATAATTGTTTCAATCTATAAGTCAATTCACAAAAACGATGACATTTCATTATTCAAAGGAATGGTTGCTTCTGTGTTCCTAGAGAGTTTTCTTTTCTACTCAGGGTTTTATTATCCACTTTACTTTTACGGACAAGGAAAACTGATGCAAAGCGGTGAAATCATTAACCTTATTATCCGTGATGAGGCGATACACGGCGTATATGTCGGATTGTTAGCTCAGGAGATTTATAAGAAGCAAACACCACAGAAGCAAAAGGAATTATACGAATGGGCTTTAAACTTACTGCAGGAGCTTTACGAAAATGAATTGGAGTATACAGAAGATGTCTATGATCAGGTTGGCTTAGCTCCAGATGTGAAGAAATTCATCAGATACAACGCAAATAAAGCTTTAAACAATCTGGGCTTTGATCATTGGTTTGAAGACGAGGATGTTAATCCAATTGTTATTAATGGATTGAGCACTAAGACAAAGTCCCATGACTTCTTTTCAACTAAAGGGAATGGATACAAAAAAGCAACGGTCGAACCATTAAAGGATTCAGATTTCATTTTTACCGAGAAAGGATGTATTCAATGAGATTAATTAAATTAGAGCAGCCTAATTGCAATCCATGTAAAATGGTGTCCAATTACTTAGAACAAGCAGATATTCAATTTGAGACAGTGGACGTTACACAGGAACCAGAAGTAGCATCTAGATTTGGTGTTATGGGAGTACCGGTAACCATTTTGCAGAATGAGCAAGGAGAAGAAGTAAACCGAAGTATTGGTTTTAAGCCTAATGAACTTGATGAGTTATTAAAGAAATTACGATAAAAGGGTAATTTTAATCAAAATTAAAATAAAAGGAGCCAATAAATGTATTTCATTGAAACTCAGGAAGGATTAATTGGAAAGGAAGTTGCTTATGTTTGGGCAAATCAGTTTTGTGAGCAAACAACAATTATTACTAAAGATGGGGGCGTATTTATGGCTTGTCAACAAACTGACTGGGATGATGGCTATGAGACAAGAATTTTATACCCACATGAAGCAAAGAAGATCTTACACCCTCTGAAAAGAGAATTACATGAAAAAGGAGTGATCAATGAAACAGAGTGGGAAGAGTATGAGAAGGAGCTAAAAAAGAAGCAAGATGCTGAAAGAGAAAAGTATCTCAAAGAGAAAGAAGAAAGTGATCGTAAACTATATGAAGAGTTGAGGGCAAAGTTCGAACAATAATGAGTTGTTTGTTTAACTGAGCCAAACAACATAAGAATGGGCATATATTAAAAAAAGGAGTTAATACATAATGCAAATTAAAATCAAATACCTAGACGAAACACAAACAAGAATCAGCAAAATTGAGCAGGGAGATTGGATTGATCTTCGTGCAGCTGAAGATGTAGCGATCAAAAAAGATGAATTTAAACTTGTCCCATTAGGTGTGGCCATGGAATTGCCTGAAGGTTATGAAGCACATGTCGTTCCTCGTTCAAGTACATATAAGAACTTTGGCGTGATTCAAACAAACTCACTGGGTGTTATCGATGAGTCATACAAGGGAGACAATGATTTTTGGTTCTTTCCTGTATATGCATTGCGCGATACTGAAATTAAGAAGGATGATCGCATCTGTCAGTTTAGAATCATGAAAAAAATGCCGGCGGTTGAATTAATTGAAGTTGAGTATTTGGGGAATGAAGATAGGGGCGGACACGGTTCAACAGGAACTAAGTAAGTAATGTACTTGGCTGTGTACACAATAAAATTTTAAATATAGCTTGTTGTGAAATATCACAGCCAAGTATTCAAATTAGTTAGGTTCTACAATCGAATTGATATCTACAAATTCGTGATAAAGTTCTTCTTTAATATAGCCTGTGTAATCTCTGTTTTGAAAGTCGTATCCAAGTATATTTAAGGGTTCTCCATATTTGCTTGAACCGGAAACACCATGTGAACCAGCTTCTGTGTAAAAAATAATTTTAGAGGGTTCGTTCTTAGAGAAAAGAGAGATAAAGTTTTGAGCAATTCCTTTTAAGCCTTTAGAATCATCTTTCGTAATTTTATCGATTTCAGCAACTATTTCATTAACAGAGTTTGCAGCACCAGTGCTACGATACGACATATCATCGTAGATATGGAGAATTTTCTTCTCGAGTTCATAAACATATTTAAATCGACTTTTTTGTTCGTAACCTGCTTCGTAGATATAGCCTTCAATGGTACTTTCATAATCATGTCTAGTAACTTTCATTTATTAACCACCTTTGTATGAATTTTTATAATAATTAAATTATATCAAATGATTGAAACTTAATGGTAATAAAAACCCTTGATCTTTAGATAAAAGAATACTTTTATCTAATATTTAAGGAGGAAAGAGATCATTAACAGCAAAGAAAGAGCTTTACAAGCAAAATATGACGACATGCTTTATAGGAATGGTCTTTGCTTTGGATTTCTTCAGTTGCAAGGACTTGAAGATGAATTTATTGAACATATGAGACAAGTTGCTGAGTACGAGAAAGACCTGAGATACAAGAAGGCAGCAGCTAACTTCATGAAGATGCATGACCAAAATAAACTGGGTGGGTGATTAATTGTATAAGGATAAAAATAAAATAATAAAGAGTATTGAAAAGATCAATAAACTTGAAGAAGGGTTGGCACTATTTGAAGAAGGTGACGAAGAGTATTTAAGTGTATTAGTGAAAATTCAGGGGCTATATGATGAAATTGCAGATACTGCTTTAGAGTGTTTTAAAGAGATGACTACAAAAATCAGGAAAACTGGTCAGAAACGAATTGTAAAAGGGATTGATCAGTTACCACATGCAATTAAGGAAAGTATTGCTGATCAAGTGAATGGTTTTAAAGGGGAGCTATTTGAATAAAAGCAAATATTAATGGTGTTGAATTTGAGGGTGAATAATAGCAAATCAAACACAAATATAAAATTAGGAGATGTTTATTATAACATATGTAACTTTATTTCTAGCAGCTTATCTAATTGCATTAAACATTAATGAGGTCAGATTGATTGTTCGAGGAGAAGGTGATGCGTATAGAAAAGTAAAGAATGTGGTCGATAATTCATCATTAGAAAATATGAAACGAAATAAGAATTTGATTTACCTGTTTACTTTGCTCAAGGGAATATCTTTCATTGTCCCTCTGGCTTATATTGGATTAGTTATGCACGATAGTATCCTAATGCTTGCGTGGACAGCAGCTTCACTTATTTATGTTGTCCTTAGAATGTTCAAAGTTTTAGATGCATTAGAAGGTGAAAGAATCAAGCAAAACACATATTTTTACTTGTTATTTGTTTGTGGGAATTTTCTTTTTGTTGTATTTTATTTGGCAGATATATTCGTATAAAATATATAATTAATGCTTTGCTTTTTCAAATACTATTTCCAAAAGGACTGAGAATCGTGACTCAATTCGATAAACAATACAATTCAATTATAAAGGATATTATCAATAATGGAATCTCAGACGAAGAGTTTGATGTAAGAACCAAGTGGGACTCA